CAATTGTTCGCCCCTTTTTCAATCATAAATTCAACAATATTTAAATGACCACCAAAACATGCACCATAAAGTCCATCATTCCAATCATTCGCTCCTTTTTCAATCATTAATTCAACAATATTTAAGTTACCACCAGAACATGCACCTTCAAGTCCATTATTCCAATCGTTCGCTCCTTTTTCAATCATTAATTCAACAATATTTAAATTACCACCAGAACACGCATTATAAAGTCCATAATTCCAATTGTTCGCTCCTTTTTCAATCATTAATTCAACAATATTTAAATTACCACCAGAACATGCACCTCTAAGCCCATCATTCCAATTATTCGCTCCTTTTTCAATCATCAATTCAATAATACTTAAGTGACCACCTTTACATGCTAATTCCAGATTAATTAACCTTCTTGTTTTTAATCTAACAATCAGGTGATAATCGCCTCGTAGCAATATTTGCTTAATATTGTCGGATGTTAATTTGTGTACGTATTCTTCATAAAGAAAAGGTATTGGTGATGATTCTTTAGAAACTGAAACGCAAATACTTTCAAATAGCTTAGAAACAGTACACACTTTACTTCTCGTATCGAAAGGTAATAATTGAATAATGTATTTGTATAATTCTATTGGTAGTGTATTCATGTGTAAATAAAATAGTGAACGTATTCGTTAAAATTATAACAAAAACAAAAAATATGTCGTTTTTACATGCGCTCGCATATAAAAATTGTACAGTGAACTTATTATTGTAAACAATATGAACCGAAGCACGTGAAAATCACTAATGCAATATGTGTACGGCATTATGTAATGGTGTTAATGAGTCGCCTCTTTTCATAAAAGCTACATGTTCAGTGAACATTTCTTTAGGTAATAAAGCTTTTTTACCTGGCAATATGATGATTGTTTTTGTTGTATCAAAAGGCATGAGCTCCAACGAAGAATATTTTCCATGTTTTACAAATAAGATTGAAACATTACGATCGTATTCGTTAGTTACAGTTAAATCTACAATATTTAGATCGATCGTCGTCATTTATTATAAAGCTACAATTTTTAACAATTCTTTTCTGTATATGAAAGAAAACAATTCATTTACATCATAAAATATTGGAAGCGTCACATCACTATCTTTTCTATCTTCTTGTCATATTTATCCAAGATACAAACAACATATCTAACAACTCAGGTGTTAATGCTTCATAATAAAACTTACGTATAAAACTCCACATTTTGTATTTTTTACTTGTAGGTTGCAGTATATCTTTACCTCTTACCCACATTAAACTTCTAATCTCATCATCGTCTTTCTTTACTTTATCAAAATCGCTAATAATCGTATACATATATGGTGAATTTAAAGGTAAAAATATAGATGTTACGCCTTCAACATAAACTTTAGTTTTTAAAGGACCGATTACTTTCTCGTCCCTTAATCTCGAAATAGATACACATTTTTCCAGATCTGTGACCGATTTTACTTCTTGAGAAAAAACACCGTTAGATTCCTCCATAAATTCTCTATAAGCGGCTTCTATGTCTGATTCAGATCGTTTAACTCCACCACCAAGATCTGTAATTTCCCCAGAACTTGCATGTACACCCAATAAAACCCATAACTCAAATTTTCCTGTATCATCAGCAATAAATGTATACGGTACAACAGAAGCGCGTTTAGAATGTAGGGTATATAAATTTTTAGCAAATTGAACAATCATGTTACAAATATATAATGTTTCATTAGAATACGCAAAAAATATAAACAAATTTTCACTTTTTGTTTGTAATTTCTTGTATTATAAAAATGATATGATCAATTAATATGTTTACCATTATGGTGGAATTATGTCAATTTCTGAACTAACACGATGTGTAAATATTACATGCGTACGTAATGACCATATCGTATGCCCAGTAGGTTTATGTTGTGAGATATTGCATGCTTCAGGAGACAAATATATTGTTAATAATTTAGCATGCGCGACTGTTAAAAAATGTCCAAGAGTTATGTGTCTTAGTGTAAAACATGTGACATGCCCTGTATGCGGAAGAACTCTACACATAAAATGGATTGTATAGATAAAAGCAATTTCTTATACAAAGTATAAGAAAATATTAATACAGGGCGATGTGAAAGTTTGCTATCAGAAGTTAGCACATCTGAAAGTTTGCTATCAGAAGTTAGCACATCTGAAAGTTTGCTATCAGAAGTTAGCACATCTGAAAGTTTGCTATCAGAAGTTAGCACATCTGAAAGTTTACTTAGAGTTATTCCATCCTTTACGAGACGAATCGCGTCTGATCTCATTACAAGCTATTTTCACAGACCGCCCCGATACATTAATTTCATAATCTTCTGCAAGTATAGCTATGATAGTTCCTATGGCGACACGATTAATGTTTAGATTGTATTTTTTCAGCATCATATATACTTTTTCTTTAATCTCAGATGCAGATATGTAAGGTTCGTCGGAATAATTATCTAAACTTTTGGATAGAGCCATTCTAGATTTACAATTTTTCTTCGTTGCGAACGATTTTGGTAACTTTTGAGCGTCACTATTTTCTATGTTTTCTATTAATTCGCTTATCAACTCTTGCAATTCCATCGCAGTTTCACAATAACCCGCAATGTTAAGCAATGCCAATATAATTACGTTAGTTTTAGCAATATCTGTAGTCATATAAAATGTAGGTGTTGAAAATGTGCGATCGCATAATATGAGAATGGCATGATAACCACTATGAGAAATGTTATCCGAATCAGTGTAATAAACCTCATATGCTGGAAGTTTTCTATATTGAATATAATCATCTAACCACAACTTTGGATGTTTATCCCATTCTTTTGAAATATATTCGAACTGACAAGCTGTTATAGGTAACTTATCATCATAAGGTTCCATATGTAAATACACAAATAGTCCTATGCATTTATTTTATCTTATTTTAAAGACGATTTTCACTTTTCTTAAAGATAAGCGTACTTATAGGTAACGTAATAATACTTACAAATAATATACTATCATAAGTTTACCCATAACAAACTTATTATGGCGCATACAGAAGACCAAAATCTTGCGGATTTAAGACGAATGATATATGATATGATATCTGATTATGAAACTATATTTACAAACCCAAATGAAAAGGGAGATATAGGATCTATTCTCTTTTTTTATAAGAGATTACATCCAGAAAGGGTTAAAACATATGCTATAGATAAATTATTACCACACAAACAAAAAATAGCTGAAAAAGACCTGAAATTTTTTGACAATAATCAATACATATTCGCAGGCCTTCCAGAAGATAGAATTAAATATTATAGAGATGAGATTGTTATAAGAAAACGATTAAGCGATGAGGATATGAAAATTACATGGGAATACTTGAACTCGATGATTGCATTAATAGAAATTATCAACAAATAATATACCATGCGGAACTTAATTCTCATATACTTACATACGAGAAGATATTATTAGAAGTTAACACAAAGCAGTAACAATAATACAATACCGGTATTATATTATTGCTACCTGACGAAAGTTTACTAAAAGCAAGTTTAAAAGTTGTATTGTAGTTACGATAAGTACACGATAAGTAATATTTATGGAATCTCCTTGTACATCTAATATTACATTTACTGCCATCAAACATTTTGTGGATGCTTTAGTTTCTGTTTTTGGGTCAGGTGGAGGCAAAACGCCATTAGGTTTTTATAGTAGACTTATTAGTCACGTGGAAGTGAAAGACGCTGCTCAAGGTGTAGATAAATATGTATCTGGTTTTAAAACATTTTTTACCGATTTTGGTGATAAAATAAATAACAATGAAGGGTTGCTATCTATTCCTCGAGATACAAATATCAAATATGGGGATAGTGAAAAGGTTTACATAGAAATACAAAAGTTTATTTATAAATCAAAAGCATTACCTGAGCAATTAAATGCTATACGTCAACACTTACTAACTATATCAACAACTATAAACCCTGACGAGAGTGCTTTGGTGGCTTTAGAAAAAACTCCTGTTTTTGTGAACGATAATACTTTTAACATCCCCGGCGGAAATGAATCTGGATTTGTTAAGGAACAAATGGATAGTATTAGACAAACGCTAGAAAGCGGGGAAATAGACATGTCCGATCCAATGAACGGTATTATGGCTTTAATGCAAAGCGGTGTAATAACAAATATGATTGGAAAATTAAAAGATGGTGTTGATTCAGGTGCATTAGACCCAAATAAAATGTTATCCGGATTACAAACTACACTGACAGACATGATGAAAGATGCTGGTGAAGAAGGAGAGGTTGATATGAGTCAAATTAATGCAATAGCATCGCAAGTTATATTCAATCAAAACTTTGCCGGTATGATGGATGCAGCAGACGCACAAAATGTTGAAGAGGTCGAAGAGATTGATGAAGTAGATTAGGAAAATTAATATACGATACAAGTTTTCTTTTCCATTATGGAAAAGAAAGGAATAATGATAAATCACGCGTACAGTATAATATAAATACCTGTAAATAAAGATATTATTACCCCAAATATCGCATTTACACGCAGTTCGTATAGTTCTTTTTCATCTGAGAACATTAACACTGATGCAAAAGTCATAGCCAATTTATTTAGAGATCCTATTATAGTGTAAGTAGTTATAGAGCAATTTTTATATATGCTTGCGATTGTTATAGCTATCAATAGTGTTAATAGCGATGATAATAACAAAGATGCTACAAATATGTGTAAATTACTGTAATTAAACTGCACAATAGTGTAGATACATTGTACTCCTTCAAAATTTAATGATAATGCTAATAATATAGGTGTTGTTAATAATGTGTTATAATACACATATTCAATATTAGTGACGCTTTTATGAATACTACGATGATATTTTACATACAATGTATATAATGCACATGCTACACAATTCATTATTGCCCATGTGTAACCTTCGAGATTTTGAGGTCCATTACTTAAAAATATGTCGTTATAACTACTGTAAAAATTCGATAATATTACCAGCAAAAAAGATAACACTGTACTACTACCCATCACTTTTCCAAACCACGTAACATCTCCAATGATAATAAGTAAGGATCCAAAATTCTTCAGTATATTGAATAGGGATATAGGTAATAATAGCATAGATCTTCCGTTTGAATATATTGAAAGTATTAATAATACTACAATAGGTATCCATGATTTCAAATATATAACGTTGAATTCACGGTAAGTTAAATAAGAATAAAATTTAGCTATGCGTAGTAATATAATACTTATTATGGACTGAATAAACAATATGAAAAAATTTGCGTTGTATCCATAAGGAATGAATGTGAGTAATATGTACTTATTGGACACTGTTATGAGTATAGCTAAAATACAGTAAGATATGAGTAAAAAAGACGAATGCATATTTTACGTTTTTATGGTAGTACATTATCGTTTTAGATTCAGTACATTATTTGGCACCATTTAGTTCAGATACCAAAAAGTGAAAAATAATTAATATATTCGAATATTTTAGTGAATATTCTCACATCATAAAATGAATACACTACCATACGAATTATACAAATACATTATTCAATTATTACCTTTCGATACGAGAAGTAAAGTGTGTACTGTTTCTAAGCTATTTGAAAGTATGTGCGTTTCAGTTTCTAAAGAATCATCACCAATACCTTTTCTTTATGAAGAATACGTACACAAATTAACATCCGACAATATTAAGCAAATATTGCTACGAGGCGATTATCACCTGATTGTTAGATTAAAAACAAGAAGGTTAATTAATCTGGAATTAGCATGTAAAGGTGGTTACTTAAGTATTATTGAATTGATGATTGAAAAAGGAGCTAACGATTGGGACGAGGGGCTTCATGGTGCATGTTCTGGTGGTCACTTAAGTATTGTTGAATTGTTGATTAAAAAAGGAGCGAATAAGTGGAATTCTGGACTTTATAGTGCATGTTATGGCGGCCACTTAAATATTATTATGTTGATGATTGAAAAAGGAGCGAACGATTGGAATTATGGACTTTTTGGTGCATGTTCTGGTGGTAACTTAAATATTGTTGAATTAATGATTAAAAAAGGAGCTAATGATTGGAATGAAGGACTTCATCGTGCATGTTATGGTGGACATTTAAGTATTATTATGTTGATGATTGAAAAAGGAGCGAATAATTGGAATGAAGGACTTTACAGTGCATGTTCTGGTGGTAACTTAAGTATTGTTGAATTGTTGATTGAAAAAGGAGCGAATAGGTGTAATTGTGAAAAAACGATAGGAGAACACAAAACGTAAGAAAAATATTAGCACACACAAATTTTCACACCAAGTGTGAAAATTACTAACACACAATATTAGTATGCGTAACATTTACTGTACATCATGAGTAGAAGGATAACATAAACCTGACATACATACTCCCATATTGTTATCACTTCGTGTACACACACCTCTCCATTGACATTCAGCGCTACGTTCGCCGATAGGTGGCGCTAAATTTTCATCTCTATAAACCTTTTCCGGAACGAAAAAAGGTAACTCTACACATTCACGTGTATGAATATCACATACTCCCAATTGCCCGGTCGACAGCCTACATTTTCTTGCACCTAAATCACAGTTTAAATTAGGTTCCGCATACATTGGACCACGATTAGTAATTATGCGAAGTTTTTCATAAGGTTCACGTTTTTTCATACACAAATATATAACGACGGCGCCAGTTACTGCGGCACCTATAATAATCACGGTACGAGTATTCATATATGTTATTGAATGCGAAGCTTTCAATAAAATATTAGTACTAACTTGATACTACTATCGATATATTTTTTTGAAAGCTTTGCTTTTCATAATGATATACTAGTTTCGTATGCAAGCATACGAAAACACAAAATATTTGTTCTCATTATTTCGATTTGACATCCACTATTTTTTATCTTCATTAAAAGGGTTTACTTTGTCCATTTTCTGAAGATTTTTCTTTATAGATCGTTTTTGTTTACGTGATGCCGGCTTTTTACTTCCGTCGCCATAAGTAACTGTTATTTCCGGTGGTTTAATCTTTAACCATCCGGCTTTAATCAATTCATTCTTAGCATAATTAGCATCGTCCATATTTTTTAATTTTGATATCTTTTTATCTTTATTTCCTTGATCATCATGACAAAAAACACTAATAATATCACCATTTTGATCTGTTCCACAATTCCAAGTTACTTTGCCATCCATTTCAGGTGCATAATATCCAAACGGTAATTTCCCATCATCGGGATTAAGTATAGAATTTATCATAGCATAATCCGTGTCTTTATTTACGTTCTTTTTCTCCATATTAATTCTATACTGATATCGACTATCATTACCTTTAATAAGAATTTTTGTATGAGTACATATCTTTTACATATACAGAACTATTACTAAAAAAGTTACATATTTTTACAATTTATATGTATTTTTACTCGAACTATATATACACTTCGTGTGCATAGATTCACCATAATTTGCGAATAAATATTTCTACACATTATCACAAAAACTCCGATGAGTAAAAAAGAAAGTAAAAAAGTGGCCCGTAGTAAAAAGAAAAGTGTAAAAGACTTATCTCCAACTACAATTGCGTCTTCTACTGTATTAAAAAACCCTAAAAAAGAGTTATTCGAACACGACGGCAAATTTTATGCAGTTGGATCTATTATCTCTGTTGGATACGGTCCTTATCTTGCGAAAAAGAAAAGGCAAGGAAGGAAAAAGAAAGTAAGACTTATTCCTGAAGCTGAAATTGTTGTTCCAGAAGCTGAGGAACAAAATCCACCTGAAGATGATGAAGGGGATGAATGGCAAGGCGAATACGGTACTGATAAGCCTTTAGAAATTATTGAATCGAGCGTTGGGTCAGAAGAAGACGACGGTGAAGGTATTATTAATCCTCCGCGAGCTGCACCAAAACCTAAAAGGAAAAAGGCTGTATATGAGGATGAGCTTATTTTCAAGGAGGCAGATGTTGAAATTCTAGGAGGAGAGGCAAAAGCTATTGCAAAAGAGATGGGACTGCCTTATAAAAAATCGAAGCTCGTCACAGAACTTGTTAAATACAAAGTTGTAGAACACGATCTTCGATACAAAGGATATGATAAATTCATTGTGGTTAGAGATGTTAAACCAGACGGCTCAGTGAAGTTACATCTCAAGCCTTATTCGCCACCAAGGAATGATAAAATACAAGTGTTTGATGGTGATTATTTACCTCCACCTGTCCCAATATTTGTTGGTATTAAAGAATATGAAAAATCTAATCCTCCAACATCTTATACTGGTTCATTTAGACTGGGTGATAGGATCACTTTCACTTTAACAGAAAGTAAAGAAATTGATATTGAGGGTATCATATTGAAGGTCACAGACTCATCATTCGACATCATTGCGCCAAATGGTAAAAAATATTATCGTGATATTGAGTATAAGAATGCTCAAAACTTGAGATTTAAGCCCGTTCCAGAAGAATATATCGGAAAAAATAAAGAAAAAGGAGAGATTCGCATTGGAAAGAAATCATATTTTGTTGACAAGAAAACTATTGTGTCAAAAGGAAATTTATTGGCAAATCAATCAAGAAAAGCGTCTTATAGATACGCAGAATTTACTATCGTTGAACCTAGAACCGAACTTGAAGGAATTATTATGGATTATGGAGAAACAGGATTCATTGTATCCATAATTGAAAAAGGTATGAAAGCTCCTTCTGAAACGGTTGAAGTTAGCTACAATAATCCTAGTATTGTTAAAATAGGCAAGCGCCTCGAGATTAAGGATCTGAAGAATGGAGATATTAATGTAGCGGAAGATTATTTACATCTTTCTATCGAAACTAGTACAAGGATAAATGCAACAAAAAGATTATTTATGAGTCTATCTGAATTACTCGGAGGTATTTACGAATCACCCATAGATTCCGATGAAAGGTTAGAAAAACTAGGCAAAACCATAAATTGGGCTCTTGCTAATTCTGAATTGGTGACATGGGATGATTTCTATAAGAGACAGATCAAACAATATCTTATGTCGACATTATACGAAAGCACATTTGAAAAGGCGCCTTCGTTTTCGCAAGAAGCACTAGACGAATATAAAGCGTCTGTTAATCCTATCTATATTATCGAAGGTTTAGTATATATTTTTGGGGATATATTCGATGGGAGTGCTGCGAAGTGTTTATCTATGATGAATTCAAAAGCAAAAGAAGATCGATTCCAGCCTACTATTGTTGATATTGCTATAAGAAGAGAATTAACTAAACTTAGCAATGAAGAGTTGGAAGATACGCAAGATCGCAGACTAGCAAATATGATTGCGCATATCATCGGTACAACATTAAAAACTAATCCTCCCCCAAATCCCACATCTATCGAAATTAGGATGAAAAATGATTGGGTTATTGAACAAATTACAGATCATGTCCCTAAAAAATCCGAAAAGAAAGCGTTTGATAGTAGATATATGAAGGAATTAAAAATCAAATACGACGAATACAAAAAAGAGTGGAAGGAAGCAAAAGATAAAAAGAAAGAGTATAAAATTGTAAAAAGGAAGCTTGACAAGGAGTATAATGATAGACACTTTATTCAAAATGCTGTTCCTAGATTACGGTTATTATCGGTAGATGGTAAACAACTCTCATCGAAAGGAATGGAATTGGCCGACGAAGTGTCAATGTTGGAGGAAAAAATATTCATTGAGGTTAATACATCTTCCCAAGGTAGTACAAACAAAAACTATCTGCAGCATCTTTGTAAGCTTATTATGTTTTTAACTCCATCGGACTCTATTGGAAAATATGCAAACTTCTTTAGGTCAAAGATCATTTCAGGAATGTACGATGTTTCTCAGCTTGATGCAGCCACACAGTTTCATATGTTCCCAGAATTCTTTGCTAATACGGATATGACCGATGATGTTTTTTATAAGGGAACGAAAGAGATCGATTTAGCCGTTGATATGGATGTTATAGATTTTATTGATATTTATATGTTGAATAATCCACCAAGAATAAGAGATGTGACGTATGGTTCGAAATTTATGTGGGATAATTACGTGAAAGAACCAAGTAAATCATGTGGTGGTATGCGTATGAAAGTGGGAGCCAACTATCGTGGTGCAGAAGATGCGGAAAATTACGATTGTAAAAAGGATGGTAGTAGTAAGAATAGTAATGGTGTCGCCGACATTTATGTATGCAAAGCTAAATTGGAACCTATTACAGATGATGATTTGATTTTATGTTACGATGAGAAATTGCATAAATTCACATGCGCATCTATCAACGATGTTCTTTACGCATTGTGGGATGAAGATCAAGGGAGTGAACCTATCAACCCTATGACAGATAAACCGTACGGCGACGATTTTATGCGAAGGATGCGTGACAGATACGAGGATATATACAATAAAGTATCAGAAAAAGGGTTTACGAAGAGGGTGTTAAAGTTCAAAGCAACAGACGATAGGTTATTATTTGGAGGAAGTGAATCGGAGGAGATTATATATTGACATATTTAGGTATTCGAAATATTTATTTCACGACCGAATGATGTGAAAGATTTTACATGCAATCGCATGTAAAAAAATGACAAATAATCGTAAAATTTTACGGTTCATAATTGAACACTTGGATATTAAGTTCACTTTGAAATACTAATGGAATCACCTACTGCAATGAAGTCGTCAATTCTAGATTTGATAGATTTTACAACTCCTAATGCCGATTGGAAAAATTTTGACGGATTTCTTAACGAAATTAATCATGAAGCTATCACCAATCGGATCAAAATAAGACAAAGAATAATTTCTGTTGGGGGTGGAAATAAAATAGTTACTGCCGGTTATGCAGCAGGATGTTGTGGTGGTGAGAATAAGGAAAATGCAAAAAAATGGAGGAGGATGGCATTGTACATTACTGATATATGTAATGTATCCACCCATACAGATGTTTGTTATGTATGCAGAAGAAAAAAAAATGTCAGTGCACGGATATGTTGTGGCGATTGTCTAGAAATAACCAACTCTTCAAAAATATATTACGTAGGCATTGTCTCCTATAATCGAAATCTTACTATAGTTACGACCGCCAATCATATTATGTTCTGTTATGGGATAACACATGGACATCGTATTGATATTTTATGTAAATCTGTGACGGCAAGTAAATGGAATGACATTAACATATTTAATTGGAATATACATTTGGATATGGTTGGCGTGCATAACGAACATTGCTTTAACAAACACAGTCCTTGTAAATGCGTAAAATTGAGCAAACAAATATTTTACATGAATTTGTATAAATTTACTATTTTTATACATATTAATCTCGAAATCAAGGATATTATTTATACAATTATGAGATGGTTCATAAATATTAATTAATTTCGTATACAATCATACTAGAACTACTTTTCGAAACTGATCAGTTTCGAAAAGGTAAACGATGATATTTATAGTAGTAAATTCGTGGTTAAAAAAGTGGGATTTTTTTGTTAATGTAACATTACATGACACGTGATAACAACTTACAACCTACAACTTTTTATGCACATTAAAAATAACACGTATGATGTGTGTTCCTTAGAAGATGAGGACGTCGGATCGGAGCATACAGAAATAATTACGCCACGAGCTCCAGTAAAATCTATAAAATCTAACATTAAAAAGTTTAACAGACCCCCGCCTGCTATTGTCACTTCACTAAACAATAGATTCAATATGGAGTTAGAAAATGAGGCGTTGACATCAGAACTAAATTCTACACAAGTAGGGTCGCATACAAGCGGACAATATATCCATATAAATCAAAAAAACAAAAATATGATATGTCTTCCACACAAGAGTGGTTATACATGCACAAGAAAAATTATATCTGAAGAAGGTGAAAAGGTTATATGTGGTAGGGTAGCATTTAGACATGAGATGTGTTCATACCATTGGGGAGCGTGGAAACGTGAAAATCCGTTTTCTAATGGGCCGTGGTAATTATCGTATATACATCTGAAAGTTTGATAGTCATTTTTGTTATTTTCATAAGTAATCACTTATGAAAGAATTACATTTCTGAAAAAAATGAGAAATAGTTACGGTAATATTCTAAATGTTATCGTAATTATTCACTACACAACATACTAAAATGGACTCTGAAACGAATACTCTTAAGGACGCATGTGGTGGCGATACTATTATATTTTCACAAGAAAAAATTCCAACCATCGATGGTGAGAATACAAATTGTTCATCAAGCACGAGTACATCAAGTATGAGTGGCGAAAAGGCAAATGATTCGCGTAAAGGCAAGCGATGGACAGTTGAAGAAGAAGATAAGCTATCGATGCTTTACGGTAGAGATGCCGAAGGGGTTGATAAAATTGCTAATATACTAGAAAGGTCACCGTTCGCTATCGTTTGTAGGTTAGTATATTTAGGTATTATTTCAGATGCTGCTAATATTCGAGGATTCACGAGTAACATACCAACATTTGAAAGAGCGATTGAAGTGAAAGGTACCGATGAAGAAATTGTACTACCTACATTTGTGAAGAGACCAAAAGAGGAGAAAGTAAAAGTTCCACGCGAAAAGAAACCAAAGGTAGCGAAACCACCCAATATGTACACTAATTCGTCGGCATCATCTGCTACAAAAAAGAGCCAAAAGAGCCAAAAGATCCAAAAGATCCAAAATAAAGGTCGAAAACATCCTACCTTCAAAGTTATGATTACTAAAGCTTTGGGCGCATTACATGGAAACGTTTTTATGGGCACAGACGAAAGTGATTCATGGGATGGAAGTGAATCATGGGGATCGCTAGTTTACATTAAGAAATACCTTGAAACTAATTACAATGTTGATCCTAAGAATAAGTGGATTACAAGAACTGTTGCATCAATGTTGAAAGACGGCACGTTGAGATGCCCTGAAGGCAGAAAGGTTTATAGTTTAACACTAGCGAATTTGCCTGAACCTTCGCCTATAAAAAAAGAAGAGAAAGAAAATGGATGTCATTATTCCGATGAATATTCTTCTACCGAATCTGATGATGAGGTTAATCACAATAATTCGGATGATGAATCGTATGATGATGGTCCAAAAAAAGTACAAAAAGTACAAAAAGTACAAAAAGTACAAAAAGTACAAAAAGTACAAAAAGTACAAACTGCGAAAGTCGATGACCCTATTGATGTATTTTCTAAAGTACAAGAAGAAAAGAATGTAAGACCATCCGATATTTGCAAATTAATGGAGTTAACACCAAAAGACCTAAAAAATCTACCTAAAAATCCGCTAAAAGACCTGATATATAATGAAGGTGGCCAAAGTGTTGCATGGTTTACCGAACTATCAATGAACGCCACTGAAGGATCTGTGAGCATATTGAAACACTACCGATTACATTGGGACGAATATGTTGACTGGCCTGAAAAATGTAAAAAAGCACCAAAACATTCTCAATACTATGGAAGTGGCATTTGGCGTGAAAATAATGAAGGTCCAATCAAGAGGATTGCAACACATTATTTTGTCCCAGATGTCAACAAATGGATGCCTATTAGCAATCCAAAATACATATTTGATTATTAACGATATCTCTTGCACAATCTTTCACTCGCATATGTGAGTGAAAGACTTTCACAACCTTTGATTGTAGAAACCAAATGTTTCTAAAAAACTGAAATATCTTAAGAAAAGGCGATGCTAATAGTGAAGCAAAAAAGCTATACAAAAAAGCTATACAAAAAGAGTCATATAAAAAAGCTATACTATGGACACAATTTCCGACATGGATACGAAAAGGTGTAGTATGTGTAGCAACGCAGGCGTACACATTTGCTCTGGATGTAGCAGTAAATTATATTGTTCCAGAGAATGTCAAAAGTCCGATTGGAAATCACATAAATTGACTTGCGAATCCGATGCTATAAAGAACGCTCTAAAATATACTCTCATGAATCAAAATTTAGCTAACATCATCGCTAGAATAGTACCTTTTATGGAGGTGGCCGCAAGTATATGCAATCAGCATTACGATAAAAAAAATATGATTGTTTTTTCTTTTATCGAGACTGGTAATAAATCATGGAAATGTAAAGTAGAATCGAAGATATCATCTTCATCTTCAACTACACCTGAAGGTCATTATTCTTATACTATACGTTTGGGGGAGAATAATACGGATATGAAAACTTCTATGGCTATCCCTATTGGAATATGTAAATCCGATTGCGCAAAAACATTCGGTATAATTAAGTATAAATTGCCGCTAAATTTACAGATCAATAGTAAGATAGGGATGTTAGGTGATAGTTATTCGATAGTTGTTAGCGATGAAAACGATCGCATTATTAAAATCATGTCTACATCTGTCGATAAAATACACGTGTAATAACCGATTTTATACGGTACATATGAAAGTTGAATTTTCGATATAAGGTATCGAAAATAATATATCATCACATTAATGTTGCGCTCCGCTTATGACAGCTCCCCCACAATCAACACCTCTCATCCTAATACATCCTTGCATACAATCACTGTGATTAGAATAAGGACAATACCTTTCTCTGCACCATTGCGTAATCTCGTTCATGCAATAATTACTTTCTAAGTACTCTGAATCCCAATAACTACTTACACTGCTATTACGATATGAAATATCGTCCGTTCCTTCTGCGCGTGCACGTGCAGAAGGAACGTGTTTCACATAATAACGTTGATACTCATCTCGTGTTATATCGGGTATCCCTTGATCTATTCTTGCTTTTGCAATTTCGGCACATTTATCTGTACATAACCATTGGAATTGTCCATTTGAAGAATCACCCGTTTGATCCCTAACACAATCGTTTGTGCATTTAGCATAAAAGTAGTTTTGAGGAGCAATCATACCTAAAGCTATTTGATATTTTTCTTTAGTAGTTTTGTGATAATGTCTGTATAGAAAGTAGCATGATATACTGACAATAAAAGTGGATACACCGATTATCAGTGATGGGTATGCCTTTGACCAATTTGACATGTAGTGTATTATTACACTTTCTTTACTTACTATAAACATATAAATATGTGAGCTATGTAATAATAATTAAAGCGAAATATGCATACACAAGAAGATATATACGAAAAACATAAACACGTAAAAAATATACATGAAAAAGATGCGGAACCAAAAAATGATAGTTTGTGTTTGGTAACATCTTTTATGGATATTGGAAGAGATGGGTGGAAAGTATATTCTAGAACAGTCGACGAGTATTTTACATCGTTTATGCCTTACATATATCTAAATCACGATGTGGTTGTATTTATGGATGATAGGCATGTTCAATTACTAATATCATTCGTTAATCAACTGAAACCTATAGCAAATATTATTATAATCCCTATTAATTGGAAATGGATGAGAACCTATATACATGCTTACAGTAAAATAGATACAGAACAAAGAATCATGGATTCCATTAAATTCCAAAAATTTATATGGCATCGAAAAGACTGCCCGGAAACTTATTGTCCGGAGTACAATATTATGCAACATTCAAAGATTGATTTCGTGTGTTACGCTATAGATAATAAACTATCGGATGCTGTGTACTTTGCATGGACAGATTTTGGTTATTTCAAAAATGATGCAATGATGTATGGAAAAAATAAAAATAAGCTAGATATAAACAAGTTTAAGTTAGATAAAATCAACTTTCAGACCATAAATCCTGTAGATGAGGACGATAAGAATATTGCGTATACGTTAACATATGCACCTGAAAAGATAGGCGGATTTTTTTACCTGGGGGATAGTAGGTTGTTGAAAGAATATCAACAACTTTATCACGAAATTTACGATGAAATTCACGGGTTAGGATTAGTGGACGATGATCAACATTTTATGCTTAGATGTTATTTTAGAAAGAAGGAGTTATTTTACTTATGGGATTTGGGTGGATGGCATAAGATATATACTACTTTTTGTGTGTAAGTATATTTCCTAATTAATACGAAGCCGAGAGCCATTTTGGGTAGTTGATAAGAATATATGGGATCTATCCTAGTCGATGAGTCTACTCTTAATAAAGATTACCCAATTTTTATGCGTGTACATTTTCTTACACGTAAACGTGTAAGAAAAACAAAATATACTCCAATCCTTAAAGGTTTTTTAGAATACCTTTATATCTTCCCATTTTCTCTCCGGATTCAACATAATAACATGATGATAGTTTGAATTTGTCACCATAGTATCTACCAATAGTAAATATGTTACCAAGGAAACCGGATATGTATATATTTTTTCCGTCGGTGTGTACTAATACTTTTTTGAGTTTATTGAACGAATCTATCGCATATCTTTCATAAGATTGTTTGTCCTTACTTATCAAGTTTGCCCAATGATCACCTTCGGATGATAGAACGTGTTTTGTATAATGAGCATTCACATTTTCTTTTTTACTTTTATGATTACCACTTCCCCATTCTACATTAAAGCTGTTATCAGAAGTTAACACAGAGCGATGTGAAACATTGACACCCATGGGTGAAAGATTGTTATCAGAAGTTAACACATCTGAAAGTTTGTTATCAAAATCATTTAAATATGATAGTAAATTTTTCCAATTATGTTTGGTGATGTGCTCGTAGTTAAAGTTGTCGAATAATTCAATAAGAACATCCGAATTAATATCTTTTGAAAGAGTTTGTAATTTGCGTATTTGCGAGTAAGAGTATTTTTCAAGATTATAGTCAAACATAAGCGCATTCCTTAATAAATATTCGGCCTTTTCTTGATTCCTCATGAATAGTAACAAAAAATTATTATACTGTCTGTTAGTGAACTTACTAAGAATGCGAGATCTATATTGGAAATCATGTTTCAGCCAAACCATATATCCCACAATACTTAAGATACATAATAGTGCTGGTTCGTCGATCAATTAAGTCAATAATTCTTGAAATCCGGGTGTTTTTTAACATGATATGCATCATTTTCAGATCTTTAATAAATAGTTAAGAGTATCGTAATTGAAAGTCGCTTTTTACAGTGCACAAATATAAAAATGTCGTGAACGCAAAGCAATAAAAAAGTGAATATTTTTTGTAATTATTTGTGCAATGTAGAATATTACTTACATAGTAAACTTAATGACACATAAACTTCAAGTTGCACCGGATATTAACTACATAGGTAGGATTTATGGACATGATGGCGGATCTCCTGTTAAATTTCCATCCGCTTTTATAGTGACAAGAATAACAGCGAAATGTGTTTATGTTCGCAAACTAGAAATAGAAGAAGTATCGAAACCTAATGGCAACGGTTACTTTAATCACCAAAATTTCGGGAAATCATGCATCAAAAAGCCATTGAATATGGTAGGTGAAGAAATGAGGTGTAAGCCTTACGCATTGGTTGTAGCAAATGGCGGTGTTGAATATATTGGACATGGAAATTCTATTATGTTTCGTACACATGAAGATGTAGTGTGGAGTACTATTACTCCGGAAAGTAGTGTGTGGGAAAAGGTTGGTAAATAATAAATGGAAATAGTAAAAGTGTTTCATATGTGAGTGCACATATGAAAATAGACGATATACTAGCGACGAAATTATGTTCAATTTAGATGTATTTCCAAATAAACCCTTTGTATACTCCTGATTTTGTTTTGCCTGTACATGCATCGCATATACTTCTACGATTAAATCCTCCGCCCTCTTTTTCTACAGCTGTAGCCGACTCGTATTCTTGTAAAGTTTCTCCTGTATTTTTATCGCATTTGGCGACACGTTTAGCTCTACTTGAAATGATCTTAGTATTAATTAATATAAACTCATCATTCTCTTTGTATACCCATATAGATCCATTACATGATTCTTGTTCGCGAAGACAACATTTTGATATAGCGCCAGCGGGCGTATTTGTATTTTTTGCAGCGTTTTGAATAGATGGAAACTCTTGTATACGGTTACCATCCAGATCGAATTGTACTACGATTTTTTGATTTTTGCGTAGTTTAATTGTCGGCGGTTTAACAGTATGTTCCTTGGATTTATACCTTCATAGAAATTTACCGGACGATTCGACTTTACCGCAACACGCTGCAGATATATTACTTGCGAGTATGTTTGTATCTTTTGCGGCTTCTTTCACAGAATTATACTCGGCCAATTTTTTACAATTAAAATCAAACTTAACAACAGGCTTCAGTTTGTTATCTTTTACAGGCTCAACATCACTTTCATCTCCTTTGTATCTCCATATAAATTCTCCTGATGATTTTGATTTTCCATTGCACGCATCGGTTATTCTACTTATGGTGGTACCATTACTTTCAGCAGCCTCTTTCGCAGAATAATATTCTTCAATTTTGTTGCCATTCAAATCAAATTTTACGACCTCCTTGGAATTAGATGGCCTGTATATGGTATTTATTAAAATAAAATCATCCTCTTCTTTGAAAGTCCAGATAAATCCTCCAAAATTATCTAATTCATGACGGCACGCGCGTGATATATTAAGAGAATTTGTATTATGAGCATTCGCTGCTTCTTTTATTGATGGATATTCTTTAAGACGATTACCATCAAGATCAAATTTAACTATAGCTTTTACATTCGAAAAATGCACATCAGACGGAGTAAAACTATGATTTTCTTCAAGTTTAGATGTTTTTTGCATTACATTATCTTTGTATCCCCACATAAACCCTCCACAAGATTTTTTGCTTGTACATGCTTTCACTATTGATGTATAATTTACACCTATGTCCTCTGCGGCATCTTTTACAGAAATATATTCCATAATTTTTTTGCCAGCAAAACTATATTTGATAACAGCTCTATTACGTTTTATATCCGGGGCTCTAGGGGCAACATTTTTTTCATCGCCTTTGTATCTCCAAATAAAACCGCCAGATGATTTAGTATTATTACTAAGAGCTGCTGCTATACTTGTGTGACTAACACCGACATCTTCTGCGGCATCTCTAATAGAATCATATTCACATAATTTCTTTCCATTTAAATCAAATTTGACGACAGGTTTCGTATACACATCTATGAGACCCATATCATGTGCATGTTGTGTATTTTGCTCGTGAGTACACCATTCTAAATTAACAACATTGTTATTTCTTTTGACACCATCTTTGTGATTTACAACAGCGTCGTTAATTATATTTGGTAAATATGCTTTAGCTGTCTCTCTGTGACATCTAATACTAAGCTGTTTTCCGTTGTGGGTTATTGTCAAAGAATCATACGCACCGCATTTGCTTGGCTTAAGATATTTACTTTGTTTTTCTGACCAAATCTTTCCGTCAGGACAAACAAAATAACCATCAACTTCTTTACCGTCAACTTTAATACGCGGATATTTTTCGGCATTAAAATCGCATATATTAGGATTAATGGGCGTAGTATCGTCTTGATATCTCCATAAATATCCGTTAAAAACAAAATCAGGTTTATTACAACACTTTACCATAAAATTGGATGCAACACCCGCACATGAAGCTGCGTCTCTAACTGTATCGTATTTTTCAATTATACTCCCGTTTTTTGGATCTATTTGGTTAACACCTCTATTTCTGTCCCACGGTTTACCTTTGTTTTCATCATCTTTATAGCAAAACCTATAATTTTTACAAGACGTATTTTTTCCTCTACACACGGCATTTATATCAACTCTGGGTATCAAAGTTGCATCTGATGCGGCTTGCGCGGATTTATACTCCATAAGTTTTTTTCCACTCATATCATACTGTATAACCGGTCTCATATATGTTTTTCGTAAACCAGTATCACATGCATGCTTCATTTGTTGCGATCGCGTAACCCATTCCAAGTTATTCACATTGTTATTACCCTTATTACCATCCTTGTGGTTAACTTCTGGTAGATTGTTAGAATTAGGTATGTAAGCTTCGGCTACTAACCTATGTACATAACATCTTTTTGATTTTCCATTACATGCCAAAGGTACCGCATGATACCCAGAGTAACACGCATACCTAAGATATTTTTTATATAGGAGCGAATAAATTTTTCCGTCAGTCGATACTGTATAGTTATTGAATATAATACCGTTAACCACTACTTTTGCGCAATCCATAAATTATACTCTATATGTATTTTACACTCGTTAATATGTCAAATACAAATATTTAAGTCAGTTTTTGATACATATGATTATGTATCAAAGTTGATAAATTATTACTTAATTTAACTAAATCCTATTATTTGAGCTCCTTTTATTAATTAGGCTTCAAATTAACAACCTCTACTTTAACGCAGGTAATATTCTGAAGTTGTATCGTGTGTAGGGGGATAATGACTATTTTGATACACAAAAGAAATTGGGGGAGGGATAGCGTTAGGTGAATATGTTGGAATTCTAAGTCCTGGTTGTCCGTATCTCACGAAATTACCTCGAATACCTGTTCCATACAAATCTTGTGGCATAACATCTCTACCTACTCCCATAAGATCACCTGCACCGCGTGCTCCTTCAGGTGCAATAGCAATATATGGTCGCTCTAAATTTTCACGTGTAATATGATTCATCGAAGATTGACCTGGTGGCATGAACGGGTCACATTCTGGTGCACCTCTCATGTCGATAGTCAAGTTTGGAACGTTTCTACCATAAACATCGTTTTGAATATCTGGATTACTTGCTCCACATAGAGCGGAAAAGTGACCATTGAGGCGTGCTAACGCTTGGTTATTGGAAACACCTACATTGGTTCTAGGCTGGGATGCGGACTTTAATGTTTGTACACTCATCTTTTACTACTTGTATATTACGTTCAGTATAATACCTTACTACTATGGTATAAATAATTAAATATAAATTTGTTATTTTTTGTAGCATTACTCACATCCATAAAATATAGTTAGAGAGATTACATGTTATAATAATTAAAGACCTTAACCGGTATTACACCACTATAATGTCACTCTATAAACTTGGGTCTCAAAGTTTCCAGTTGGTCGGTAATCGAAATCCCTTAACTCTAGCAATAACAATAATGGAACCTATTTTTATCATGTTTAAATTACAGGGGTGTAAAGGTTGTTTAGCGTTAGAACCTGTGTTTTCCCAATTAGCCAATAGTGATCGACGTGTGTCTTATGGTATTGTCGATCTTAGTGAACATAAATCGATAGCACAAATGTCTGATAGTTCTACCACACAAATCAAGAAAGTGCCCGCTTTTATTATTTATGCTCAGGGAAGACCTAAAGCTAGGTTCATTTCTCCAGAAAAAAATCTTAACGCTTTTATGGAATTTATATCCAATACATTGCCTACTTTGTATCAGCAACCTCAAACACAAATGATTCCTCAGCAACAACAACCTCAACAACAAGGATTTGTACAAAATATGTATGGCGGTAATGCAAATACAGGACAACAATACAATCCGGATATGGGTAACGCACCTAAAGCTGTAAACAAAATGATGCAGGGTGGTGCGCATCCTACTGCGATGAGTGCGCATCCTAGTATGAAACAATGCGATCCTGATGATGCGGAATGTTTAGCTATACCACACGATGTTATCCCACATAACACACCATGGGAGGATAAATTCAGGCAGCTCAATGTATAAATGTATAGTAATGACACTCATAAACATCATTTCATACATATATGTATGAAAAATATGCGACGATACCTATCGCCATAAAATTGAAATGTATATCAATACCTATTAGTAAATTCGCTATTTTAGCTTTACCTAATGTATATATGCATCATTAAGATCAAATAATATTTCCATTTATGTTTTTACATGAAATTCACAGGCATATTACCATATGCAATCCTTCATGCGATTTTTCATGTGTTACATGCCGTGAAGATAATAATTTGATTGGTTTTAAAGCCATTAGTCGATCGACATCGAATATTTTATTACGGAAACCAATAATTCGCGATTATAGAATGTTGATGAGATTTCATGTCAAATACCATCACGATGGTGTAGTAACGTAGTATTTATGATGCATGATGGTTACAAAGGAAAACGTATATTGTGTAGTCATTGCTATGGGAATCGAAATAGTATAGATCGCATTTCACATGATGGATTTCCGCGTGTTATTAAAATTATTACTTGAAGTTGCGCATAATCATATTTTTCTTATTAGGTTATAAGAAAAATTAAGATTCATATTAATACCCGAGCGGTTTTTTGTCGAATTTCCAATTAACCCGCAACATTTACTGTTGGAATTGATATCTTGTGATTCCATTACTAATGTATCTAATGGATATACATCGTTAGAATTAATTCGGGATATAACGATAGTTAATAAAATCACTCAACATAAATTAATAGAAAATATAAAGACATGGAAATATTTATATAAACATGAGTAAAATCGTACCTTATCCTTTGTATCAAACTTTATGTTGCAAACTTGCCAAAAAAGAACCAACAATTCCTCAAAAAAAAGTGTTAAGCGAGGGTGTTAATAGCTTATATGAGGAACAAAAGAAAGTGTTCATTAGGTTAATATTGGAACATGCACGTATCAACGATTGTTTAGATATCGCCACGATTCCTTACATCATTCCTTATGGAGGGGAAGAAAAAGATGGAACTATTGTTTTTGATATGGAGAACGAAGCATTTCCTACAGAATTGAAATGGATATTGCTTAAATTCTTCAAGATATGTATAGGAGAAACGTCTTGAATATAAAACCACCAAACAAAAATAGAATCTTTCGTTTCTTATGCTTTGCATAAGAAAATAATGATATACAATGTTTTATCCTCTCTTCTCTTTTTCTACCATAGATTCGATCGTCATAATTATGGTATCAGGTAGGGAGGTCGAGTTATGCATATAAGCAACATCAACGAATAAGGTTTCCATATCGAACGAAAAAGAATAATGAACGATACATATTTCTTCTGGTAACACAACCATTTTAGCTGTATTTCTAGCACCTTTATGAGTGTGAGCTATAATCAGAGTATTTTTATTTTCGTGTAAACTTACAGAAATGAATGTATATGGCGTAGTAATGACATATCGTCTGAACTTTGGTCTTGTATTTTCGATATAAATTCGGTAAAGATTATGATAAAAATGTTTCGAACCAACGGTGAAGATATCTTTTGGTGATGGATTTTTGTTGTATTTGCGATATATATTGTCCATATCCTTAACTTCTTCTGAATCTAATGATGTAACACCAAAATAATTGCATAACACATCTATCGTACTTTCAGATAATTGATCGGTTACGCGAACACTCGTTTGAGACAAGTCGTCGCTATTTTCTAATTGAGGAGTAGTCATGTGTAGATGTATAAGTGTTTTTGTATATTTAACTTTTTTTGTGACGATCGTGTCAATAATTTTTTATTTTTTGTTTTTCATTTTAGAATCCACCATTTCCATATATTTCCTATCTTTTATGTATACGGTCGTATTACCTAAACCAGATGATGCAGTCATGTTTATTTTTAAAGGAAATCCTTCTATTTTTGGGGCATAAAACTCCATTTTCGTACACATTCCTGGTAATTTAATAAGAGGTGTAAAAAGGGAGCTATCGAATTCTTTAGTATACACGCAAGGGTATTCCTCTTCTTCCTCTTCTTCTTCCTCTTCTTCTTCCTCTTCTTCTTCCTCTTCTTCCTCTTCTTCTTCCTCTTCCTCATCTTTCTCCTCTTCTTCATCTTCTTCCTCTTCTTCATCATCTTCTTCATCATCTTCCTCTTCTTCCTCTTCTTCATCATCTTCATCTTCTTCATTGGGTGTATTTGTTAATTCACCAAAAACTAGATCTAATCCTACAACAGATTCATCACCAGATCCGAACGATAAGTAATTGTCTTTTTGAATAGTTATAGAGATTGCGGTTTTACAAACACCCGTTAATTTCTTGATTTTTTGGAAATCATTCGAATCTATTACCATAGGATTACCGTATGCATTTTGTTTTTTACCGTTTTCATCTATATAAAATTCAGGTAAATCAGGTACAATTATTTTTATCCTTTGTATAGCAAGTCTTACAGTTTCAGCTTTAACTGCGGAACAATTTGCTTTATTTGCTGTTGATTCAATCATAATCCTTAAAATTTCCGGTTGATCCTTCATAATATGGAAAGTAAGGGACTCTTTCTTTTTAACATTTTTAAGCATCTTTTGAAGATGTTTTACGCTTACACTTATAATTTCATTCTTTGTACATACGTATTTTAAGAATTTTTTACGTTCCCATACAGTGTCCCACATACTAGGTGCGGATATGATCTCATCTCTATCGGCCATGCGAATATATATCCCTTTTTTTGTTAACTGTATTGGTATGCGTGATAAGTTAGTTGCCATTGCATCAAATACAACTTTTGGAATATATCCTTTTTCGATTTTCGCATAAAATATAGCGCCTTTCATATGAGCCACTCTACTATGATTATTACTTGTAGTTGTGGTGAATCTATTTTATACCTGTTTTTTACTTATTTTGTATTTACTATAGTATACTGCTGTATAGTACCATATTATGTTTTAGCGCGCGAAAATATACGTATTGTATAGTGTAGAAAAAAATGAAATCGAGGAATAATTTAGAAGTTTTATTGCGCAAACTTCTTTGAAATGAGCATAACACCTCAAATTAATAACAAACTTTCAGATATGTTAACTTCTGATAATAACTATGATCTTATCGAAGCTGCTGCAGAAATGTTAAGTGATAAATTGTATTCTATTGCTTATCAAACTTATAAACAATTAAATTTACAAGGGGAAATGACAGATGGCGATTATAATTTAATCAAAAAACGAATTCTTAAAGAATTATCAGAAGATTAAGTTCCTAAACAGTGATTTTTACATCTTTTTCACAACCAAATGTGAAAAAAACATAATTAGATAAATGCGCCAATTACTTTTTATATTTCTTGTATAACCATATACTCATTATGAGCGACGCTATTATTACAAGAATATAAGTAGAATTTAATGAAATAAGATTTGTAAAGAAAGATGTATACGTCTTTCCAACAAGTTTTCTACCATTATACGTTAACGCATTATTCGCCGTATCGATCATTATAGGGTTGGATATACATGTCGGTATAACACCTTCCCAAAAAGCTTCATTTTCTCCAGATTTTATTACTCTCAAAAACTTTGTACAGCCACCTCCTACATTACTAGAAAAAGATCCGTTATTAGGAACCGATATTTGGACGAAATCATTGCGATGTTGAACAGGGGATAGTATTAAATCTACAGGCGTATTACCCTCATTTTTAATCTCTAGCATAGTGAGGTATTAATACTACACTGTTAATTTATATGTGTTAACTTTTCATATACTAGTGTATATGAAATACTATTTCTATTACACTTCTTTACAATTTAATATCGTTCCTCTCACAAAAATATGCACGAATATATAAATCTAATATAAATTAAGAAGCGGCATAACGAGTCCATACTTATTTGCCGCGCTTTGGAAAGCCTTCTTATAGGATAAGTAAACCCATGCTAATATAACGGCATTACATACTCCACTATATAATAATCCTTCATTACCATACTTCGCATACATGACCATCATACAACCTGCTGCCCACAACGTTCCTATCTTCATATAGTCCATTAAAGCGTCTGCTGCATTTTGTAACGTTTGCTTATTTTTTTGCTCTTTTGCAAAGTTTTTTACGCTAAATTTAGAGGACATTTTCAAATCATATAACAGCAACACTACTGTTATAATTTTGTGCATAATACTTAATAGAAATTAAGATTTGGCATAACAAGACCATACTTATCTGCTGCACTTTGAAAAGCCTTTTTATACGATATATAAACCCATGCTAATATGACAGCATTCATAACCGTGCTGTACAATAATCCTTCATTACCGTATTTTGCATACATGACCATCATACAACCTCCTGCCCATAGTACACCTATCTTCATATAGTCTATAAGCGCGTCTGCAGCGTTCTGTAATGTTTCCTGGTCTTTTGAGAAGTTTTTAACAGAAAATTTTGAACTTTGCTCGACACTCGCGATTGAGAAGGAGATACTACTCAAAAGGATGGCTTCCCCGAGAGCTTCTAATGTTTTCTTGCTTGCCATCTTGTTTTAATCAAAAAGAACTGTTTTTAGAGGTTTAAATTATTTCCTTTGTTATATATACACAATATAATATAAATTAAGAAAAACGAATAAAACCAAAATTTATATGTAGAAAAAGGCAAGACTTAGTTAGGTATAAAATAACACAAAAATCAACTATGTTAGTTATAACTCATGAAGAATGGACAAATCGGTTTATCACACGTAATGGTAAAGAATATAAGTTAAACAACATTAGATTATGCGAAACATATATGCGTGGTGTTAGCGAACAATATTACGAATTCGATTTATTAAATGGCAAAGAGATAGTTACAGGAAAATGTAATGTACAAGATAAGTACTTACTCGATGAACATAGGTGGCATATAAATAGTAACCTAGTTAAAAGCACTTTTGATGGAAAACCTATCATATTCGCGAGAATGGTAATGAATGCGGGTAATTGTAACATAAAATATGTAAATGATAATGACCATTTTGATCTACGCAGATCTAATCTGTTTGCACAAAAGAAATCTAAACTTATAGAAAGCAATTTGCAGGTAAAATCATTTGTAGTTGACGCAGATGAAAAATGGATGAGTTTAAAAGAACTTGGTCATCCAAATTATTCTGTTTCGGATCAAGGAAATGTTAGAAACGTAGTACGAGGTTATAATTTAAAACAAACAACGGATGACCATGGGAAAGGTTATCAAAGAGTGTGTTTATGTACCAATAATATTAAAAAGATGATGTTCGTCCATCAGTTGGTAGGTAGAACTTTTCTGAAAGATAGTAAGGGCAACAAATCGGGCGTCGATCACATTGATAGGAATCCTAAAAATAATAAATTAATTAATCTTAGATGGGCTACCGCTAAAGAACAAGCAGCAAATATGGTTCGTGGTGCTACTGGTGCCAAAAGACAAGTTAACCAATACGATTTAGATGGAAATTTTATAAAGTTTTGGAATTCCGTCAAAGAAGCTCAAATTGCTACTGGTATTTTTGGTACTTTAATTTGTAGGGCTTGTCGAGATAAACAAGACGATGCAGGAGGATTTAAGTGGAAATATACTGATGTTGCCGATGGCGATGCCCCAGATGAGATTTGGAAAGAGGTTAATTATGAAGATTGTGAATTGATTACAGTATCAAATAAAGGTAGAGTTATAATGAAAAATGGTAGAAAAAGTATAGGCAACCCTTCCGGAGGATATCTAGATATAGATATCAAGTCTCTGGAAACCGGAAATCCGAGGACATTTCGGGTTCATCGCATAGTTATGGCCGCTTTTAATGGAGAAAATCCGACTATGATTGTTAATCATCTTGATGGGATTCGAACTAATAATTGTTTAGAAAATTTAGAATATCTAACACAACAAGGTAATGTTTTACATGCAATTAAAATGGGTCTTACACAAAAAGGACAGAGAGGTGGCAGAAAAGTGTTACTTACTAATGCTGACGGCGAAGAAACAGAATATGAAAGTATGCTAGCGTGCGCAAAAGCCACCGGTATATCAAGAACAGTTATATCTACGATGTGTAAAGATGGTTCCAAACATAATGAAGGTTACACTTGTCGCAGATTGTAATATTATACAACAACCATAAATTTAGATATAAGTACTTATATCTAATGTGTCCTCAATAATATATTCAACCGAATATAAACGATATGTATTTTTTGGTATCTCTCGCATCGAATAGTTCCGACATTTTCACATAATTCACCTTATTTTTTACACGCTTCGCACGTAATAATACACCGTATTTATATTCCGGTGGTGTTTCATCATCCAAATTAACATTGCATTTCGTTATTAGTAATTGCTTCAACTCATTATCTGTGCGAAAGTTTAGATCTTTACTGGTAATTTTACCTTTGGATAATAATAGTATAGATTCTTGGTACTCTGTAAATATGATATAAGATAGATAAGAAAAAGCCGTCGTTTTTGACGATAAATGTACAATGCGTATATCTATTTTTTCTACTGTAGGTATAAGTTTAGCCAACATTAAGCAGTACTTGGATACAATCAAATTATGATTTCCGTCTAATTGATGCGTAATTATTGTATTTTCTTCAGATATTTCTTGTGCAGCAGAAAAAATTAGTAGTAGCACGTCGCGTGAGTAATATACTGATGATGGGGTGGGATCCGTAAGTGATAATTGTTCAGCAATTTTACTTAAAGACTCCTTAAAAGATCCGCACACTTTAATTTTAAGAATATAACAATAATTAGGAGGAATAACGCTAGCGCTTTCTGTTTCCAATGTACTTAATTCGTTAATTATACGTTTTGTATTGGATGTCATCAGAAACAATAAGAAATAATAAGAAGCAATGAGGAACAATAAGAAAGGATGAGGCGTAATATAATAAGGTTATGGTGTTACGTGTGATACACGTATAATTTGTAGCAATAATTCCTATTGCTAAATTAAATTATTAACGAATATCGTTTAAATAACACTGATATGCGATGATGTTTTAAATACATATAAGAAGTTAGTACAAAGCAACATGAAATATTGCTATGTGTTAACTTCTGGTATAAAAAAGTGATATTTGTATTAGTTATCACGATATATGTAAGTAACAAATCACTACATATGGAAGCAGAGTGGAATACAACAGTCCATAAACAAACCGAAGGTAGAAACACATCACCTAATAATTCTTCCTTCGGTTTGAATAAATTCGAGCAGTCTGATGGTAATAAATCAACTCCTTTATGGATAGATGATGTTAGCATTTTGCATAAGAAAATTCAGGAAACACTGTACGAAGTAATGAAAAAATACCTTACCAAAAAGTACTCACCAGACATGTCGCTTGAACCTATTAACGCAATTGTTGAAAAACTATCACAAAAAGAAGAATGGGTCGCAGCATTTACTCACGAAAGTGTGAATGCAGACGTAAATAACTCATGTTTTTTATACGAAGGGAGCGAATTAATCAACTTTATATTTGCGCGTTACCTTGTTACAAGATTTGGTACTATAATGAACGCTCACAAGTGTACGACACTAACGCAACACTACATGAGCAATATAAATCTTATAAATATTGCTGCCGTTATGGATATTGGCCCGTACGTTCACCATAATACGGGAGGAAACGCAAAAGATCGTGTCGTGATTTTAAAAAGTTTTTTTGCATGTTTACACCATGTTGGTGAAACATACACCGATCTTAGCGGTTATCAGTGGTGTTTAGTGATGATGAAATGGTTATTCGATGACGTAGAATTTGATGTGAATATGAATGTAAATTACAAAACTCAACTCAAAGAGATTTATGACAAGAGAGGTTGGAAGCACCCAAAATTTTGGTGCGTACAGGTTCAAGATGGTAATGATATGTTTTCGTCGTCTCTATGGTTGGTTCGAATTATGAGTGGAAAAAGGGTTATGGGAACGGGTAAAGCTATTTTAAAGGTCGATGCTACATCAATTGCAGCAAAAGAAACATTAACTACATTAGAAAACGATGATAAATTACGTGAACAACAAATAGTTCATCAAAATCATCAAGTTCAACAAACGCATCAGAATCAACAAAAGCAGAATCAGCAGAATCAGCAGAATCATCAGAATAAACATAATCAGCAACCTATACATAAAAATACTCAAAAACGTCAAGAAAAATCAACAGAATGGCAAAAAACTAAAGAAAATGTTTCCTGCAAGGCAGGAAACATTCGTGACGTTTTGGTACAAAACGGAACTGGTATCGTAAATACAAACAATTCCAACCCGCTACAGAATAATTCACCACTAAGTCTTTATGTTATTAAAAGGAATAATTACGGAAATCCGCAACTATCTGAAACGTTGCCACTATTTTCAGGATTGGTCATATGCGCAGATCAAATTCCCATTTCGAGTTTAAAATCGAATGAGTATTGGTCTATCAAAGAACCATCGGATAGCATAAGAAATATCGTAGACGAATTGCATCCAAAATCATCTATTTACCAATGTAACGGCATTAACTTTTTGATTAGCCCTGTTGCTTCACAATTCTATAAACCTGAAAATAGCGGTTACGGTTCCGGAATTGTAATTGAGTTTATCGACAAAAATGCAGAAAAATGGTTTTTACTAATATCCGACGATAAGCATTATATTGCTAACGTACAAGGTTGTTCGGAAGGAAAAGAAACATATGAGGAATGTATAAAACGCGAAGTATTTGAAGAAACTGCAATTGACTTGAAAAATATTACACCTATTCCTATTGCAAGGTATGGGTTTGTTTATAAGAATGCGTTAGTAGATTGTGAATATGAAGTGAAATCGGAAATGTTCTTTGTACAATTGCCATATTCTAAAGTTTCACATCTATTTCCTAACGGGTTGAAGAGTAATCAAATCAATATCGTTGATGTTAATACTCTACCTTTCCTGCTTGATGAAGTAAAGTATATTATTGCTATACCTGCATCTATGAATATGGATAGTGTACCGGAGAAGTTTGAAGAAATACAAATATCCAAAAATATTAAAGGCAATTTAACGCAAGTACCTGTTGAGTATCCTAAAAAATCGCACCATCGACAATTTATTGACCTATTCAAAACAAATGAACCCATTGTTAAACCACCGTATTTAAATACGTTAACTTTTGACGTTAGATATAAAGAAGCATTAGATAAATTTAATGATGTTAACGGAGAGAAGAAATTGGATAGATCTGTAAGATCTGATAGATCTGAGCTGTGGTTCTTTTTTAGGAGATTATTCGAATTAACCCCAATCAGATGCGAACCTACTATTGCCGTAAGACATGGTAATATTCATACATTGGTATTCGATTACCCTAACGGGCCTTATAAACTTACTCTTAATGTAGATTCAAATTTAATTAACCAAGACAAACTACCGTTCAGTTACACTGTGGACGAAGGATTATCTAAAACAGAGACACACGGAGATTTGATGAAAAGTGGAGATAAAGAATTATTGTTATCCTATTTACTAAAGTTGTAATTATTGAAAGATTTGCATTCAATAGTTTTTACGACATTCGGTTATATACAGTTTCGTATGTTCATGTAACATACGAAATATTCATGCCAAGTTACGCTTTCTTAAACACTGCATTATATGTTTTTGTTGCATTATTGTACGCATGCATATATAGCTTTTCAAACCCAATACCCACCAAAAAATTAGAAACGTTATCAGCTGAGTAATAGAACATGGGTAATATATCCCTATATGTTTCCTCATCGTTTGGAGATGCTTCGCCTTCACCAATACTGTATACAAAATGCTCAAAAGTCACATTATCTGCATCGGTTTGTGTTTGTACGTTGTGATCTTTTATGATTAATAAACCTCCGGTAACTAATATTCTATAAATATCTTTCAGTCTGGATTCCGCATCCTCCATATGGTGAATGGTGTGGAACAATGTAACGATATCTATAGTATCACTTTCAATATCTAATGGTTGATCTTCTTGAATTAGTAAAAAAACAATGGATTTGGCTTCAAACGTACGTGAATCTTTTACATCGGCGCATATTATAGTAGATGCGTGAATCTCTTTGGAAATAAGGGATCCGTCTTTACCACTTCCGCATCCTATATCCACATAAGACGGGTGTTCGAATGTTTTTGTATATGTAGTGAACCATTCATAATACTTAGCATTTACATTTTTGTTAGTTGACCACGTTTCTTCAGTCATATGCGTCTTATAAAAAGATTGAAGTAGCTCTTTTGTGCTTGTATTTTTACGGCGATCACGTGTAATTTTTTGTGCTATACTATGACTATCCTTATTATATATAACCCTACAAGGCATAAAATTTGGTACTAGTTTTTCTTGTTTTTTTAGGTATAATACAGATACGCGTTCGGCATCAATAGTATGAAGTGGTATTTCATCTTTGAAACCTGTATCTGGATCTATGATGGTTAAAATGGGTGGTAATGACAACTTCCGTAATTTTTTATCAATCCCTTTCTCTTTATAATAGTTTGCTTGTGTTTTACCTTCTATTCTTATCGAACGGTTCCCATATTTTACTCCCACATCAATCAAAAAACAATTTCTGACAAGGTTGCAACCTCTTTTACTTAACGGAAGTATACAATACTCCATCGCATCCTCAAAGTGATTTGTTTTAGTGTTGTTCTTGTCGAAAATTGCTGTGTTGCTCGTAATAATCGGTGTATATATTCGCTTTGATTCTTCAATAGTTTCACCAGGTATCCAAATATAAGGCATGCCTTCTATCCAAAATCCGATATGCGTGTCAAAATCAATATAATCCATACGTATTATTTTAATATTACGCACTTAATGCATGTATATAATTTATAACTTCAGTTTTATATGCATACGTAAAAAAATTAAAATGATATACGTATACTTACATAAGAAGTGTAGGATTTGTTTCTGGTGTATAGTATTATGGCATTTACGTTAACATTATCGTCTTTGAGTATAGAACAAAAGCGTGAGATACTCAAAACATTTACGGTATCTCCAAAGAAGACACAATACTGTAATAATCCGCCTATTTATAGATGTTTCATTGCCGATAAAAGTACAGACACACTTCACTTACCGTACGGTATGTGGAAATCATATATTGATAAATCGATAGGGTTTCCCAATGGTGATTCTAAAGATTTCCCTAAAATGAATAGTACAGCAACATTCGCTAAAGAACTTTATACACCAGAAACAGATCCTACAGGTAGGGGGCGAGATCAACCACCAATTATTGAAGAAGCGCTAAAGAAACTGAAAAATAGGGGTTATGTATTTATGGCTTTATATACAGGTATGGGTAAAACCGCATTGGCTATATACTTAAGTATAGTATTAGGGCTAAAAACTGTAGTACTATGTCATCTCGATGTTGTAAGAAGACAATGGCCGGAAGAGTATAATAATTTTTCAGGAGGATCGGTTAGAGTTCAATTTGTAGAAGGTGCTAACGTAAAATTAGATCCTTTTGCCGACGTGTATGTTATAGGTATACAAAAAGCAACAAAAATGAATGAATCGGATTTTATAGGCATAGGTACAGTAATAGTAGATGAATCGCATATAACAACAGTTAAGACTTTTACCGAATGCTTGTTCAAATTTCACCCAAGAAATTTAATAGGATTAAGTGGTACACCAGATAGACCAGATGGATTGCATAGCGTACTAAACTTGTACTTTGGCGATCCGAATGCTTTTATCGTGCGCAAAGAGAAAAAGACTTTCACTGTGTATAAATATAAAACAAAATACAAACCACATTTACAATATGTACACCGTCAAGGTAAAGTTGTACCTGATTGGCATGGTGAAGGTGGAGTTATAGATAGTATAGAGAGAAACGAGGAGAGATGGAAGGAAATAGTGAATGTTTGTATCAAAAATCCCAATGATAAGATTATAGTATTGTGTATGAGGAATGTATTGTCTAATGGTGTATATAACTTGTTACTGAAAATGGGGGAAGATGCAGAATTGTTGATAGGTAACACAAAGAAATGGAATAAGGATGCGAGAATTCTTGTAGCTGGATTTAAAAAGGGTGGTGTCGGTATGAACGATCCTAAATTGACAATGGCAATTATATGTTCCGATACTTCAGATTCGAGGCAACTTTCTGGACGGATTCGAACGAATAATAATAAAATATACCATTTCGTAGATGATTACAAGACTTTTGAAAAGCATTATCTAGAATGCGAAAAATTTTACATAGAATGTGGCGCAACAATAGAAACTGTATATGGAAACGGTATGATAAATAATAACACTAATACAAACGATGAAGTTAACAAACTTTCAGATGGAGACTTGCCTCAAGTACGATACTTAACACCAAAAAAATAAAAAATCAACGCAAATGTGTGATAGTGTATCACTGTTATCACAACTTCCTGTTCTATGAACAGAATATTTGAATTGGCTATTGAAGATGTGAATGGTTCACAAGATATATGTGAAGATACTATTGATGAGTCAATAATTAAAATAAGAGAAAGTGTTAATAATCTCGAAAGCACGTGTCGAGAGATTAATGATAGGTTGAAAAATGAAAATACACAGTAATGTTGAACAGTTTTCACACATCTAAAAATGTGTGAAAATAAACACGCGAATTCGCTTACTTTAAGTAGCAAGTTTTGCTAATTTTGTTAGGTATGAATTTTGGATAGAGTGATCATCCATACTTAAATTCAACCAATCCCTTTCTTTCGTATAATATATACTATCGTTAGTCAACCAATAGAAATGTGGAATAGCGTGATAATACGGTAATATTGGTTGAAAATCGTATGCAAAATCACGTTCTGCGACCACTTGTTCTATCACAGTATTTTCTACATTGATGGCTTGATCATAGAATTGTTGACTCGCACCACGTGGACAACCAAATACTGTAATTCTTACTTTTGTTGTGGTTGGTATAAGGGATCTTATAAGCATACTTCTAACAGCTCCTAAAGAGTGACCTATAATCCAAAGATCTTCATTGAAATCTATAAGATTAGCGATTTGTGGCCACAAATTATTAATATCATCGTAGAATCCAGAATGTACATACATATCAGCATAATTACCAACAAATCTTGGAGTGATACTTAAATCTGACCACACTTGGTATATATCGTAATCACCCGGTATAAATTCTGTGCCTTGTATGCACAATATACGTTTATTATTACTTAACGTAGCGGCATATACATATACATTACCATCGTTCATGATACCTGTTACTGTAGCACCCAAATTTCTACATGCGTGTGTAATGATATTAGGATCTGTTTGATATGCTATTAATGCGAATCTTGCCGCTAAATAAAAATCATTAATAAGTGATTGTTGAATGTTATGCTGCGCTTTTAGATGCTGCAAGTCAAATGAACGTGGGTGCTTTATGATGTTGCGTTTTTGATGCGTGACATATAATTCAAAACGTTGTTTTGGTGTCATATTGAATGCATACTCAGAGTTTGAAAGATTGCGATCATCTGTGATATCTAGCAACCTTTTTGAATCGGAATATCTCATACCAAATGAGAAAAACCCTTCTTTTCCTTTTGAAAAAAAACACCTATAAGTTATATATGCGATAATTGTAGCCGCAGCAAATGTGAAGCATAACTTTATAGTACTGTTCATAATTGAATACTTTACTTATGAAAAAGCAATAGAATATATTCATACCAACATAATAGAAACAAATTTTTCGTATGTTTGTATACGAAAATAAAACATTATGGAACATGCGCGTGGCAATCAACTACGTTTGCCGGATTCGCAATCTTCAACGCTTTGTTTATTTCTATAAATTAGCAACTCGTCAAGATAAAGAAAACATGGCCCATTTATAAGCGTAAATAATACGAGCCATACATAAATCGGAATTGAAGTGAATTTTATTATCTCAGCGCTTACAGTCTTATTAAGGCAAGTAACGTCTAATTTTACACGTAAGAACATCAAACCTATAGCTGACATAAATCCATGGCCGATATAATTCGTTACTATCATAACGAAAAAATACATCAACACTTTATACGAAACTTTCCGTGGAATCACTATAAATCCGCATGCTGCCAAAATAGTCACAAACATGAGCGTACATATTCCCTCAATAAAAATTCTAGCCTCAAAACATTGTTGATTCATATAACTATTATAATGCCAAATGTATTGGAATAGTAGTGGTTCAAATAACAACATAGTATTCGATAAAAGTATATAGAATAATGTATATTGCGAAAAATCTTTAGGGGTAGTCATATATTTTCTATATAACTGATAGGCTCAGTATAAAGAATTAGTATTTTCTATATTGTTTATACTAAATTCATATTTTTAGTTTTAGATTCCTCTTTTTATATATTGAATTTCGAAATATAAAATGAAGGTTACTTCTGGACAACAACATCGTTTCTTAAATACGTATAAATTAGTATGAATATTTATTGGGGTGTACCAGCATTGTTCGGATGTTTGGGTTCCATATTTTCGCTAAAAATTATACCGCTAAAAATAACGAGTATATCGATTATTTGAAAAATTCTAGATATCTAGAATTCTCTAGAATATAGCTAGAGAATTTTACGCATAGTTTTACGCATGGTAGGAATATTACCGTATTATTAACGTATAATTAGCACATCAGGATTCTCTAGAATATGGCTAGAGAATCATAGAGGTATGTGTGTGTGTGTCCCAAAAAATATAGCCGACAAGGTTTGGCTGGCCGGCAAAAAATATCATCTCTAGAATTATTCAAATAATTAGATAAAGGTTAGATATCTAGAATATAACTAGATATCTAGGCAAAATCTAAAAGGATCGTAAACTTAAAATAAGTTTACTTCAATTAATATGCAACAGATTTGGTTCATAGCCGGACCGACCAATCTAGATAGTAAATACGCTCCTTTTTTTGCCGAACGTGACATAAAATTTAGGTTTTGTTGTGGATATCTTTTTTTTATGGAGTCTTGTATGATCAATGGCAAACTTTCGGACATTAACCATATTTTAAATGTTCTAGATGATTACGGGAACGAAAATCTCATTCCGAGGTATAAAATAGGTAATCCTCCCACCGAAGAAGAACAAATATATGTAGCCGATCGTCAGGCTAATTATACTCCAAAAAATGATGGGTGTGAATGTTGTTCGTATTATCGATATGAATTAAAACCGTCAGTTATAAAAAATTGTATGTTAAAAAACGGTAAATATTACGGTTGTTACGATACGGACGTTATTTTTAATACGTTGATTTGCACAGAAAAACAAATAAATGAAATGAATAAAATAAAATACGACAATGCGCCAGATGGTGGTTGCAGCGGTTTAGGAGATTTCTTTTAAACTCCCTTTTCACAAATCAAGGTATTTAGGGTGCGTCTAAGTCTAAAATAATTTTCATAAGTAAAACTTATGAAAAATACTGGTATTGTGTTAACAATCCAGACGAGAAAATGAAATTTCTATGAGGTCGTTCGTTCGTATACTGGTTCCATAACTAACTTTCGTAGGCTCGCCTTGAGCTTGTTTCAAGTGCCACACCAGCCCCATATCTTCTGTACTTGTTTTGTAATATTCTTTGGATGTTTTGTATTCGTATAAGTCACATGCATTCACAAGTACCGATCTTTTTCCTATAATAGAAGCATCTATGATTTTTTGGATGATACAAGAATTGAACGATTCGATTTTTCTCTTATCATCACTATTATCATATTCATTGACGTTTTCGTTGAGAGATGTTATGAATTCTCGAGAAGATTCGCTAAGTTCTTTAATTTTTGTGGCATGTCCTTCTTGTGACATATTGACAATATACTGTCGCCTGTGCTAACTTCCAGTGTTAGTAATAAACACTATTCATTTTATATCTATATAAGGCGCATATTGTCCTAATAAATCCGTTAATGTTACCGCATCCGTGCCGCTTTATAACCTTTTACCAGTATGCACAAAATATGGATTCAATTAAGTGTTACAACCTTTATTTTATTCAGTATACAATTATATACTGAAATGTTGGCGTATATTTTACTAACAACCTCCACCATCGTAACCACGAGACCGTTCCAAATTATATTTAACCAAATTGTGTTGTAGATCAATATTCACCCTAAGATAATTAACACTCTCGACATTGGATGGTGCCTTAATTAACATCCTATTTGTATGGTGACCATTAATGGCAGACATAAATTCTTTAAATTCTACGCAATCCACATAATGATATTTGCTTAAGTAATACGAGTTTGGAAACATCTTGTTTACTACACCATATTGCGTTAAAAATCCCGATTTTTCAGGTTGAGTTATAAGATAAGATTTGAATCGTTCTGTAAATTCAACACAATTGCGATTATTTGCTTGTTTCTCTAAATTATGTTGAAGTTCACGCTTTCTAAGCAATTCTGTCATATTGATTTTAATTCCCTCGCAAAACAGTACTGTAATTTTTTGTATCGCACTAAATTTTGCAATTCATTTTTATTATATATCTATATATGGCGCATATTGTCCTAATAAATCCGTTAATGTTACCGCATCCGTACCGCTTTTCACAACCTTTTTACTATCGTATCCACCTGTCATATATTTTACTAGTATCCATGTGCTTACTACAACAATAGTAACTATCATTAATGTTTTTAGTTTGTTGGATTGCATCCATCCTACAAATTTATCCCAGCCACTTTCTATAACATTTCCACCTGATGGCATGCCGTTTTTACAATCGATATTAATGAAATTACCAGGATTGTTAGGATCGGGCATCGAGCATGATCCACAATTTTGAGCAAAGTTAATATTCCCTACTGAAGATCCTGATTGAAATATATTAATATCACTAAATACGCAACGACAGTTTCCACCTGAACAATTACCGCATAGAGTATTGAAATTGATATTACCTGTTTGAGAGTTCACTATATCTATCGAAATGTTATCAAGCACACATAAATTTTGTGTGCAACTTCCGCGAGTACCGTTATTATACTGAGGAATTACGTTAGGGAGCATGCAAATCGGATCGCACGCTACATTGACCTGATCAACACCCAAGTTATTCCACTTTGTATATTGTGATGATGGTAGATGACAACCACATGCTTGATATATATTTTTGTAGACTATTGCGTTTGGGTCATTGGGATTAATAGCGGTCAAATCTAGGTATTTTTTATATGCAGCAAATACATCCTCGCGTGTATATGCGGAGCAAATACTATTTAGTTGTGTATCACATGCACCCATACTATTGCAGAAACCTAATAAATTAGATGTTGTACTTGGATATTTACTAAACAATCCTTCTGTCATCATATAATCGACCGCTGCAGATACAACTGTTTGTGCTGCACCTTTGTTTGTTACATTCATTTCATTTACATAATTGGCGCAATAACCTCTTGAATAATCATCACCACTATTACCAGGTTGACCTGGTTCCCATGCTAATCTTGTACCGTGTTGATTAAAAAAACTGCAGTAATTTGCTATAACAGATGCATTGGCATCACATGTATCAAGAAGATTAGGGTTACATGTATATGAACCACTAAATCCACCACCCCTTACATTATCCCAATTGAACGTACCACCATTAGGTACTCCTGTAACCAACCCGCTATTTTGACTTGCGGAGACCAAACAACACGATGATGGATCCGATTTATATCCTACTCTTGTTACTTTGCATTGCTTACCAGTATACCATTGTGCTGCACCATTACAATAACATACTTGCCCTGTACCATTTCGTTGATTCCCGCATCCATAATATAATGAACACATTTGACAATCGCCATCCGATAAAGTTAATTCAAACTCTGAATCACCAGATAATGGGTAATCTAAGTATGAACTACAGTAGGATAGACCAGAACCTAGTTGTGTTCCTCCGATATCAGGAACACACCCCCCAAAAACAATAAAATCGTTCACATTTTGAAGTCTAGGGTCATCTCTGTTAAATTTTTCCGGTAATCTTCCGTTAGACATAAGAAATGATAAAATGATACGAACGTAATTATTCAAGTGAACGGATCCACTTTATTTATTATCACGATATAAAATTCTTATATAGCAATATCTCATATTGGTATTTTCACACGAGCGTGTGAAAATGCTTGCGTAAGTCGCTAGACTATGAGTATAAAAATGCGAAACCTCATTAAAAATTTAAGTAAGAATGCGAATTCTTGTGCATTTTGTGTATATTATGTTTCACGCATTATTACCTACTGAAGTTATCGCAGAAATTACATCGCATGTTACACATCCCAAAACATACAAGCAGTTACTGCTATCATGCAAAGTTTTATATGAAGCAAATCACAGTGTGGACAGGCGTAATAGTATGTGTAATCATTTATGGACATTAATAAACATATTCCCAAACGAGAGTTGGGATTGGAACGAGGTTTATTCTAACCCAAACACAACAATGGCTAATATTGATAGTATGATACAGAAAAATCCCAATATTGCTATATGGAACAATCCGGCAATTGTCGTATGGAATGCTATTTGCGCGAATCCTAACGTTACTATGGATTATATTAAACAAAATCTTCCTCGTTCTAAAGGGCAAGCCCGTAATATCATATCCCAACAAAACGGTGGTGGTGGATCTTCGGACGATTTATACGATTATGTGAGATGGTCGGATTGCGAATGGCCAATGTTTAAGAATCCAAACCTTACGTTCGAATTTTTAGAAGAATATTTACGGATTATGAATAAATCGCCGATAAATAACGAGCTCCGTTCTCGATATATTGAAGAAATAATGTTCGATGCATCGTCAAGAATAAAAATAGAAGATATCGACCAAAATCTATCAAAATACGATTGGAATTTGGAACAAGTGTTACATAATCCAACTATCACAATGAAATTTGTAGAAAAGTATATCGATATGTTCAAATGCGTGAGCTGGCACGGTTTTTCTCAAAAAGTTAGCATGCAATATATTGAAGATCACCCTGATTATCCCTGGGGATGGAATTATGCGTCTTCTAGCTCTTATCTTACTATAGACTTTATCAAAAAACACTTTAATACACCGAAAAGGGGAAAATGGTTATGGATTGATATATTCAATAATAAATACGTACCTACAAAAGATCTAGATGAATACTTATTAAGCATTGACCCTCTTAAATTAGAAGAAATTATGCAAGAGGTCGATATTGATATAGTGGAATTAGATTATTGTTCACATATCGGCCCGGTTAAATTCACTAGAGGCGAGTTTGATATTATAGATGCTATAAGGCAATCTAATAGATGTGTTCCGATGTACAAATATTCAAAAAGTCCAAATATTACTATGGCCGATGTAAAATCTCATCTAGGTGTAAATTGGAATTGGAGAGGAATAGAGTTAAATCCTAATCTTACCTTTGATTTTGTATTAGATATGCAGTCAAATAAATGTAAATTAAATGATGGGTGTGACAACTTTTATTGGGATTTTAGACAAATTTCCCAAAATACATTTGGTCATAAGTGAACACCGTATTTTTGTATGTATCGAAATTATAATTACATTTATTAATATAAGTGTAACTCACACGATACATAAATATACACATAAATACTACACATGAAAACGAAAACAATACTCTTACTTATTATTGCTTCAGCTACAGCATATATAGCATATATGTATTGGGGTAAAAATAGAGAAGGGCTTAGTGGTCTCGGATTGGGTACCGGATTATTGAATCAAGGTATAGGTGCCCCATCTTATGAAGGATATACACCTAATGCCGAAAAAAAAGAGGAAAAACAAAAGGAAGGATTTTGTGGCGCATGTTCATAAGATAAATACAGTAGGTATATAGGTATATTTTTCTTATTTTCTTAATAAGAAACAAATAGGCGGATACCAATTAAACTCCAGATAATTTGTCGGGAATAAGACATGGTAATGATATAGGTTGTGTGGAATGTAAAAATGGACACAAATACCCTTTATAACAACCATTACTGCTGTTATAATAAATACATACACCGCGAAATGCTTTATGCATCAATTCATAATCTATTCCATCATCGTATGCAAAATCACGCACATCTTGCGTATCACGTACATCAGGTATATTAAACGTGTTAAGTATATGCGTATTACGTACATCAAGCATATGAAAATTACTCTTACTATTGTTATCAAGATAAAAAGGATGTATACCCACATATGAGAGATCATCATATTCATATTCATATTCAGTTCCATATTGATCGAACGGCACGTCATAAATGTTTCCTGTCTTGCAGGGAATATTTCCGACTTCACATAAACCAATATCCGTTGGGTGTGTGTCATTTTGTTCATTTTTCTCGTTAAAAATTTGGTAGTAATATTCATGTCTTTCTCTTTCTTCCAATTCTTTTTTTTCTTGCTCTTCTCTTTCTTTTCGCTGTCTTAATCGCTTATTTTCCTTCTTTTTATTACGTCTATTGTATGTTACATCATGAAAATATGGGCACTTATCGCCATCAATACATATGTTCTTATCTTTATCCACAAAATGACAGCGTTTTTTTGGTGTATTCGGTTCAGTTTTGGAACAAAATGTTATGGACGATTCGTCTCGTGAAATCATCCTGATGATTTATAATATTGGATATTAGTCATAAACCTTTATATTCTCATTCGCTTGGGCGAATGAGAATGTCACAAAATTGACATTTGGTCACAAAAATTTTATTTTCGAGCACACAGGTAAATTTTCATATATACCATTTTTATACAGGTATAGTAGTGTTGAGTTATATGCTCGCATATCTATGACTTCATCTTTTCGTACGAGTACACTTTCAAGAAAAGTCTTTAGGCCATCTTTTGTTAACGTTTTTGAATATTTTATAAGGGAAGTTGTATTATTAATCTTTTTCTTTTTGAAATTCGCTTCATAAACCTCTCCTACATATTTAATACGTTGTAAAGAATTAACCGGTAGATGCTTAGCCCTTTCAACGGTCATTCCAGCTCCAAATCCTTTTTGTATACATTCGTGTGTAGTACCTTTTTTTACATAATATGTATCGGCGCCTTTTTCTCGTGTAGGTATTTTTTTCTTTTTACCACAATACACTGTAGGTATACTACAAGATTGTGGATCGAACATACTCTTCCTGTATATTAAGTGTATTTTATATATCATTATATATCATTATATATCATTATATATCTTTCGTGTGAAAGATATAGATAAATTGTGTATAAACTATGATGCAGTAATAACTTTCACTAATGGATATTCTGTATCTTCCAAAAGACTAGATACCAATATCCAGTCCTCCATTCCACTGCAAGGCGGTTCCCCAATCACTGTTATCTCATATTCTCTCGCTTTTAACATAAAATCAACAATACACTCAATCCTTTCTCCAGAAAATATGTAACCCTTTGATAATTGTTGATGACGGTCTTTTCTTGATCCAAAAAAAGCGTTGTTCGCTTTTTTATCAGAAATCATTGAATCATTAAGATGGAATACTGATAAATACTTTAATCCTATTATTTTATCAAACTCCTTATAAAAACGATCTATTTCGCCCTTTAAACCAACGTCCCATTCCCCGCGTCCCATGAGATGGGCGGTATCCACGCATACCCCTAATTGTCCTCTTAGCTTCTTATCAACACCATTAATAACCTCCGCTATTTCTTCTAATGTACTACAGCACTTGTTGCCTTCTCCAGCCGCATTCTCGAGTATAATTTTCCTACGCTTAATAACTTCTTCTTGTGTAATACCTAGTATCTTTGCTATTTTCTCAGATTCAACAGTCTTTCTAGTCAATGCGGTTTCGATACTTTTTGATATACACTGTAACCCTGGTGTAGGTTTATCGAAATTTTTATCACGTGCACCAGGATGAACTACCACACCTATCGCTCCCAATATTACACTAAAATCAAGTTCCGCTATAAGACCTTGTAATGTTGATGCAAGAGCTTGATGGTAATTTGCATCTGCAATACCTTTCACTGTACCTGCCAAATTATATAGTAAACAACCGTGTATTACAACATGTATACCAGATCTTATAATCTCATTTCGTGCCGCTAATAAATCATCGTAATCGAATTTTGGCGAAAATTTGAACTTTGGCGAAGATATATAAATTTGACAGGCATTTAACGGCGTCTCGCGTGTTACACGAAGTATTGTTTTCAATACACTAGGATATTTTTGACAATGGAACCCGTAACGGTAAGAGGTATCGATTATATTGATTGACGTTTCATATTTATCGTGTTCTTCTATTGATTTCCCAATAAGATCGGAAGGATCAAAATCAATATCTACATCACATGAGCACACATTATCTTCGCATTCATCGCCTTCTTTTAATTCTTCACGGACTCTCATAAGTGTTTTACCCAAGTGGTTTTTACCGTTACCAATAGGACATTCGCCCCAAAATGTATCTTTCCAAGTATTGCCTTCTACAAGTAATGCGTTACCGGTATCTATCAGCTTTTTTAATAGTTCTGGATTACGTTCGAATTTATTTCTAACAATTATATACATTTCCTCTACTTTTACGTCTTCCCAATCTTTGCGAAGGTCTATTTTTCTTCCAAAAGCTTTAACTTTACTTGGCGTATCGATATGGAGTATTTTCTTTCTAATATTTTTATCTATTGTTTTAGCTGCAACGAATGCGTGTTCTGATGAAGAGTATACATCTCCATCGTATTCCACTTCACAATTCCAAAAATTACTTAAATACGCATACTTACCTTTAAAATTATCGATGGACATAGTAACTTATTACAGTAACATAACTTTATACAGTATAAATTACTATTATTTCACTTTATTTGTGACACATGCTCACCACCTGTAGGTTTATGTATAAATATCCATCAAATAAAAGTGATAATTTCGTATCAATAATGCATATTTATACACGATTTATCGCATCATGTTTACGTTACCTAACATATCTAGCACATTATTGCACGATATACTAGAATATGTTATGAAATTATTGGATTCTTATGAAAGGAGTAAGATATGTTCTGTTTCTAAATTGTTTGAATTTACTTCGGTGAGCGCTTCGAAGCAATTATCAACGACACCTAAACTTTACGATAATCATTGTCTATACAATGATTTATTCAAGAAGTTTGAAGCGTCACCATTTAGTAGTGTAGAACGCATACAAATTAGCTCAGAAATTAAAGATATTACTTGTAGGATATTAACGAATCGCGATTATCATCTTGTTGTTAGACTTAAATGTTATACTATAATACGTAAATTTGAGCTCATATGTGAAATTGGATATATACCAATAGTAGAATTAATGATTCGGAACAACAGAGACACCAACTTTAACGATTGTTTGATGGGCGCATGTAAAGGCGGTCACAAAACAATCATTGATCTGATGATTGAAAAAGGCGCTAACGAATTGTCTTATGCGTTGTATGGAGCATGTATTGGAGGTAATATGAATATTATTAATTTCATAATAACAAAATGCGAGCCGGAATATTTTGGGGAGGACGAAACTTCGCATTGGGATTGGGGGTTAAGTGGAGCATGTAGAGGTGGACATAAATTTGTTGCTAAATTAATGATAGAAAAAGGAGCTGGCGATTACCATGATGGGTTTAGAGAAGCTTGCTCTGAAGGTCAAATATCCGCTGCGAAATTAATGCTACAATATATAACAGATGGAACTGAAGGTGTGAGCGATGCGTGCTACAATGGTCATAATCATATCATTGAGCTTGTTATTAAGAAAAAGGTAGCAAATATAGATTGGGATTTTATCCTTTCAATCGCATGTGAAAAAAGGGATCAAAAAATAATAGAAACGATTAAAAGTCAAAATATAGGACAATGCAATCACTGTAATAAATCTATTAAAGAACATTAAGAATACTTAACGGGTAATTGATTTGATATACAATGTATATCAAATGCGTAAGCGCACAAAGCAAAAATACACAAGCCTTATCACTTTATATATCACGTATATCCAAGTGCTTAAGATCCCATACCTCTTCCTTAAATCCTTGCACCGAACCATCTGGTATTTTTCTTATAATTACAAGACTACCTGCACGTTGTTCAATTTCTTTTTTAGCAATAGCTATAGGGTCGAAAGGTCCATCCCATTTAACAGAAGGTGGCATGCCGGCCGCTATTTGTTTTGCTTTTGCACTTAATAGTCTCGCATATTCATAAGGGGTTATCACATTGTCGGTAAGTTTTTCGCATTTTTTCTCTTTTACGACCTCTTTTTTATTTATTTTACACTCAACATCCACATAATTAATTTCTATGTAATCTTGCATATAATATACTGCACATTTATTATGTATAACTCACACATAACTCATTTTTTTCACACGCATTGTGTGAAAAAAATTGTGGCCTTTAGTAGCAAACTTTCAGATGCGACAATAACATAATAGCGATATTATTACTTTAAGAATCGTCTTCATCATCCTCTTCTTCATCCTCCTCAACATCTAATCCGTCGTCATCCACCTCTTCATCTTCGTCGTAACCAATAAATCCTCTGATAGAAATTTCATCTAGTTTTTCCGCTAAATCATTGTCAATATCTCTAATCTTTTCAATCATCATGTCGTCTAGCACCTTGTGCGAGTTTTTAGCAGCCTCTTCTCTGTACTCATCCGTTAATCCAAACACAGTTTCATGTCCCTTTTCACCTTTTGCAGGAACTGGATTTTGATATCCAACGCATACATTCATGAGCTTATTTTTGACTCCAATAGGTAACCGCATGAAAACCAAACCAGTACCATCCTCCTCAAAATTACCATAACTATTTTTAGTGATTTTAGGTTTAGTGGTTGATGATGTGGTAGTCTCATCCTCGGCAGGTGTATCCTTAGCATCATTTTTACTCTTACCCTTTGCACTTTTTGTGTCTTCCTTAGATGCATCTTTTTTTGTATTTTTTACTTCACTCTTCGCATTCTTACTAGCATCTCCTTTAGTTTTCGCATCTTTATTATTTTTAGTATCTTTATTATTTTTAATGGTAGTTACTACTTCTGTTTTTCCTTTAGATTTAGGAATAGGTTCTTCCTTTTTCTCATTCTTAGGTTCTTTACCTTTTGCAATCACTTTAGGTTTTGTAACTACTACTTTCTTTTCTTCGGATTCTTCTGCAGAATTTTCAGATATTTCGACTACTTTTGCTTCATTTTTGGATAACTCCTTAATATACGCATCGTTACCCACCTCTCTGAATGGAATCTTTTTGGATGCTAAAGCTTTTCGTAATTCGGGTAATTTTGATTTAGTTAATGTCCATCCAGCACCGAATCTAAGATGGGCATTATACATACACATACTCTTTAGATGATCATTCTTGAATGATAAATGTGTCTTTACAAAATCGCCAAAAATAGCATGTGTCTTATCAGAGTAATCGATAATAAGAACCACATCCGATTTACCTATCCATTGTTGTGGATACTTCGTAGTTGATGATGCATCTGCTGTAGGCGCTGTGATCATGTTTTTTGTGTTGTTTGTGTTGCTATTACTAGTAGTGGATGTTGTCGTAGTGTAAGTACTATTATTTTTAGGTAAATAAGACGATATTTTAGAAACCTCGTTCATTCCATCCATAAAGTCGCTATCTGGGCCAAATGCGCTCTTCATATATGCATCAAAAGGGTTATAATCATTATCGCTGTCATCACTGTCATCACTATCATCACTATCGTCGCCACCGTTTGTTACGTAGGTATAAGAACCTACTCCACTTTGTGCTTCTTCTGTAATTCTACGGATAGCCTCGTTTAACATATCATTGGCGTCCATTTGTTTATGAGAACCCCCAGGCTTCCCTATAATTCTATCGAGAGCACTATCTGATACCCCTTCCCTTTTTAGCTGTCTTCTCATTTCAAGGACAGCATTGGTCATTTTCTCAAAAAAGTCTGACATAAATGATAATAATGTGATAGTAATGTGTTAAGTATGGTTGAGTGAACTTATATATCGCAAGTGTAATTCTCTATTTTCATTTTTTTATAAGGGTTGGGTGTAAATATAAAACACACATATTATACACAGATCCTAATTAATCTTATGGAATACCATAGATATCGTATGATATGTATATTTAGCGTGAATACACTAACACCCAGTAATATTACCGCATGGTATTTCTTTACATGGCGAGGATGATGTGTCTATAAAAGTTCCACCACCACTTCCATCAGGATATAACATACCTACTATTTTACCATCCTCACTATCACTTGGTGATGATGAACCATGCGTCGCAACATATCTATGTACGTTCGCATAAAAATCTGATCCTACGGGGTACGATAATTTGTTTACCGATAATTGTGGCAAATTAGATCTGCACGAATCTTTTCCTGTAAATTGAACGTTCGTACATCCTTCTGGCCCGCATGGTAATTTTGTACTATTTGCTGTTATAGGTGACGATATCCATTTACTAGATTTCCCATATTCACCTGTTTTTGAATTCACATACTTATATTTATAATATACATCAACACTCCATGCGGGTCCAAGTGAAGGTGCAGATGTAAATTTTGTTAAGTGCAAAGGTTCTGATGGTGTTTGAATAGCTGTAGTTAATAATAGTTCTTGTACGTAAGAACAATCGCTACTCCATTTTACATCAGGATTGGTGGATTTAACGTAATCACAGTTACCGGGTGAAGGTTTTTCTAATTTATATACACGATATATAAGGTATGCTATTCCCACAGCGACAATAATTAACCCGCCTATAGTTATTAATGTACTTCGTGAATAGGGCATATTATCGTTTATTTATAATCAAATATCATTTTAGTATCGTGATAATATTACGCGTATCATAAATCAAAATAAATAATAAGAAGTACCATATCAAAATACTAAGATGTATAATGATGATCAGGGTACCTCATCAGAATCTGAAGAAAGTAGCGGTATTTCTTCGATAGATTCTAATTCTACTGAAAACTCTGATGAATCGGAAGGGGAGGTTGCAGATGATGAAGCTATCGCTGTAAGAAAAGTGAAGGTAGAATTAGACACAATTTTGACTAAAGGAGGGGTAGTACCAAGAAGATTAAACCTTGCGGGTGATCAGGATGCAATAGAATCATATATAAATACAGCGGTTAATGTAATTAAAAATTTAGATAGACTTGAAAATTATAATGTAGAATTGGTCGCATTAGCTGCGTGTTACGATATGTTATACAAAGGGATAGTAAACGAAAAAAACATAACTGAATTCGTTAGTTTAAAAATCATCGACCATGCATACGATCCTATAGATATCATACGTTATGTTATGCTATATGTAAGTAAAAAGTAATTATTGTGCCATTTTTAGTATGTAATGCATACTAAAAATAAACTCAAGTGAAAGATAATGCTTAAAATAATACGATTTTATATATGTAAATAGTACACATCATATAATACTCTACCCTATATACATTATCTACCTATCTATCTTATGTCACTCATCACACCTCACTTATACTTAGGAGACGCAAACGATGCACAAAATGTCAACTTTCTTAAATCCAGAAAAATATCATTAATTGTCAACTGCGCGAAAGAAATACCCAACTATTTCGAGAAATCTAATCCACCACCTCCTCCTTTTAAATACTTAAGATTAGATCTTAACGATGTACCTACACAACCTATTGATGGTGCTTTGAAAGTATCGTCGGGTGCTATACTTAATAATATATCTAAAGGATTATCCACGTTCGTGCACTGCAGAGCCGGAATATCGCGTAGTTCTAGCGTTGTTATATATACAATTATGAGACTACACGATTGGCCGTTTGAAACTGCTTATCGATTCGTCAAAGATATGCATCCAAAAACCCATCCCAATCCTGGTTTTGTGGATCAATTAATTAAATTACAAGACGGTAGTACACAAAATCGTGTAATAGATCGAAAAGAAAGTAAAACTTTGGATGAAGGACACGAAACTGCTATTTTCGTAGACGATCCTAATATGCCTGGTGTGTATGGTGTGGTAGATTCTCAAAATTCTTCGGAACAGGTTACAAGTTTGACATTGGATAATGAAAACCCAAGACCTGCATATGCTCGTGGTGTAAAAAATACATACGCTAAAATATTTTCGGGTTCCAGATGACACTTTCAGTATTTTACGTTAATTTTCACACTGGAATGTGAAAATCTTTATTATGAATCAGTATTCATCAACTTCTAATATGACACGGTCAGTATAATAGTGTTTTATATATTCAATTACGATTTTTTCTTGCGTTGGTATAGGCAATTCAATTCTTTACGTAATATTACTGTTACAAAATCGTCCATAATATTACCAAGTGTTGAACTCACGCACACACCCCGCGTGTTTTGCATCTATATCCACAAATCAATACAAATATTTTGTGATCTTCGGTTACAAAATGTCATTTTCTTAACACTATAAAAAATACTTACTACCCTAAGTTTTCTCTTTACACATAATAAAAGCGATCGATACATCCGAAGTTAACATAGACAATATTATATTGCCACATATTTATGAACGAAGCTCTAGACCAAAAATATCTAGAACATATAGCGAAAGTTCATAAAGTCAATCTCCTTCAAGCTGCTAATCTAATAGATCGATGTATTAAGGAAATATGCGCAAATTCGGATTTGGAATACTCTAAAGTGTATGAAATTGTATTTTCTGGTGATATGATTAAGAAATGTGTATTGATTAATAACGATTGTACGAAACTTGAATTGGAAGAATGTGAAAAACGATGTTCATGTGTTTATTTAGAACCTTATGGTTGTTTGCCTAGGAAAATACCTGATGCTGATATCATAAATCAAAATCCTGACAAGTATATTATGAATAAATTAAGTAAAACAGAAGACCTTAAGAGGGTGCTAACGATCGCCGCATATTTGTATTATAATTATGATGGAGGTGGCTTAACAGATAATTCTTATGATGCATTGGAATATGCTATGAAAAAGAAAGAAAAAGTAAAAGGAAGATTGCTTGAAAAGATAGGTGCTATGCCTGTAGATAAAATTAGAACAGAATTGATATACGGTATGGCATCTCAAAGTAAAGTAAAACCGGGGTCTATTGAATGCCTTAGATTTATGTCTAAATTTACAGAAAACGATACGAAAAGTACGGTAAAACCTTTGAAATCGTTGAAATGCTGTTGGTCGCTAAAATTGGATGGTACTAGTGGTCAAATTACGTATAATAATGGAAAGTTAATATCCATAACAACACGTGGCGACGGGGTTATTGGCGGAGATGTTACTTATTTAAAGGATTATATATCGAGTATACCGCATAAAATACCGGTAGATTATAGAGGTGATGTAGTTATTAGAGGTGAGTTTATACTAACAAAAAAGGTATGGGAGAGTAAGTATGCGGGAACCTATTCTAATGCGAGAGCTTTTGTGAATGGTAAAATCAATAGTGGTCATATTACATCGGCCATGCAAGATATTTTATTCTTAGCTTATAAAATAAGAAAAAATGGGGATTCTCCATCGGTACCCAAACCTAGTAAGGGATTCAAGATGATGGTTTATTGGAAGTTTTTGATTCCAGATAATGGAGTGTTGAATGCATCACCTACCGTATTTGATGTTATGCAATTATATATTAAAAAACGCGCAGAAGCGGAGTACACAATCGATGGGTTGATATTAGCGGAGGATGTTTCGGAAGATCCTGTTATTGCGCATGAAGAAGTAAGAAATCCTATTAATTCGGTGGCGTTCAAAATGCAATTACAAGAACAAATACGTGATACGACAGTAATTGATATGAACTGGAATGTTAGCCGTTATGGAAAGCTAATTCCTGTCGCTATTTTTGAAGCAGTATATGTAGATGGTGTACGTATTACTAAAGCGTTAGCTTTCAATGCGAGAAAAGTTCAAGATTGGAATATGGGTAGGGGTACTAAAATAAAAGTTGCTAGAAGCGGTGATGTTATACCTCAGATAAAAGATGTTACAGTGGACTATCATGTTCAAAATTTAATACCTAATTTAATGCTTATTAAATATCATTGGGAAGGGAAGAATATTGTACTTGATGATATCGAAGGTAACCGTGATGTGCACCTAAAAAGAATAGTTTACTTTTTTGAAACTCTGAGTGTACCAAGATTACGCGGTAAGACTGTTGAAAAGTTTTACGATGCAGGGTTTAAAACACCCGAAGCTATAACAAGAGCTACGATTAAAGATATGAAGGCAATAAAAGGTATAGGTGATAAAACAGCTACATTCTTTTACGATACCATACGTAGCGTATTATCAAACACTCCACCAGATAGATTCATTGAAGCGTCGACAACATTCAAATCGGGTATTGGAAGAAAAACACTGAAACTATTATTCAAACACATCCCAAATGTGCTAAGATTATCTAGTACAGAAATTACACACACTCTAACTAAAAATAAGATACCAGGTATAGGTGCCGTAAAAATACAAAACATAGCGACAAGTATACCTGCATTCAATAAATACTTATCGGGATTTTCAAAGATAGATATTGATAAATCGTTAGATTATTACGTTAATAAACAAAATGAGATGAAAAAGATCGGTTATAATAGTCTTATTTCCGGTAAGAAATTTGTATTAACAGGATTTATGAACAACACCGATTATGAATTGGAAGATTACATATATGATAATAATGGTGATTTCGCAGATACAGTAATATCAAGTATCACCGCTGTTATATGCGGCAGTTTAGAAGAGGTTAGTAAGAAAATGACGACAGCTTATGATTTTGGTATACCTGTGTTAAGTATACAAGAATTTTCTGAAAGATTTAACGTACCACTTAAAAGATTTGAAAAGAAAGATGAGGAGGAAGATGAAGAGGATGATTAATTCTTATTGATTTTTATTGATTTTTATTAATTCTTATTAATTCTTATTAATTCTTATGGATCCTCGTTAATCCTTGTGATAAAAGTAATACTATCGTTCGATTCGAGATTCGAATCGAATATATTTTGTTCACTTACATAGAAATCTTTGACATATTCTTAAGGAATGCATTAGAACCTTTGGATAATAATAAACATACGGATACCGCAATAATTACAATCACAGATGATAAGCTTAAAATGGCAAATCCTCTGAGCTGCCTAGATACAACTTGAACGTCATTTTCTTCATCGGGTTGTTTTCCTCTGAAAACATCGTTAAGACCCCATGCGGCAACAACAATGGCTGCAACAACAGATGCGATGTAACATGTAGAATTCATAGCGACTATGAGAGACAATGAATAATAAAATTCGTATGAGTGAATGTTATTATTTCACAATATTTTATATTTTGATGATCTTTATTCTTAGTCACAAAATCTCATTACTGTTCGATACACAAAGCATCTATGTGATTTATATCTCTGATTGCGGTTCTAATTTTCATGAGTACTGTCCCTCTATTTTTACTTTTCGCTTCAGTGACACCACGATAAAATGGTAACAGGTTAGTTTGCATTTTCAGTAATATATCTTTGGTTATATCGCGAATACCCAATTTATTAGCTTCTTCAGCTAACTTATTATCATGTTCTTTTACTTTAGGTATGATTTGATCGAGGATGATGTTCAAAAATCTTGCCCCTGCATCCGATTTCCACTCTTTACCTACAACCAGTCTATGAAATGCGTTCCTTGATCTGTCACTAGAAACATAATTTTTCTCAACAGTACCATCATCTAACGTTAGTATAGTAAGACCTTTCATGAATTGGACGACACCCAACTCAGCTAGTTTATACATATCGTACGTATAGTTTTCAAGATTGCTTTTAATTAAAGATATGGTGAGCGGTTCAATTGTAGTTACGGGTAAATCCTTCAACTTTTGGACTACTGTATTATGGTTATTTGTGATTTGTTTTGGCGGTTTAACAGTTTGGCAACCTTTAACGTAACCTTCGCCATATGTTATAGTTTTTTCGAGGTTGACAATTTTGCTTTCCAAAACCTTATTTTTTGAAGTTAAAGTTTCGATAGTATCTTCGAGGTCGGATATTTTTTCTAGATATTGTCGACATCTCTTTTCAAGTTCCTCTGTTTTAATTTTATTATCGATTCGCAACTTTTTTATGGTCTTCGTGTCTAACTCATTCTTCTTATTTAGTACTTCGATCTCTTCAGATTTTGTTTTTATGGCGTAATCTTTTAACCCCAAGCATGTTTTTTGATGTTTAATTAGTGATGGTTTTTGGGTAAATATGTGATCACAATATTCGCACCCGTAATTATTTACTTTTTTCCCTCTTGTTTCCAAACAATATTTCGCTGTGTTGGTGTGAACTTTCAAAGTGTTGGCATTTACAAACGACTTACCACAAAAATAGCAAATATTATCGGACATATTCGTTCAACTATCTGTAAGATAGTTCAACTATCTTATAGATAGTTGAACTATCTTTTATATACTTTTCCTAACAATATGCTGACCCATAAATTTAACTATATTTTGAATAGTTCAACTATATATTAGATAGTTGAACATTTTTTCCCAGCTACCCGCCTCGACCCGTGAATATTGGGGACATACACACACACATCTCATTTTCAACTATCTATTAGATAGTTGAACTATCCAAAATATAGTTATTTTATTACGCTAATATTAACGATATTATACGATGATTTTGTACCATGCGCAAATCCCAACTATCAATTAGATAGTTGAACTATCTAATTGATAGTTCAACTATCAATAATTTTATTGATGGTAATGATACGCTAATATTAGCGTATCATTACCACGCATAAATTATCTAACTATAAGTTACGTAATCTAACTATAAGTTACGTAATCTAACTATAAGTTACGTAATCTAATTATAAGTTACGGACCGTAACTTATAGTTAGATAATCGATATACTCATTATTTTTAGCGATATATTTTTACGATGATATTTGGGTGGGAAAGTATGTTGTTGGAAGTTTGGAGATTGTCCGAAGAGGTCGTTTTTTGTTATACTTTTTTAGACGGATTTCATAATTTTAGTTTTAGATATTTATTTTATATATTGAATTTTGAATTATAAGATGAAGGTTCTTAGCCCAAATAAAAAAAATATTATAATGCGGAACAAAAATTAAGACTAAAGTTAAGTCCATATATTTTGGGACGCGCACATTCTAATATTTAATATTGCTAATATTAGTGATATTATACGGTTATTTTTTACCATGCGTAAATATTAACTATCTTACGGATAGTTAAACTATCTATAAAATTATTAATAGTGACAATACGCTAATATTAGCGTATTGTCATCACATATAAAATTCTCTAACTATAAGTTATGTAATCTAATTATAAGTTACGGTCCGTAACTTATAGTTAGATAATTGATATACTCGTTATTTTTAGCGATATATTTTTTACGATGATATTTGGAGTAGGAAAGTAAATGTTGGAAGTTTGGAGATTGTCCGAAGAGGTCAATTTTTCTTCATATTTTTTGTTCGGGTATCTCTTTCTATATATTGAATTTTGAATTATAAGATGAAGGCTCTTAGCCCAAACCAAAAAAAAATATTATAATGCGGAACAAAAATTAAGGCGAAATTAAAATGAGTTAGAAAAGTATCATTGAAAATATAACTCTGTAAAAAAGATGATGGTTACGTATTCTTTTCTGCTAAGAAAAGAATAAATTATTGGAACGCCCAATTCCAATAATCATTTTAGTGGCATTTTCACTAAAATTACGATATTTTAGACAAGAGTTTTGTAATACTCTTTTTGATTTTTTATTAACAGTTCATCGCAAATCTTTTGAGTATTAGAGTTATTATATTCGCATCCAAAATACCGCATAATATATGCTATATTACTACATGATGGTCTGCCTGAAAATATACCATTCCACATTGTTTCAAACTGATCAGGATCTTCACCAGGCGCAGTTGACTGTTTATAAATAAAAGTATCGTGATCGTTACGCCGTCTATCTAAACGTTCTAAAGAAAGTTCAAATTCTTGACACATTGTATTCATAACTAAAGTTTGTTGTTCTGGTGTAAATTCTGGTTCTTTCCAGTGTCCATTTTTCCCTAGTGCACGCTTAGCTATTTTTTCGAATGAGTAATCAAATTCTGTGCACAATTCTTCAATCATTGCAACCTCTTCTTCATAAGTAAATTGAGTTTTCTTTTCCATTATATGTTAACGTGGTAATAGCACTTTTATAACGTATAAATTACACATTTCATTTTTATTTAATATTTTGTTTTCAGAAAGGGAAAATTGTAATTGATCGCAAAACTTGTTATATACCGTTAATAGTCCTAATTTCTTGAATTTTTTCTTTAATTTAGCGAAACCCCAAACTCCTTTAGTAGCAAATTCATCGTTTACAAAATTATATCCAAACACAATACATCTTATATTTTTACTGATCAAATCAAACAAATGGCCGTTAGATAATTCCGGTACAACGTATAAATTTATTACTTTATGAAAATCTATTTCAGATAGCATTTATAATAATCGTTTCCAATTTATTATGTTTTATCAGTTTTTAACCACACATTCAGTATACATGGTATACTGAAAATTACAATAATCCCTCTTAACCTTCAAATCCTTGTGCTGCATATAACATTACACGTTGTGTAGGTATCCATTCAAAATTTGGACCTTTTACTAATTGCACATACCATTGTGTTTGATAAGTAAAAGCATCTAGTTTTGCTTGATCGAATGGATCATCGCTACCTAAAGTCATGTAATTGAATTTATCTACATTTTTGTTCGCATCAACATCGACAGAATTATCAAAATGCAACGGTTTCCATGACCCTCCTTTTGATGTTTGAAAGAATTGTCTTAATAAATTAAGAGTACTAGCGCCATCGATAACCATTATTGCTAAATGTGATTTAGTATGAACCTCGTGCACATTAATTTGTGGTAGCATAAGGTTCCAACGATGGTTTACGCTTGATGGAAACCCAGTGGTTAAAACATCATTTAGGTTGAAATTAGAAGGAAGATCGATAGGTTGCATATTCATTAGTTTAATATGATACCCTCCGTATTTTCTAACAACAGAACTTAATTCTGGTTGCACACCAGGAACGACCCATAATGCATAATGAGATTTATCGTTATACGATCTCGTAGGTAATCCTTTATGCGGGGCGCCATTATAAAACTCTGCTACCATATTTTCTCTTCTGTTTTCTCTTCTGTTTTCTCTTCTTCCAAAATAGTGGTTGTCATTTCTAGTAAACAAATATACAACAACGGCAACAATTGCGACACCTGCTATAGTGGTAATAAGACTGCACGATTTTGGAGATTTATTCGATGACATATGGGAACACAAGGATATAAATATATTCTTAATAATACGGCAATAGTATTTTTGTGAGCTTCACTTACGAAAGAGTGATAAAAAAGTGATAAATATATTGCTGTACGTAATTAGAAATTTGGGTGGTATGTTAAATATGCGCAAAAAAGAAAATAATGAGGTATGCGTAACACGTAACAAATGGAAAACAAAAACTATAGACAATGTTAGATGCGAGGAATCAACAGTGATTGTTAAAATGTGTAATTGGGGAAAATACTCTAAGGTTCTTGTTGATATTTTAGGACTGGCTGATGAAGGAGATAGAAATAAAATATTGGATATATCATCGGGTTCGGATACTATGAATTTTGTTATTAAAAAGATGAGCAATTTTACTTTAGAAACGCGTATAGAATTTTCATATGACGTTTGTGGTGCGACTAATAATATAAATTTGTATTATACGAAAAATACGATAATGTTGTGAGTTTTGGAAAGTTCACACATAAATATAAAAGTGAGATGTTAATCATAACAAGTATTATAAGTTAATCATCAAGTATTAGAAGTTAATCATCAAGTATTAGAAGTTAATACATCTGGAAATGTGTAAACTGTGTGAAATTTACGATTTATTATCTTTATATACGCCTCTACTTAACAGTTTTTTATATGTTACTTTACTCATATTTCCGTGTTTAATCGAAATAATGGTTATTTCTTGGCAACCCATCGAGTCCACTATAAATACGATTCTAATTTGTGCATCTATTCAATCATGTTTATCTGTTAGTGGAGGCGTAAATATGGGTTATAACTTTTTTTGTTGTTGTGCCGATAAACGATTGAGTGACAGAGAAATAAATAATATGTTAGAATATAGTGGTAATAGGACGTGGTGTTCTTCGCCAATGTTGGTGGGTAGCTTGTTTTCTCCAGGTTATACTATTTATTTTGGAGTACCGTGGTTACTAGTGAATATATTTGCGATAAAATTGTTGCCTATTGACATGTGTTTTCCACCGACATATTATTTGTTGATATTCATGCCATTACTTATATATTTTCCATGTTTCGCTGTAGGATCGGCTTATAGAAATATCGTAGAAAGTAGTAAGATTGATAAATTTGAAGAATCTAAAGTATTAACTCCGATTATATTAAAGTCTACTACCTCCCTTTCGGGAAATTTAAAATGCGATTCTGATGCGAAACATAAAAATGATGCGGATACCAAAGATATACCTGTAATTAATCTCTCGCCTATGTTTGTGTGTACACCAGAACCTATTAAAAGTCTATTCAATAATCAGCAGTTATATGATACTAAACCATTGACAGCTAGTGAAGTAAGAGGTGCATCATCTAAGACTATTTTTTGCTTCATGAAGTTTGGTATTGGTTACAAAAATTCAGATGATAACCCACTAGATGTTGACGATTTTGAAAGGAACAGAGCATTGTTACTTTGGTACCCAGAATGGAGGGAAAGAATTTTAGAAATGAGTGTTATATCTAAATATTGGAAGGTACTATCCGAAAATTGGGGCCAAATTGAAATGTTATACGAAAAGGATTACTTAATTCATCGTAAAATAAACCATGATGAGAGTGAATGTAATAAATATATACGTAAGCTACTAAAAGATGCCTATCATACAAAAATTCCAACATAATATTCATAATATTGGTCGTTTTTCTTATGTGTTTGCATAAGAAAATGAAAATTAGTTACTTATAACCAGGAATCAAAATTTGGGAACTCGATAAAATCATCATGTATAACACAATCGTGTATTTTTGATTTTTTCATCAATTCGACTACTAATTCATCTATATCTATCGTTCGCTTTCTTTTCTTGTACCTCCCCACATTTTCTAACGACAAATTACTCGTGCATTTTCCCTTACACTGGCTACAATTAATTACTTTCAATCCATGTTCACAATCAATCCAGCATACTTTACAATTATATTTACGTTTCATATGAACACATAAAGCCCATCCACCTATTCCTTTATTTAAGCACTTAATGCAATATATCCTATTATTGCCATGATCACATATAGTACCATTTGGATCTTTACATTGTTTACACGTATATTTTCGACATTCATGGTCACATAATAAGCTTCCCCCAGAACAATCCCTATAGCACAACACACACAAAGCTTTGAAATTGTTATGATCGCATATTCTACTACCGTGACACTTTTTACAATCGGACTTATTTTTGCCATGCTCGCAAACACCATCGCCCCAACATTTTTTACATCCGTACCGTATTATATTATGATAACAAATCTCGCTTCCATCGCATTCAATACATCTACTTTTTAATTTTCCATGATCACAATGTCCTTTCTTACGGCGGTCTAATAACAGAGCAGAGTCACAAACATAACTTATAACTGATGATTTCGAAAACATTTATATATAGTTAACAAAATAGTTCGCACATAGCTTCAGTAGCAATAACACAATACCGGTATTGTGTTATTGCTATGTGCTAATTCTTGTATATCATTTTTTTCGTGGTGATCGTGATATGTGTACAATAACACTGCATAATTATAGACGACGAATTATGTATATTACGTTTTTCTACTTGTTACGCATCACACACAAAATAACACTCAATACAATAATTATAGATAGTGTATCTATAGTACTAGGTAAGCACAACATATATAATAAGTTATCTATCACACTCAATATTTTTGCCCATATGGGTTTTTCTATAGTAAGTGCCCGTAAACTTACGCCATATTTATGCATTATATTAAATGCGGCGTCTCTTCCGGTCGCGCACGCAGTTTCCATAGAATACAAATCTACGGAAGATTTTACATGCGCTCCCGCAATAAACAAATTATTAAAAGAGGTTTGTATACTAGGCATAAATGGATTAGTATCTGTAGAATTTACCCATTTTCTTTCATTTGGTAATTGGGAAAGGATGCTTTCTGCCGCGCAGAAAGCATCGTGCGCGAGGATGGTTTCCGTCTTACGGAAACCATCATTATTCTGAGAGAGCATATTCCCTAACCCTGCATCTGGAAATTTCCAACCATCCCATACCTCAAACCTTGATACTTTGAAATCTTTGAAGGATTTATGTGATTTATTGTTATAGCTACCCATAATCGAACAAAAATTATTACATTTATATAGCTGATGTAGCACCTCCTCTTTGAATTCTTCTTCAGTTACTTCTTTCAAAGTTTTACCAAACAATTTACCGGGAACATAAGACACGCATGCAGTACCGCTTATTATAGATTTAATATTAGGTCCGAGATATACATCATTATACCACACATCATCTTGAAAATATAGTGTGAGGTTGTATTCACTATCGGGTAATATGTATGCTATATACCCTTCCTGTTTTCCCTTATGAGGTACATTCACCTTTTCTTCAAACCCAATGAAAAACGATACCTGAATATGAGGACCATCTCGTGTCAATCCTTTGAATAGTGATAGACACTTATCGTGTTGTATTCTTTCACTACTATTGCTTATTATATCGTATACTGCGAACGGTGTAACTGCTAATACGTAATAATCGCATATTACATTAATTATTTTCTTATTACATACCACATCTATACCCGTAATAGTATTACCCTCGTTTAGTATTTTAACTATCTTACTACCAAAATGGAATTGCACACCTTTTTCACGTAGATATTTTTCCCACGGATCGAACCACGATTCATTGCTTGGTCTTTTTAATACTGACCATTGACTACCTGATTTTTGCATCCAAGAAAGTGAAGAAGGTGAATGTAATGTCGATTTAACATTGCAGTTAGTATACTCCATATGTGAGTAAGGCTTGTTCAGATCAGGATACTTGATCATGCGGAAGAAATTCATCATATGGTGTAAACTTAACCTATCGGAAGTTATGCCTACCCATGGTCCAAATACAGAAACTACATTAACCAAATTATTCTTGTATAGTTTATCATAGAGCCATTCTTTTGCGTTAATTTTAGCATACTCATTTATACGTTTATCTGCAATAATCTCTCTAAAGAACTGGGCTTCTAGCGCAGCCCATTCGCTTATAGATATTTGATTAGACCAATTTTCAGCTTGATAAAATACATCGAATGAGCTAGTATCATCCTCTTTATCTCTCGTCAGTATGAATTGGACAGGTTTTGATAATTCGGTATCGTATACTGATAATGCCGTATCATTGGATTTTTCACACAAAAGATTTTGTGGACTAGGTATGTCTTGCATCACTTCATAAACATTCTTATAAAATTGGCCGTATCCTCTCCATGAATACTCAGTTGGAAATCCGTCTGGCTTTCTAGCACTTCTTGCTTGACCACCGCATGTATCCGCATATTCGTATATATGAACTTCATATCCTCGTTTTATAAGTTCATGTGCGCATGCCAAACCAGCTATGCCGGCGCCACATATGGCAACTGTGGGCTTACGCATTTACTTATATATCAACATTTCATAATTGGTATTTTGATACGGTAAAAAAAATGAAATATATTCGAAATATATTAGTTCAACTTATGTGAATAACATCATGAATATTCTTGAGCTTGAACTATCTTCGTGTAACGTATCGGATGAATATTATGTAAACAAGCTCCGAGAAGTTAGTAAGAATGCAGCTGCAAAAGAAGTTGAAGAAATAATTCTCGAAGTTGACAGTGGCGTTGATTTTGATATTTTAGGTGATTTGCTACTAGAATTTCCAAAACTAAAAACATTAACTCTTTCTCAAAACTACTCATACGGCGTTTGTATCGAATTAGATGATTTTATTTTGTTTCTAGAATCATTAAGCCTAAAAAAGTTTGTATTTAACGATTTACAATCCAAATTCTTAAAGGGTGTTGATCAAGATACACTGTTCAACAAGCTGCCAATCAATTGCACTTATCATATCACGTATGGATACGAAAAGTCAGACGCTACGACGCATATCCATCCTTCAAAAGATAAATATATGGTATTTGTTCGTTAAATGTAATATCGGTAATCATCATATTTATATACATATTTTACAACCATTCGATTGTAAAATATATTCTTATAACCTGTTTTCTTACATTTTATGTTTCTCTATCGTTTTTCCACAATTACACGTATTCGCTCCTTTTTCAATCATCAGTTCAACAATATTTAAATGACCATTATAACATGCTTCTTCAAGTCCATCATTCCAATCATTCGCTCCTTTTTTAATCATTAATTCAACAATACTTAAGTGACCACCTTTACATGCATTATAAAATGCATAATTCCAATCATTCGCTCCTTTTTTAATCATTAATTCAACAATACTTAAATTACCACCAGAACATGCATTTCTAAGTCCTATACTCCAATCGTTCGCTCCTTTTTCAATCATCAATTCAACGATACTTAAGTGACCACCGGAACACGCACCTTCAAGTCCAAAATTCCAATTATTCGCTCCTTTTTCAATCATTAATTCAACAATATTTAAATGACCACCAGAACATGCACCAAAAAGTCCATTATTCCAATCGTTCGCTCCTTTTTCAATCATCAATTCAACAATATTTAAATGGCCACCAGAACATGCATTATAAAGTCCAAAATTCCAATCATTCGCTCCTTTTTTAATCATCAATTCAACGATACTTAAGTGGCCACCAGAACATGCACCTCTAAGTCCACTATCCCAATCGTTCGCTCCTTTTTCAATCATCAATTCAACAATACTTAAATGTCCACCATAACATGCACCTTCAAGTCCATTATTCCAATAATTCGCTCCTTTTTCAATCATCAATTCAACAATACTTAAATGTCCACCAGAACATGCACCTCTAAGTCCATAATTCCAATTATTCGCTCCTTTTTTAATCAATAACTCAACAATACTTAAGTGACCACTGGAACATGCACCTCTAAGTCCATTATTCCAATTGTTCGCCCTTTTTTTAATCATCAATTCAACAATAGATTGATGGCCGCCTTCACATGCTAGTTCCAAGTTGATTAACTCCTTGTTTTTTAATCTAACAATTAAATGATAATCGCCTCGTAGCAATATTTGCTTAATATTGTCGAATGTTAAATTGTGCTTAATTATTACATCATAAAGGAAAGGTACTGGTGATAACTCTTTAGAAACTAAAAAGCATATACTTTCAAATAGTTTGGAAATGGTACACAATTTACTTCTTATATCGGAAGATAGTAACTCAATAATGTACTTGTATAATTCGTATGGTAGTGTATTCATGTGTAAATAAAATAGTGAATGTATTCGTTAAAATTATAACAAAACAAAAAAAATAATGTCATTTTTTACATGCGAGCGCATGTAAAAAATTGTACAGTGAACTTATTATTGTATAAAGTATTTGCATCAATTCTATACCAAGTATAGGATTATAAACCATAAAAATTGTATGGCACAAATAACAATAGCGTTCAGAATTTTAGTCGCATCCTTAAGGGGAACTGAGGTTGCAATTTATGATTATGCTGTTGCTAATGAAGAATTGTTAGGTAACAATTCCATTATTTTGATTCATATGAATTCTGTGGATTCTGTGAATAATATTCATAATCAGTCAGTTGTAAATAAGTTTAGGAAGAGATTTCATGTATATTTTTACAGTAACGTACTTGATATTGAAAGAATACTTTTACTTTATAAATGTCGTGTATTATATACTATTGCTTATGGTGAAAGAAGGGTAAACGATCCTACACTAAGTATTAATGGAGTATATAAAACCGCATTGCATTGTGTTTTCAGCATGTTAGACCCACATGCTGATACCTATGTTCCGATTTCTGAATATTTAGCAGAAAAATTTGGTAAAAATACAAAGATGATAGTACCACATATGATATCTTTGAAAATAAAAGACGATACAAACAATGCGAGTGATGTAAACACATCGTTATATAGAAAGAAATTAGGTGTATCTGATGGTGCTATTGTATTTGGTAGACACGGTGGTTTTGAAACGTTTAGCATACATTTTGTTCACCAAGTAATTAGTAATATAGTTAAAAATCATAAGAATATATACTTCGTATTAGTCAATACATATAAATTTATTACACATCCTCAAGTAATATTTCTAGATCCTATTGTAGATGAAAAAGAAAAGGTGGATTTTATTATGTCATGTGACGCAATGATACATGCGAGAGCTGATGGTGAAACTTTCGGTATAGCATGTGGAGAATTTAGTGTTTGCAATAAGCCTGTCATCACATGTGTATGTGGTGATACGTCTCATATAAAAATACTAGGAAATAAGTGTATAACTTATACTAATGCGGAAGAGTTAACGTATATACTTCCCAATTTCTTGGACGTCAAAACTAAAAAGGAAATAGAGATTTCAGATGTAAGGTGTGGTACTAATAATTTGTGGGATGCTTATTCATCAGTTTATTCTGCTAAACCTGTAATAGAATTATGGTGGAAACATTTGATCGAACCATGTTTAAAAGATAAATATTAACAAAAACTTGTATAAAATTAACAAATGCATTGCGAATCATCGGTTTGATCAATTTTGGTTAATTGCACATTCTTAACTTCTTCTATTTGAACGATTTTGGTATTTTTACTACTTTCTTTATCGTTGTGTTTGCACTCTTTCGCACAAGAATGTAATTTCTGAAGAAAGTTATCGAAATTTTCCCCAGTTTTGGCAGACACTAAAACGCAATCGTATACTTTATCTTTTAATGTTAATAATTCTAGTTTATCTTTAATGATATTCACGACGCTCTGTAATTGTTCATCATCTAGCAAATCCATCTTATTTCCAATAATAATGATATAAGAGTTTTTTAGGCCGCTTAAATCCGATGTATAATTATCAAGTATATCTAGCGTAGTTAAGTCGGTGACATCAAAAACGAATATTACTATCCTGCTATCACGAATATACATAGGCATTAAACATCGAAACCTCTCTTGACCGCCTGTATCCCATATGTCGTATTTTATGTTACCACGATCAGCCATTATAAAACTTGCACCAACAGTAGCGCTTACTTGCTCGTTGTGACGACCATTAGTTAATCTAATGGCTATAGACGTTTTACCTACAGTCGTTTTTCCCAACATAATTACCTTTAATTTTAACTTGGGTTTAGGTGTAGACATAAGTATTTACCCCTTATTGGTAAAAATGAAATATAAAAATGATTGTAAAACTTTATATTAGAAATTAACACACAGCAATATAATAACAGCAATCATTTATGGAGATGCAATATTTTGTGAGAGTGACGGGTTTACCATATAATGAAACTATTCATGATATCGATCTAGACAATCCCAAACCATATGGTTTTTCTTGGATAATGCCTGAAAATAAAAAATGGCATAGTCGTATTGGTTCTTTTGATTATTTATACAAAAAATATAGCGCTTTGGTAGAAAAAGATGATGAATTTGAAGATGAAGATAGAAAATTTCAATTTTCTTATGTATTTTTCATCTTGAATGACAAAAGAGAACCTGTTGAAATTATGAATTCAATTAGACTTTCACCTGAACATACTTATAAAATATCTGGTGCAAGAAGAAATACACCTGCCGTATTCGCAAATCTTAGTGTGATAGATGAAGATGTTCCACGACTAGTTTTTAAAGTTTAATTCATTCATAATCTCAACTTTCATAAGTTTAGCTTATGAAAGTACTGGTATTTATACATTTCATTATCTATAACTTAAATCGGATGGAGGCATGTCCGGATAATACCATATTTCATTTGGTGGATAATGATCTGTACAGCAAGGTTGGCTTCCAGTCCACACGTTAGATAAATCTATCTTAGGTTGACATCTTTCTCCGTTTAATGGACATACACCACTACTTGGACACATCATAATATCACCTCCCAATGTACTTACACATGCGATAGGTAAACCGTTCGATGTTTCAATATTCTTAAAATAACGTGAGTTTACAGGTTGCATCGACGTATTAATAATTTTTCTTTCGAAAGGTAAAGTATCGTTATAAGATTTATGTATCGAATTAGGTTTTGAACGGCAAAACATATACACAGCAGCTACCACAACAGCCGATACACACACTACTTTGAGTGTATTATTAAGGGACATTACAAGTATATTTTTATTCGTTATTGTATATCTTGTATTTACTTACTATATCATAATACTTTTTTCATAAGCACAAAGCTTATGAAAAAATAAAAATCCCTTTACATTTCGTGCGTGATTCACAGCACAAAATCTCCTTTACAACAAAATCTCTGTTCCTTGATAATATCCTTGAGGAGTAAAATTTGCAGAGTACAGTTCTATACCAGTAACCACCGAACCCATCAAAATGAGGTTTTTAAGTGGACTTTTTTCTAATATTAGTGTATCATTGAAAGCTGGCCACGTATTATTTATGCGTCGAATGATAAAATGGTCGTCATTGTCCATTATTTTAGCGTGTAAATAGATTTTCATTTTGCTTGTTGTAAAAAATACAACCAGATACGAATCATCATGCCTTGTTAACTTATCCAATGCTTCTGAAATTATGGTTACAGGATTTGCCATAAAATATGATATGTGATATCGTAATTAGTTATTATTATTTGTGTATTTTTATCACTTTTATACACGAGCATATAAAATCTTTTACAACCAAAGGTTGTAAAATGAAAATTTCAATCCGCATCATTTTTTTCTTCCTTTGCAACTACCGCATTTACTCTTATACTTTATGAGTTTATTTTTCTCGCATACTGAGCAACTACCACAATCCTTACATAAATAATCGATACACTTACCACAGTAAACCTCATTGCAAAATGCGCAAATAAACGTATCATCGTCTTCTGTATCAGTTTCTTTTTTGCAACCTCTACATTCATATACAGTATTTATAACAATACCATTACTCTCGGCGTTTTCTTCCACTTCACAACTATCTTTTTCGGATTCTGATGAGTCACTCACATAATTTATTTCGATGTATTCTTTTTCTTCGGGCTCTAGTACACCGAATACTTTCTCGTATTGCTTTTTAATAAGTTCGTTTTTGGTAGAAACTAAATTTTGAAAAACTTTATCATAAGATACATCCGATCTGTTAGAGCCACTTAATACAACGTCATTATTTTTAGGTTGTTTGGTAGCTGCAATTTCATATGAAAACACAGTACCTTGAGACGTTAATTCTGTGTATAATTCACTTGTCTTGAAATTATTAAACTCAGCTGTAGTTCCGATTAAATTGATCTGAAGGTTAAACGATTCATTATCTTCAAAACACTCTGATCCCTTTTCCTTAATTTCAGTAACATTCATATCTATCGATTTTTTCTTTTTCATTCCCGTACTAATTTTAGTAAACTTCGGTTCACTAATTTCATCACCGATACTATCAGTATCTTCTCTCCACTCTACAATCAATACATGTTTATTAGGATTCTCAAGATAAGAGTGTTGTAAAGAATTACCTGGGTACTTGATATTTTTACCTACATTTTGTGCTTTATGTATATGACCGCTTATAACCAAAGGATAATCTTCATCCCATACATCGCCTACTTTTGATTTAAAAGTATTATCCTTATTTCTTGGTTTACACCCTTTGAATTCCTGATGTGCGAAAATACAATCGGCCAATTCCCATGTTTCTCCATCTTTTACTAAAGTATCTAATGCTTCTTGAAATCTACCGACAGGTACGTAAGGAACAAATACAAAATACTTTTCTTCGATATATACTCCAGTTGTAGTATCAACAATCGTTACGTTATTCCATTTCTTGAATGGCCCAAAAATATGGTTAGTAGTAAGAAACTGACTATTGTTAATATAATCGTGATTTCCAATAAGAACGTATGTATGCGCAATTTCTGATAAACCTTCTATGAATTTCTCCGCTAAATTATGTGGTTGTACGCGCACAATTTCATGTGTATTAAGAATGTCCCCTAACACCACAATGAACGTAGGATTATGTTCACGAGCAATAGCAACAATTTTAGTTACATACTCTTCGCTTTCACTTACGTCAGAATTGTGCTTAAAATGCGGATCACCAATAACTAATGCTTTCATACCTTACAATAATAATTATACTTTATCTTAAACTATGTACGTAAGTATTTATATTTTCATTTTTGAACCAAATATTTCACACTTTGGTGTGAAATATGAAAGGTACACATGTTTACACTTTCCACCAATGTATTTTTTCGAGGTCTGCTCTTTTTTTGTCCTTTAGCTCATCGCTACCATTCAATTTCGTCCAACTTCTAAGTTTTAGTTTGTGTTCGGACATATAATATCTACGGTATGCAAGAATACAACATATGGCCGATTTTTTCTCAGGTTTATACTTACATTCTTCAGGCATCGCTTGTGGCATAGGAAGTGTAAAACGTAAAGGGTTCCATTTGCTTTTTTTTATTGTGAATGTAGGAATACTTGGTGGTGGATTGAATTTTAGAAATATAAGTTTAGATTCACACGCATGTAATTTTGTTTCAGGATGACCGTATCTAAATCTCCATTCCTTACATAATTCCAATCCTAACTTTACAACATACATATAGTTATTCACATGCTTCCTTACCCACACGGCACATGGATGATTAAAGTGTGTTTTACGGTAAAGATCGTGAGTTATTGAAAGTTCGGGATCGAGTATATGCCATGCGGTACACAGTAATTGACATAGCTCAACAATCATTTTCACAACGTGCTTATCAAAGTGATACCTTGCGCATCTTCTTATGCAAAAAGACAAAAAAAAGATGTTCATAATGCAATCGCGGTATATTAGTGATAATTTTACTTATTTTTTCGATTTTATACACTATGTGTATAAAATAGTTTAATAGTGCGCCAAAAATAATGATCCTTAAAATCAGCCCAATTTTCGGGAATTTCTTGTACCTCCATATTTATTACATAATATGGGACTACGGGTTTACTATAACAACCAAATTTGGTATCATAAATTCTATGTACTTCTTCCATTGTACATCCATCATTTTTAATCCTTTAATTTTGTTGGAGCCATTTGTATCTTCGACGCCCCACATTATCATTACAAGCTATGCGTTTCCTTACTTTAAGGATGCTATTATTTAGGCAAATATCTTTTCCTGCATAATGACAAAATCGTTCAATAGAATTATACACAAGCCCATATGTTTTTCATTTTTATACACGTTAATGTATAAAATTCATAGTTGTTCCTGCCATATTTATATTTTATCCATGCGACGATTCAATGTATGCGATGATATCTTATAATCAACATAGTAAAAAGGATTGTTCAAAAAAGAACTGGTCGTTTCGAGATGCGCGAAAATAATAGGCTTAATAACCGCCCAATTTACTTGTTCCACATTTTCAAATAACTCACGGCATTTCAAATCCTTCAGTAAATTATCAGGGGAATTTGTACTCAACCATGTATAATATTCATTCTCGATCATTTTTAATACAACTTTAATAGCAGTCGTTTGGTGTTCATAAATTCCAATAGTCGTAGCATCGTAACCGTCATCATTAACAAACATGACGGCAGTCCATAATTTTGAACCTTTATCATTTTTGCGATCTTTAGTTTTGGAGGAAGACGGTAATTTATGTTCTTTTTTATCACTTCCGTTAAATATAATCTCAAACTCGCGCAAAAATTCTTCGTCACTCACACGGATAGTTACGTTTTGCATGTTATGTATCGTTGTAAATATGGCGAATAATTCGATAAATTTTACCGATATTTTCGAAAATAAATTCACTTTTACACTAATATACAAAAGTGAAATATTGATGTACTATAGTACATCAAAAAATATAAAAGTGTTATTTAAACGTATAAATTACGTTAATATTACAACATATTTTCTTACTATCTCGCAACTGTTTCAGTAATTACAGCAATATTCGATTTTTTATGTCAGGTAAGAGACTTAATCCTTTTCAACATGCGCTTATTAGACCCGATGCATATATTGGATCTATTGTAACAAAAAATATTACTGCGTACGCATTAGATGACGGTGAAGTTACTACTAGAGAGTTAGTAAATAATGCGGGTCTGTTCAATATTATACGTGAAATTGGTTCAAATGTTATTGACAATGGATGGAGAAGTCAAAAAGCAAATATACCAATGAAAAGCGTAAAAGTTACATGGGATAGCGAAAATAAGCAGCTCTCTTTTTGGAACGATGGAGCATTCATATCAACCAAGAAACATGTATACGAATACGAAGATTATAGAAAAAAAACAATCACTAAAGATGAATTATACCCAGCAGAAGTGTTCTTTGGGGAAATGTTGGCTGGAACTAATTTTAATGACGATGAAAATGTTGAAAGAAAGACTTCTGGTCGTAATGGTCTGGGTTCCAAATGCACGGTTGTGTTCAGTAACGAGTTTATCGTAAGGCATACGGATTCTGAAGCAAAAAAACAATTCTTGCAAATTTACACAAATAATGGGAAGGATAGAACAGCTCCAAAACTAACAGCTTATAATGCTAAAACCGCATTCACAGAGATTAGTTTTAAGCCCGACTTTGAAAGGTTCAAATACGATATCGAAGATGAAGACGTTGAAAGAGATTTTATTGCACAACTTGGCATGTATGTACTAGAGGTTGCAGCAATGACAGCTATACCTGTGCATTTTACAGTGAATGATGTAAAGTCTACGTATCATTTCAAGACTTTTGATAAGTATGTACGCATGTTATATCCAGCAACAGCGACGCATAAGCTCGCATCCATTACGTTACAAAACGGTGATGAGTGTATTATTATTGAAAGTCATACCGATCCTGAAGCTGAAATTCCAGAAACATTGGATGGCATTCAACACGTATCTTTTGTTAATGGTATCAGAACAAAATCCGGTGGAGTACATGTTGATGCTTGGAAAGATGCCATATTTCCAGCTTTTGTAAGAGTTTTTAACGCTCGTAAAGCTAAAGCAAAATCTCCTGTACTAAAAACCACTGCTAAAGATGTGTATCCTTACATTACCCTATTCATTAGAACTGAGGCAGATAAACCGCAATTCGATCAACAGACTAAAGATTTGTTGAACGGTCCGCCTTATCACTTATGGCCAGAAGGTAAAACTAAGGTCGCAAAAGAAGAGCAAGAAAGCGTAAAAGAAGATATTGAAAAAGCTATTGTAAAAATGTTGAAATGGAACTTTATGGTGTTGTTAGAAGAAAAGTTGCTAGCGAGAACAGGAAAAAGTGTTACAAAAGCAACAAAAGTAGACGGGCGTGTAAATTTTGGTAAGAAATCTGAAGATGCAAACTTGGCGGGTGTTGAACCTGAAAATTGTACCTTATGGATTACGGAAGGACTTAGTGCAAAAGCATTTGTGGTGAGAGGAGTATCCCATCTCGAAAGAGGACAAGACTATAACGGAATTTTTGCTATACAAGGCAAGTTTATTAATGTAAAGAAAGCTACTAGGGCTGAAATTGAAAAAAATCCCGAAGCGCCAAAACTTATGAAGATGCTGAATATTAAATTTGGTGTAGATTATAGCAAACCTGAGAATTTGAAAACACTACGCTATCACCACATTCGATTTGCGACAGATATGGATGATGATGGTATTCATATTAGAGGTTTACTTATTAACCTATTTTATGCATCATGGCCACAGATGTATGAGATGAATATGATAAGTTCGCTTAGTACAGGTGTAGCCAAAGTATGGTTTCCCGGTAGAAAAGACAAAGATGCGAAGATATTTTTTTCAAATCCTGATTACAAAACATGGTACGATACAGAAGGATATAATAAATCTATTAACGAAGTTAAGTATCTGAAGGGGTTAGCAGCTATTAATGCTAAAGATGTACCTTTTTACTTTGATGATCAAAAAATTGTTAGGTACATACTTGAAGGTGATGATAAAGAATATATGGAGTTAGCGTTTGCGGGTGATAAAGGGGCTGCAAAAGGAGAAGGTAAAATGTCGGATAGAAGAAAAGAATGGATTCTTCGTACATCTACACCAGACGAATTTACTAAAAGAATATTAGACTTAAATATAGGTGACGAAGAATTGCCATCGGATGGAAGCGAAGAAATTACTGAATGTAGTGAAGAATATGAAGATGAATACGTATACGATGGTGATCTTGGTCTTTCTACTTTTATAGATAGGCAACTAATTATCTACCATAAAATGGCCCTCGAAAGAGCGCTCCCTAGTATAATCGATGGGTTAAAAGATGGACAACGTAAGGTTTTTTATGCTATAAGAAAGAGAAATTATGCTAAAACTGCAGATCTAGAAAAGGTAGCAGGTGCTGTGAAAGAAATATCATGTTATCATCATGGTGCTGCATCATTGATGGGTACTATCGGTAATTTAGCTATACGCTATCCAGGTAGTAATAATTTGGCTTTATTAGAAAGCGATGGCGAATTTGGTACAAGAAATTTTGGACCAAAGGGCGACGATTCTGGTCAACCTAGATATATCTCTACGAAATTAGAAGCTGTCGCAAAATTACTATTTCGTGCGGAAGATGATCCTATTCTTACACATAACATAGCAGATGACGAAGCAGTCGAGTATGAATTTTTCTTACCTATTTTATGCACACTACTTATTAATGGTGCTGCCGGTATAGCTACCGCATGGTCATCTAATGTACCAAATTATAATCCTAAAGATATTTTAGCATGGACACTCGCATGGCTAAACGAAGAGCATCAATCCCAACCAAGATTAATACCATGGTATAGAGGTATTAATGGGCCTATCGAATTAGAGTTTGAGAAAGGGGTTGATGTTGATGATCCTAACAATTTACCTGTACGATATAGATCAACAGGTATACTTGAAGAATGTTGTGGTAAAGGATGTAAAACTATCGCGGGAAAGAAAAAATGTGACGGAAAACCTGGATGGTGGCATATCACAGACTTACCTGTTGGTTTATGGACAGCAGACTTCAAAGAAGATACTATTGAATATCTAGCAACTTGTAATCCTCCCAAGGGTACAAAGAAAAAGAAATTGGAAAAGAAATGTATATCCGATTACAAAAATTACAGCACTGCGAACAAAGTTCACTTTATGATTAAACCTACGAAGGATTGGGAACCCGAGATTGGTACAACATTGAAAGATATGACTACTACAGCTAAATTTACAAATATGGTTGTTGTTGATACTAACAATTACCCTTTGCGATACGATTCGGCCGAACAAATACTTGAAGCTTGGTGTGAAAGAAGATTAGTATTTTATGACAAGAGATACGAATATCAGCTCGGTCTATATAAGAGAGAGTTACTACGTGCAAAAAACAGATATGTATTCGTTAAGGCTGTTGTTGATAAGAAATTGAATATGCATCAACGCAGAGATGCGTTAGAAAAAGACATGTTAGCTCTTAAACTTAGCAAAATGTTACCTGAGAAAAAGGAAAATGGGTCTAAAAATGAAGAAGAGATAGACATCCTTCAAGATACAATACAAGAAATGAAAGAAATGAAAGAAACAGAAGAAAATACAAAAGGCGGAAAGAAGAAAGAAACAGGACCATCATTCGATTACTTACTGAGAATGCATATGTGGAGTATGACAGTAGAAAAATCGGAAGAGTTGAAAAAGATAATTGATCTTATCAAGAATAAGATTGAAATTCATAAAGGTAAGACGTCTAAAGATTTATGGAAAGAAGATCTTGCAAAGTTTGAAATAGGATACAAGAAATACTTGAATGATTACCCATTGATTTAGTGCCATAAACAGTTCTTGTAACGTGTTGCGAGGACGCGATGATTTTGTTCCAAAATCACTTTCTTATACGGATGTATAAGAAAAAGTATGGTGTAAAAAGCGAAATATTTAACCAAAAATTATCGGTATTTTTATCGAGTTTACTCAACATACATACGCAAATATACATAACATGCAAAACGAAACTACTGTAAGCGTCGTATTATTGGATTATTTATTGGATTGTACTAAAGTACGTACTGGTATGAAACCGGTAAAGTTGGGATCGTTCAGATTTAACAACGGTGTCAACATAGGACATGTTATCGCCTTTATCATACAGAATATTGACCACCTTATTAACACAGCATCGCAAACTTTTATTACCGCTCACGGTAATTCTATATTTACCGATTTTTTTCGTATGTCTTTCACATTACATCAAAATACAAAAAAATATATTTATAATCTTAAGAATTCCGAGAGACGTCACTTTGATAGATTCTCATTGACAGATCCAATTAATTCTTATGGGGATCACGTGAAGATAAGAACTAATTACAATCGATTCAGAAAGCAAAGAACAAACGTAAATATGTTATCGGATTTGCTTCGTTCTAATACTCCATGTAAGGTTGATGTATATAATGTTCTGCACAAGTTAATGATAACGCAACTAAGTATCTATCCTGTAAATGATAGAATGCTAGCAAGACAACAAGATATGCATCGAAAGCAAATAGAATATACAAATTTTGTGTACACGCATTGGAGAAACGGAGTTGTTTATGTATGGTATGCTAGTCACATACTACCATCCGATATTATCGGTGTTATTAAGGGTATATTTATCAATCTTATAGGAGTCTAGGGAACAGTTTTTGATATACCAAACTTTCAGATGTGTTAACTTAACTTCTGATATACATATGTATATCAAAAAAAGTGAAATAATTAACCAAAATTTTTGATATTTTTATCGAGTTTACTCTACATAAATACATCTACACACAAGTATACTGTAAAATGGGTTACGATGATTGCGAGTGTTTTGAGTGTTACAATGGCGGTATGGGAAACAACCCATGCGAAGACACTGGATCGCATTGTGAAACTTGCCTAAAATGCATTCACGAAATGTGTGGTGGTACATCACATAGAGTAACAAACGCTTTAAGAGAAAGTTTTAGTTGGAATTGTGATGGAAGATGTACAAAGTGTGATTCAAGAGGAATTACAATAGCTATTATGCTATGCGAGGGGTGCTCCAACAATAGAGATACAAGTGATCTGAATGAATTTTTCGATTGCTGTTTTCTTTGTGATTACGAAGGTGAACGTCATTACGAGAATAATGATAAGTATGAATCTGATGCTCATATTTGCAGAACATGCGAAAATGAATTTAAGGGAATGTGCCCAAAGAGAACACGAGGAGAACCTACAGAATTTGAATGGTGGGATACAATGTTCCCATGTTTCAAGTGCGGCGATTATGGCGGAAACATAGCGGTATGCAATCACCATGCCAAGATGATAGGATGTGGCGAAAATAACATTGCCATTCACCAGGTTTTATACGCAAATCTGTGTCACAATAACGATCAATCTTAAGTACAATATAATATTTTCGCGAAAAGTCTTTTGGAACCCCTCGGTTTCAAAAATCTATTAACCATTTCATACACTCGAGTGTATGAAAACTACATTAAATGTTTCCTGCCTCGCATGAAACATTCGTGACGTTTTGAAACAAAACGTTACTGATTATTTTTTTGCGCTCTTGCCCTAATATCATCAGCGCTAATTTTTGGTCCTCTCATTTTGCCTGCAGCCTTAGGCATCTTTCCAGTGTTATCCTTCGCATTACCACTCTCAGTATTAGTACTTTCTGTTGTATTCGGCGGAGCAGGTGGTTGACCTGTTACTCCTCTAAATAATTCTCCGGCACCTTGACCCATTCTATCTGTAATAATTTTACCAAGATAGAACATTGCCGCCTGCAACATAATCATACCGATAAGTCTAATCTCTACAGGTAAGTTAGTTGTCCATCTCTCGCATGATTTTTCTCCCAATTCAATAAGCAAACTATCGTACTTGTACATCATATTGATTTGTTGTACAGCGAAACCACCAAGATCGATGCTCATATACTCAGTACATACATATTCCATTACTATCCAACTGCCTACCAGGTATGTTCGGTATGTTTCAACCGTATCATCTAGATATAGCTCGCGTATAGTACGTTCGTAAGACGTTTTCATCATTGACAAATCTGAAAATTCGTTCCATTCTGGGATTTGAACACTCAAATTTCTACCGTATTTCTTTTTAAGAATGCGAAATCTCCATAAATACTCTTCTCTTTCCTTGATTAATCTTTCTTCTGGTGATAATCCCGCATATATATCAAACTCTTCAGGGTCCTCTTGTGGTTCTTGTTGATTTTCCTGATTTTCCTGATTTTCATTTTCCTCTTCTGCTCTACTTGCCGAACCAGCTATAGTATCTTCACTCTCAGCCAACATATCTGAATCTATAACTTCGGATGAATCGTCTTCCCCTTCTGTAACCCCAAGCTCTTCATCAATATCTTTTCCACCCTTAGTTTTCCCATTCTTTTCCGGTTTCTTATTAGAAACTGTTTCAGTGGCTACAGCAGCTACTTTTTGCGCAAGAGTTTTCGGTGATTTTGGTGTGATATGTGTATTAGGTGCTACTTTATCTCTAGGTGTATGCGGAGCTGTAGATTTTGCGGCGGCCGCTGGTTTATTTTCTGTACTTTTTGTATCACCAGGTTTAGGCATTTGTTTTAAGATCGGTTTTGATCGAGGTATTAATGGTAACCCTTTCTTAAGTTTATCTTTGACCTCTAAGAGTTCCAAATGAAGATTAGAGAATTTAGGAAAATTAATAGGTATATCGGGGATAGGTGTTGTACGAGGAATTTTATTAATCTTAATTATTCTGGTCGACATGGTAATATTGCTATATTACTTATGTAATTTACCTATTTAACACGTACGTTTAAATATAATGTTTTCGTATGGAAGACCATACGAAAAAAATAAGATAGGAATTATACTTTGACTATACACAATCCTGGAGAAATGGGTAGATTTAGCATTTGCAATCCACATTTCCTAATATAGTCAACCATTTTATACGAATCTGAGCAATATTTACTTTCAGTCATGTACTCTGCTGCAGGGTATGTATCATGTAATATAATAGTACCACCTACTTTCACGTAACGTAAAGAATTAATGAAATCGGTTTTTACTTGCTCATAATCATGACAAGCATCGATAAAAACCATATCAAATGATATTTCATCCCCTTCTTTTTCTTTAGTTTTGCACATTTCAAAATAATCATCAGTCATCATTTTATGGAAGGTACCGGAAAAATTGGGTACATCATTAATATCTACACCTACAATAGTAGGTACTATATTACTGATAAGATGAGGCACAGGACACGATCTTACACCTAGTTCCAAATATGTTTTTACATTGAACTCCTTACATAAGTTAGCAATTATACCGGGATGATCAATAATTTCAAACGGTTCGCAATACGGAACAATGTTAAAATGGTTCCCAAAATTACGATAAATTATAGGGAAAAATTCCGATTGTTTAGCGAGAGGAAGTTGCCAGAAGGGGGTAGATACACAAGAATTATTAGAATTATTTTCAGGTGTACATATATTATGCGTACCTTTCTTCACTATACAAAAGGATGCGTAGCGTATATATTCAAAATCTTCTCGATGGATTCTTAAGTCGGAATTATCGTGTAATGAACCCTTAATAAAAAAGAAAAATCCATCGTGATTTAGATTTTCGTAATACAAATCCCTATCGAAACGATTAGCCAAGATTATATCATATTTATCTTTCTTATCGCACGATATTGTTAGATTATCACCAAATACGCCTAATGCTCCGGATAAATTTAAAAAGGATAGTAACACTCCATCTTCACACAAAATTTTAGGTTTTAGAGCCTTGAAAATATATTGTATTAGAGACATAATGCATATATGATGACACCAATTAGTTAATACAACTCATGTTTTTAAATGTCTGAGAAGCCGAAAGTTACTAAAATTTGTATAGATATACAATTATCCAATGGCGCTCACCGTATGATATCTTATGAAAATAAAAAAAATGTGCAAAATTTAATTCATAAACTCGCCAAAATAACCACAAACGAAGAGGTAAAAAAATACCTTGAGGATATAAATAATTATTGTATTTTGTGTCAAAAGTATTCGGATCTTATATGTTTAGAGTGTAAAATGACCGTATGCGATAAATGTTATAGTAATCACCATCATTAGATAATATTTCATATTGGCATTTTCGCACGCATGCGTGCGAAAATAATTATCATATGAAGAAACTATCAATTTATCGTTGTTCTCTAAAAAGATTAGATAATCGATCCGCTTCTTCATTACCTTCAATACCAGAATGTCCTTTTACCCAACAAAAATTTAGTATAGTTCCACTCTTCGCATGCTTCAGTAGAGATTGATGTATACAGTACCACTCGTATCCATTTTTTACATCCTTATTCCAATAACCTCCTTCCGTATAAGGTGCATCATTTTTTATAAGTTTTCTGCACCATCCCCGCATCCATCCTTGTGGTGTAGATTCTACTCGCGTAAGTGTTTTTATATTCTTACCTACAATACCACCAAGTACATATTCACTATCAGTGTAAATATTAGCGTATATTCCCTTAGGACACGATTCTAGAAATTCTGCCATAGCTGTTAACTCCATTTGGTTGTTTGTTGTTTTTTTCAAACCTCCATAATCGGAAACAACTATTGGAACTTTCGGTTCAGATAATAAATCTTCGTATACGACCCATCCCCAACCACCTACACCAGGATTAGGTACACATGATCCGTCAGTATATACTTCAAGTTTACGCATTATTCTATGTAATAGTTGTGTTATTTACGCATTATGTCATTTTTATGCAATGAGTAAAAATGAAAATATAAACATAAAATATTCGAATGTTTAGTGAATATTTATGCAAAACGATACTTATCCGTTTTTACCTATAGAAGTAGTTAGCGAGATTGTTTGTTGTGTTACAGATAGCAAAACCTTCAAGCAACTATTATTTGTATGTAAATATTTGCATAAAATACACCTTCTTCGAAAAGATAAGTTTTATAATCATTTACTAACCCTCATCGAAAAATACGGTTTCACACAATTCAACCCGCATTACGTTTGTCGTAATGCTAATGTTACGATGAAATATATTGATAATCACCCAATTTTACCATGGCGCAGAGAGTTCATATCATATAACCCTAATTTAACGATTGAATACGTTTTAAAACATCCAGGATCGATTTACAGTATAGATGGATGGAATTGGATAGGATTATCTTGTATACCGTCGTTAACTATAGAAGACGTTAAAGCACATTCGGAAATTAAGTGGAGGTGGGATTGGATTTCGCAACACCGTAACATAACTATGAAAGATATAGAAAATAATAAGGGGTTACCGTGGGATGTACATACTGTTGTATGGAATCCAAACTTAACCACTCAATATATTGAAGAACATATGAATTTGTTTACTGATGATAATGAAGATTGGCAAGGAATATCTGAAAGTAAGTGTATAACATTGGAATATATAATTGCACATCCGAATTACCCATGGTATTGGAACGGTATATCTGCAAATAATCCAAATATAACTATGGATCGTGTTATAGAACATGCGGAATTACAATGGGAGTGGCCTGATTTATCGGCTCATGCTAATATAACGATGAATGATATAGAGAAAAATATGAATTTACCATGGGATTGGCAAGAAGTATCAATAAATCCTAATTTAACTACCGATTTTATCGAAAATCACCCTGAACTGTGCAATAAAATTAATTGGAGTTGGATTTCTCGACATAAATGTGTTACGTTAGAATATATAGATAAACATCCGGAATTACCATGGGATTGGAGAGGTGTTTCTTGTAATCCAAATTTAACATCCGATTATGTTATAAATCACCCCTTAATTAAATGGGATTGGAGTAATATTTCAACGAACACTTTCGGTAAGAATTTATCGTGAGCCACTGATTTTTCATTTTACACATCACAATGTGTAAAATATAAGTGAAGTATCAATGCCACACATTGGGACACGTGTCGAAGCTAAAAATTCACACCTAAAAGGTTCAAAAAAAATGACATAAAAATATGACTTTTTGTATATAAAGTGACTGCTTACTTTGCAATTACACACAATTTTTTCATACACCCAGAACACTAAACTTATTTGAAATGTTAGATGAAATTGTTAATGATATCGTTGCTACGAGAGATGAAGATGTTACGTTTGAAAAACCCGAAATTCCGTTCAAATCTCACGATAAGGAAGAAAATGACCTTGAACAGCGTCTAGCCGATGCTATTATGGTAAAAATGAGTATTCGAAAGTCTAATGTCGAAGAAGATATTAGGAAAGGTGATGCTCTTAGGCCACAAGGGATTAATCCTTCTCGTCTGAATGGAAACGATGAAGAGCATAGAAATAAGACGGATGAAAGAAATTCGTTTAAGAGCTTATTAAAACGTGAAGAACTTGGTAAAAATACAGCCGATTCTATTGTGGATAACGAAGATTTGGTAAAACGATTAGATGTTGTTGTGTCAAAGTTATCTACAAAGCCTAAGGGTAGAAAAGGATTTTCTGTCGAAATTGAAGCTTCGTTTGGTGGTTTCGGATCTAACAAAAAAGGGCAACGATCATTTTTTCCAGGAATCAAGAGCCATTCAGACTTTGTTGATCTTAAAGAGTATTTATCGTTGGCTACCGTTAAACGTGGGAAAACCGATACCCCGATGTTCGTTCCTGTGGAAGTTGAAGATGTTGTTGAAATTATGAAGGATCCGGAAAATAATGCAGGAAATATTCGTTGTAGGTACGATGTTTTATACCCTGAAGATAAGATTTTTGAGCGTAAAATTAGAAATAATAAAGCTGCGGTCGAGATACCAGAAATAGGCGTAAGAATCGCATATTCCACAGAAAACAAAGGAGATGACCTCTCACATTATGAGAGTGAAAGTGTATGGAAGCCTCATCTCATTAGAAATAGAAGGAGAATTACTTTTTCTACCAGAGATTCAACACATCCATTTTATGGATTTCAGATCGATATGACGGCTGTCAGTGAATCTTATATGGATTATGGTAAAAATGGCGAGAGTTTCGTTGAAAAGAAGATACTAAAATACGAGGTCGAGATTGAAATTATATCATCTGCCACCGTATCAAAAACATCCAAAGAGTTTCTCGATTTTATCGTGTTTGTTTATACCGGTCTCGTAGGGTTCAACGCTCCGAGTAATGTCGAAAATGAAATATTTTTTGACATGACAGATAGGAAAATTATTGTGGATCTTCATAATTCATTGTTCGCAGAAGATGTTGAAAGAACAAAATGGAGGAATAATACTGGATACACGCTTTTTGATAGAACATATTGGAATAAGCCTGTGAATATCAAGATTGAGAATTTACTACCACACTTTATCACAGATGATCGATCTACTTTTCATTTAGCTACTTCGTTTCCTACATTGAAGCTTAATGGCAAGCGTATGTTTATGTTATTTTTAGAAGAAACGTGCTGGTTAGTCGCGCCTCCTTACAAAGTTGTAAAATTCGCGTCACATTCTTTTGGTTCGCAAGCTGCAGGTACGTACCTAGATGGTGAGTACTTCAAGGGTACGTTCCACGTATTTGATATATTATTTGATGCTGGTAAGAACGTTAGAAAGTTGTGGTTCGACAAAAGGCAAGCCTTAGTAAAAAAATATACTGAAGCGCATATTACTCCTTTTTATGGAAAGGTTGTTGCTAAAAAGTTTCATATGAAAGGTGATATATACGAAAGATTGCGAGCGGCTGCCGAAGAATATGAAGAAAAGGCGTCATTATTCCCGGATGATACAGATGGTATTATTATCCAACCGGCTAACGAATATAACAATAAAAATACTTTCAAATGGAAGCCTGCAGAGTTGCTAACTATCGATTTTAGAATGAATCCTATACCTGAGAATATGTTAGGAGACGAAATGTATCCTGGAGTCAATTCAAGTAATATTGACAGAGCTTTTGTTTTGTGCGTTGGGTACGATTCTCAAATTTTCAAACCTAAACCTGTGAGGAATGCGGATGGCGACGATATTAAGTTTAACGGTATTATTTTTGTCGATGATAGTTCCGAACATGCGAAATGGGTCGATACCATAACTGAGTGTAAATGGGATGGAAATACTTTTGTACCTGTAAGAATACGTGATGATCGATTTCAACCTAACAACTATACTACCGCATTTGATGTTTGGGTAGATATACATAATCCTATTGGATTGACAACGATCACTGGTGAAGATTTAGTTACCATGCGTAAGATGCATAACAGAATTAAGGAATCAACTTTACGTAGATTTTTGAAGGAAGGTGATACGATTGTAGATATTGGTTCTGGTAGAGGAGGGGATTTAAACAAATGGAGAAAGTTAAAACTCGATACCGTTTTTGCCATTGAACCCAATGATACTAACGCCGAAGAATTTAACAGAAGACTTGAATCTGATAGGGAAAAGTTTAAAAATGTAAAAAATCAATACAGTATGCCGACTATTAAATTACTTGAAGTTGGTGCAGAAGATACAGAAGAAATTGCTACAGCGATTAAAGGCCACAAAATTAACGCGATGGTTAGCTTTTTTTCTCTTACATTTTTTGGAGAGAGTGAAGAAAAATACGATGGGTTGTTAGAAACTATCAAACTTGTACCGGATGGTGGATATTTTTTTGGTGCAGTAATGGATGGTGAACGCGTAGCAAAGCTGCTATCTAAAGAACGCGTAAAACAATCGCGTTCTTATATTATTATTACAAACGAAATGAAGGAAAGTGAAGACGAGGTTAACGTCTTGATAAAGAACCCACTAAGAAATAGTTCCAAGATTGAAGTTCTTTCCAAAAAGATTGAAACACTTAGAGAAGAAGCGTATGATTATATGCCGCATGCCGAACTTAATAAACTAATCAAAAGTACGCAAAAACTTATTACCACAGATAAGAAAACTTTGAAGAAATCTGAAAGCACCAATACTGGTGCTAGCAAGAATGCGCGAGAAACTGAACGTATTAAATTAACTATCAAAAATAGAGAGAGTTTTGTTCAAAAGTTGCAATCTCTACTCAAAAAAGATGAGATTGAACCTCTAGCCGAAGATGATGTTGTTGTTTTCAACAATGGGGTGTTTGAAATTGCGCAATTATCAGCATTTGACCTATCTCAAGCTACTCAAAACGAGATTGGAATCACTATCTCCGATCCTACAAGCATGGTTAAAGATCAAATAGAATGGTTGTTCAATTTCAATATATTCACTGAAAAGATGAATGCGTTAGGATTCGAATTGATCGAGAGTAGATTTATTGATGGAAAAGATGTCTCTTTCTTGTCAAAAGAAGCGTTTACATTTAGTGCACTTAACAGAGTATTTTGTTTCCGAAAAGGAGGAGATGTTTCAACCGAAATTCTTCCCACCAAAATTGACCAAGTCATACCGTTACTCGCAGGCAAAAACAAGGGGTTACCTAAGGATATGATTATTAAATCGGTAGGTACCAAATACGGTAGTTTCTTACACGCTGTACTAAGTGCAGTGGATAAAGATTATATCGCGTTAGAATTACAATCTCAGAAGGATGAGTATGTGTTAAACTTTAGAAAAACAATCGCCGAAGAAGTAACTATTGAAGAGTTTGAAAAATTACATGGTGGAGAGATGGCTAAAAGAATGGCTTATCAACTCTCTAAAAATACCGAAGTGTCCGATGAAGACGCAACATTCGCCGCTTTCAGCCAATACAAAGAAAGGTTACTTAGCAGTGTTGCAGAAGTTGGTGATGTATCGTTGTTAGAAATTGTGTCTGAAAAATTAGACTTAGCTATATACATTATAGGTGTACGTGATACTGATATAATCACTAGTTATTACTATAGTTCCAATAAGGTGTACTGTGAAGATGTACTTAACCACAAAAATGCGATTGTTTTAGCGAAGAGTGATGAGTTCTATTTAGTGGGTACGGGAAAAGTAGACGGCGAGGAAAAGTATACGTTCACTAAGAAGGATGCGCTCATTAAGAAATTATATATTGATGTATGCGGAAAGAAATGAAAGAAATAAGGATATAGCAACTAATAACTTCATGCGCTTGCATGAAGTTAAAGATGGGTAACCACACGCAGGTGTGAAAGTATTATCAAACTATATTAAGTACATGTATTTTAACGAAATTTTCGTTAAAATTACCGACGCGCATCATTTCTTACTGTGGAGCAATATGACTAATAATAAACAAGCATAAAAGATTATATATGGCATATATAACTTGCATACTCACGCATACCATCTTCACATAATACACATAAAATATGTCAATTGTCGAGAAAAAAGCAGTTACCGCCTTTAATTTGAAGACTAAGGAAAAAGAGAAACCAATGACTGTTACCAATATTTTTAGGTATGAGCCCACCAAACCAGAAGGAAATCCAAGATATCGCCTTAGTGGTACTGATGTTGATACCGGAGATGGTATGTCCAAATTTTGTAACGAAGATTATGCCAAAAAGGCATCAAAGGAATTAGGCGTTGCAATTGAAACCGGCGTGGCAAAAGAAAAGAAAGTTGCCGCCAATTCTACTACAAAGAAGGCGCCAGCTAAGAAAGGCGAGAAAGTTGAAACAGCAACTGCAAAGAATGCAACTGCAAAGAAAGCACCTGCAAAAAGAGGCGCAAAAGCAAAAACTGTAGAACCTGAAGAAGAGGAACAAGGGGAAGAACAAGGGGAAGAACAAGAGGAAGAATTAGAAAAACCAGTGCCTGTTAAGAAAGCTCCTGTTAAGAAAACCCCTGCAAAAAAGGCTCCCGTTAAGAAAGCTCCTGTTAAGAAAGCTCCTGTTAAGAAAGCACCAGCTAAGGCGAAAGTAGAAGAACAACCAGATGAAACGGTTGAAACCGTTTTAGGCGAATCCGACGAGGACGAAGAACTTTCTCTTGTAGATTCATCTGATGAAGAGGAAGAAACGCCTAAAAAGGCTCCTGTTAAGAAAGCACCAGCAAAAAAGGCTCCCGTAAAGAAACCGATGGCTAAAGCTGCAACTACAGGGTCCACTCCTAAAGCAGCACCAGCTAAAAAACCTGTAACAAAACCACCAGCGAAAGCCGCTGCAACGAAAGCGACACCAGTAAAGAAGGCACCGGTTAAAAAGGCTCCTGCTAAAAAGTAAAAAGTAAAGAGTATCTTTTTTCTTATGCAACAAACATAAGAAAAAGCTATTAGATCGTATAATATTTGTATTACGGAAAATTGTATATCCTTGTATATCACGTCTTACAAAATTGAAAAATATAAGTAGAATACGAAAATTTTAGTGAGTATACTCATTATTGAAAATTTTATTCGTTCATGAATATATTGAACACGTTGCCAACAGAATTATACAGATATATTATTCAATTACTACCTTCAGATGTAAGGAGTAAATTATGTACTGTTTCCAAATCGTTCGAAAATATGTGTGTTTTAGTTTCCAAAGGCTTATCGTTTATACCATTCCTTTATGATAACAAACTTTCAGATGTGTTAACTTCTGATATGAAAATTAAGTACAAATTAACATATAACGATATTGAGCAAATAATGTTACGAGGCGATTATCATTTGATTGTTAGACTAAAAAACAAGGAATTAATCAAGTTACCATTAGCATGTGAAGGTGGTTACTTAAGTATTGTTGAATTAATGATTGAAAAAGGAGTGGATGATTGGAATAATGGATTTTATTATGCATGTTTTGGTGGTCACTTAAATATTGTTGAATTGATGATTGAAAAAGGAGCGAATGATTGGAATAATGGACTTTATTGTGCATGTTATGGCGGTAATTTAAGTATTGTTGAATTGATGATTGAAAAAGGAGCGAATAATTGGAATGGAGGACTTAGAGGTGCATGTTCTGGTGGCCACTTAAATATTGTCGAATTGATGATTGGAAAAGGAGCGAATGATTGGAATGAAGGACTTTACGGTGCATGTTCTGGTGGTCACCATTATATTGTTGAATTAATGATTGAAAAAGGAGCGAACGATTGGGATAGTGGACTTAGATGTGCATGTACCGGTGGTCACTTAAGTATTGTTGAATTAATGATTGAAAAAGGAGCGAATAATTGGAATTGGGGACTTTTTGGTGCATGTTATGGTGGTCACTTAAATATTGTTGAATTGATGATTGAAAAAGGAGCGAATGATTGGAATGAAGGACTTTATGATGCATGTTCTGGTGGTAATTTGAGTTTTGTTGAATTGATGATTGAAAAAGGAGCGAATAATTGGAATTTTGGACTTGAAGGTGCGTGTTCCGGTGGTCACCATTATATTGTTGAATTAATGATTGAAAAAGGAGCGAATAATTGGAATAATGGACTTGGATGTGCATGTTATGGTGGTCACTTAAGTATAGTAAATTTAATGATTAAAAAAGGGGCTAATGAGTGTGATTGTGGAAAAACAATGGAGAAACATATTTAAATCAACGGTTAGTATCCAGGTAAGTATATACTATGAATATTTTGTATGTACTATTTCACACGTTAAGACGTGTGAAAATAATTACACATATAAAAGCGATATATTTTTGTGTTTTTTAGGAGTAAAGTATCGATTACGCATACTCCCACGTATCTACTTTAATAGTTACATACTTATAGTATAAACTTACAATAACTTAAATCCAACACTTATTGATATGGGAGTACCAGGACTTTGGCCTTTTATTAAGGAAATATTTGCACATGCTATTAAACATTTTCAAAGCGGTTATGGAGCAAAGGTCACACAATTCGATTATGTATATTTAGATGCGAACCCATTATTACATGCGGCAGCGCAGATGATTGAAAATTACGGTGATAAGAAACGTAATTTGAACCCTTACGGACATCTTACAGCAAAAGAACGAAGATTAAAGATATTTGAATTGTTTTTCGATAATATACTCGATATTGTTAGTATGATTAAAGCTAAAAAAGTGTTGTATATCGCTATTGATGGTCCTGCACCAAGAGCTAAACAAAATCAACAACGTGAAAGAAGGTTTATTGCCTCGCGATTACGTAAAACGGAAGAGGAAATATCAGGAGTAGAAAAATTCGATAGTACATGTATATCGCCAGGTACTGAGTTTATGCACGAATTATCTAAATTTGTGTATTGGAAAATTAGAGAATTTATGCAGTCTTCAAGCGAGTGGCGAAACATAGATGTAATTTATTCTCCTCCAACTGTCGCATCGGAAGGTGAACATAAAATTTTAGACTTTATAAGAGATTTGCCGGAATTGGAACGTGAAAATGCAACACACTGTATGTTTGGACCAGATGGTGATTTAATGATGCTTACGTTATCGGCGCATGTAAAACATATGAGTTTATTTAGGGAAGACCAATATGAATCGGGGTTCGTAGATTTGGTGAATATGGGTATGATTCGAAGAGGATTGGCATCTGAATTAAATCAATACTCTGAAATTAAGCGTGGTATTCGAACAGAACACGATGTATCGAACGATTTTGTATTCATCGGGTTTTTTGTAGGTAACGATTTTCTTCCAAAAATTAAGATGTTCTATAGGTTATCGGATGGTCTTAAGAAAATGTTCGAGATCTATTCGGAGACTGTATCACAATGCGAAGCGCTAGAAGAGGAATGTTATCTAACCACCAACGGTAAGTTGAATATTGAAGCTTTACGTAGATTTGTTAGCAGATTATCGGATTTTGAAGAAAAATATATAGCAAAACAAGCTATCATTACAGCACCTGACCCTAGATTTATCGATCATACGTTATTGAAATATTCTACCGTAACGTATACTGGCGAAGAAAAAACTATTACACATATAGATATGACCAAGTATAGGATCGCATATTATGAACATGCGGGTGTAGACATGAACGATGTTAATAAGATGTGCGAGTCTTACTTACATAATTTAATATGGGTATATAAATATTATACTGACGCATTACCATCATGGGGTGATGCATATGAGTATCATTATGCGCCATTGATGCACGATTTTGCTAAATTTATTGATAGTTTAATGCAACAAGATATTGATAGAATATCTTCATTCGATTTACAAAGACCAGCTTTACCTTTTGAACAATTACTTTCCATTTTATCACCAAATTCTGCAACATTGCTACCTGAAGATTATGGAAAATTAATGATCGATAAGAATAGCCCTTTGGTAAAAGCTGGATATTATCCTGAAACATTCGACATTGATTACGAAGGAAAAAGTAAAGAGTTTCAAGGTGTTGCTAAATTACCTTTCGTTGATTTTGAGAAAGTATCGAAAGCTTATACCGAAGTCACAAAATTAACAAAGTACAAGTATCATAGGAACACACCCGGAAAAGTGTGTACATTTAGGTACAAAAACGCCGGTTATTTATCAGACTTTAAGTCAGGGTATGGGTCAATCATAGATTGCAAAGTAAAAGTAACGTGTAAGTAAGGATAAGAAAAAACAAGAAAAAAACAAAAAAACAAGAAAAAACATGTATATGCTATAACATATACATAACGGACTTTGGTATGGATTAAAATAACAAAAGAGCTTACAACATGATGGCACCGCTATAATTTATATTCTTATGTTCTATAATAGTACCCGGAGTCGCATTTTCATCTTTTTTCAGACATCTACATATTACATATACGATTATCGCAACAATAAAGCATACAATAACAATAGGAACAGCGATAGTTTTAGCGTCCGACATAACTTTCACCCGTGGCAATATAATACCAATTTATGTTATTACCTGTGCAAACTTCTGATACTAAAATACAAAAACATACTAAAATAACAAAAACATATTATGACTATTCGTTTTTGCACATAGATATACAAGAGTAAACATGAGTCATATAAAAGTGAAAAATAAGTAAATGTACCATCAGTTAAATTGTATTAAAGTTCGGTACTATTACCTACAAGTGCAACGCATACACAACACACAAAATACAAATTCAAATGTCTAAAACCAACGCTAAATCTACTACAAAAACTTCAATAAAAAAGACGAATATGAATGATACACCTTCCGCTACTTGCGGTTTTGTTGCTTTAAAAGGTAATAAAGAAAAATGTGCTGAAGATGCGACAACTCCTTATGGATTTTGCAAGAAACATTCAACGAGTGTACAAGGAAAAAATGCTCGTGAAGTTTATGAAAGCTCGCACACCAAAGAGACTGAAAAGACCAAAGAAGAAACGAAAGAAAAACCGAAAGCAGTTAAAAAAGGTAAGGCTACTATTGTAGAAAAATCCGAGAGCGAAGAGGAAGAAAAAATTATTAAGGCCGCTCAAAAGAATACTCAAAAAACTACTCAAAAGGCTGCACACAAAGAAGTAAAAGAAGTAAAAGAAGTAAAAGAAGTTGTTAAGGAGGCTCCTAAAAAGGCTACGAAGCCTGCAAAACAATCTATCGCAGGTGGTAAAAATAAGGAAGTCGCAAAATCTTCTGATGGAGAAAAAACCGATACAACACGAAAAAAACAACTATTTCCTAATAAATGGAAAAGATTTGAGGATCCTGTTACACATATTGTGTTTGATAAGAATACAAAAGAGGCATACGGTGTCCAAAAATCTACCGGAGCCGTAACGCCTCTTACAAAATTTCATCAAGATATATGCATACGCAATGGTTGGGATTATAATATTCCAAATGCAAGTGACGACGAGGACGATGATGAACCATTAAACGAATCCGATTTTGATGAGGAAGAGGATAGTGATGAAGATGAGGAAGAAGAGGAAGATGATGAAGATGAGGAAGAAGATAGTGAGGAAGATGAGGAAGAGGATGATGATGAAGATGAGGAAGAGGATAGTGATGAAGAGGATGAAGAAGAGGATAGTGATGAAGAGGATGAAGAAGAGGATAGTGATTTAGCGGATTCGGATGACGAAGAAGATAGCGATTCTTAATGTTTGTGAAACTCCCTACAAAAAGATTTCACAACCGAAGGTTGTGAAATGATATTTTGAAACGGAAGGATTCAAAAAGAGTTTGATTTCTATGTTGGTATGTTGGCACTAGGAATGTAACTGGTTCTTCCTGTTGTACATAAGGAACATAAGGGGTTTATGGGTTTGTGACTTTGTTCCGAAATCATTATATACACTTAATAATAAATGTCTACACGCGTATTGCTTATAGTTGGTGCATGTATAGTTACCGTTATTACAGTATATTATTTAAGTTTAGTATATCTATATGTCGGAAATGCGAACCCAAATTCAGCATTACATCACGAATCCCTCATAGGGAGTTTAACTGATAGAAATATAGTTAGAGACACTTTATATTTTAGGTTTAAGGATGAGAATGGAAATGTGAGTATGATACACGACTCGGGTATCAAACCAAGTACTTTGAAACATTCTAATTCGAATGTACTAATGAAAATAGTGAAATACGAGTATAATGATGGTGTAGAAAAAATATTAGCTAGACCGGTTGAACTTGCCATTGGTCAAAATATATATAACCTTGTAACAGATATAAAACTTACGCCTGATCAAGTACAAGAAAAAAGAGATCACTATATTGTGATTATCGACAACTTATGGAAATAGAATCAAACGTGAAAAATAATACGAATAATTCTGCTCGCAAGAGTGCGAATAACTTTTTTCATATTTGTGATGTACCGCTTGAACGACAAAGTTCGTACAGTATAAATAGTGAAAATTATGAGTTTCACGTAGATAATTTGCGTGATGCGGATTATAAGGAGGATTATGAAAAGGGTGTGATGGAATCTAAAATAAGAGATGTACTGGAATGTATAAGTCCGTTTTTAAGTAAGTGTATCAAAGACTCAGAAAACGGAGGGCCTGGTATTAATTATTTTAAGTTTTTAAGGGGAGAAAAGATAAAAAAACTAGTAGAGAAAGGAGTTCATACAAATCCTCCTCTTGTACAAACACAAGATGGAATGTTAAACTTTCCACATACACCCGAAGGGGAGTTTAATTGTGAATATCATTACGTATCGCAAACATCGTTTTATTGGAAGAATATATTAAGTAATGTAGCGGTAGCTAACAAAGATGAATTGGATTCATACGATTGGAAATTTCATATACTTATTGTAATACAGTTACCTAACACACGCGGCATATCAAAAGAAAAATACGAAACTTACGCTAAAATTATTGAAAAAAATGAAATAATAAAAACATCATAAGTAAGAATTACCGCTACGCAATTATTAATGAATAACCATTCATTATCACCACTATTACTAACACCAGCAGAAGCTGATAGCAAACTTTCACCTGCGGGGAGAAATGTTCCACATTGCTCTGTGCTAACTTCTGATAACAATAATATCGTTGCCTGGAAAAGAGTACGAATCATTTCTTTTTATAGTAATTATAATGGTGAACGAATAGATGAAAACCCACGGCCGCAAAAAATGATGCGAAGCAATAATACCCACAAACGCAAAAGATAAGGTTAGATAACAAACTTTCGGATGTGCTAACTTCTTCTTGTATTGTTAAGACGGTCATTTTTACCCAACCGGGTAAAAATATTTATTGCAATAATTCTTATTATCCTATATTTTTAATTGTAACGTAAATTGGACGGTGTGTCTTACATCTTTGGTTACGTGTACGGTATGATAAGTTGTATTTTCTTTAGGAACAAACACAAGCGTACTATTGGGTACTATATGATCAAAATATTCATCACACTTACTCTTAAATTCATTAGATTGAAAACTGTTAATGTGTTCGGAATTGTGACTTTTCAGAAGTGATGTACACGATCCTTTTCCATTTATGTATATAATAAACGTGATACACTTTTGAAGAATGTCGGTGTGTATGGGTACTGTGTAACCAATATCATCTATGCAAAACATATCGTGGAATACTTCATACTTATGCGCATCGGTAGGTAATCCTCTCTCAAGTAACTGTTCTTCGCATACTTTTATGAACATGGGCACAATAGTATCACATAAATAAGAATATACATTGGGTGCATATGTATTTATAGGTTTACCTATGCGGCCTTTATATCCCGTCCATGGTGCATACCCTACTTTATTAGTGAGATGTGTTTGTACTTCTTGCAACAAATCATCAGGAAAAAAGTTTTCTGCTATATAATGTACCCAAGGCTCTGTTAATTTAGTAATAATCATATCGCTAATTATTTTCGTATATTATGTATACGAAAATTATCTCTAACTAGTTCTTGCAAGCAAAGCGTTGCAAGAACGCAATGATTTTATTAAAATCATTTTGTGATGTTGGTATAACGTAAACCCGCAATACCTTTCGCATTACTCAAATCAAATTTATCTACGCGCTTAACTTTTCTATAACCACCGTACGCATTTTTTGGGTGTTGTTCCATAGAATGAAAATTAATGTCGTATAGTTTGCCACACACTTCAATTTCTACAGAAGAAAATTCGTCGTGAATAACTTCATTGTTGACATCTCCCGGAGCTATATAATTTTCCTTTTCCTTTATTTCTTCAATATAGTTATTAAATTTCACATATCCTTCCTCTATTTGGGCGTTATGATCGGCTTGGAAATACCACCAACCACCATTTCTACCTTGGTACATCCAATAAAAGTGATCATATTCTGATGCGCATTCTTCGGCGGTTTGGACATCTACCGACGCATTTTCGAAAAGAGAATTAGGTATAGGTTCTCTGCATATAGGGCACGGCGTATGATCTTCATCGTTTTCGATGCATGTTCCAATGAATGTTTTGATACACAAGTAACAAAAAGTGTGCTTACACGTAAGGGTGATACGTGTTTTTAGCGTATCACAACATATACTGCATGTATTATTATTTACACTTTCGACATCAACACACTCTGAATATTCCATAAAAATGAAAATGTTACTTCACTATACTTATATGTAGTGAAGATAGTGTCGACATTTCAATTTTATGAGTGTTAATACAAAAATAAATAAACTACAAAAACCTACAAAACCCCCTATTGATGTCGATTGTGGAGTTGCAAATGCGGAAGTATATTCTGATGCAAAATACGATTACTTATGCTCGCTTACATTCACTAATATAGGTATGAATTCCAACAAATTCTACATCATGCAAATAATTCACGTTAGTGTACCGATAAATTCATGTAATTATGCTTTATATACTAAATATGGTAGGACAGGTGAAAGAGGTATAGTGGGTATAAAGTGGATAGCAAACGCGCAAGTTGCGATCAAAGCTTTTGCTACCCAATATAAATCAAAAACAGGCAACGTATGGGGTTCCAATTCTGAACCTAAATCCGGTAAATATTACGATCTGAAAGTTGATAATAATTTCGAAGTAGAAGTGGAGGAAGATACGACAATTTCATCATCTACTATCAATGTTGATGAACGTATAGGGGATGAAGTGACCGATCTTATCAAACTTATTAGTGATACGAATGTTCACTTACAAGCTATTCGTAGTTTCGGTGTGGATACCAAAAAAATGCCTTTGGGTAAGATTAGTAAAGTCGTTATAGAAGAAGCTAACGGTGTACTATATGCATTGTCAGAGATTGTGAAAGCTATAGACGATGGTACTTGGAAAAAATCTAAAGAGGTCCTCGGCGTTGAAGACGATTTCGTAAATAAGTGCATATATAATTTGAGTAATACGTTTTGGACAAGGATACCTTACGCATGTGGTAGGGTGAAACCACCAATTATAGATTCTATGCATCAAGTTGATAGATGCGCAGAGTTGCTAGACATCATAAAAAATTCGAAGATTGTCGGTCATCTTGTTAAAAAAAATAAGGGTATATTCGATATTTACAAGTCTTTGAATACGGATATTAAGATGTGTACAAATGCAAAAGAGGTTAAGTTTGTAACTAATTTTGTTATGGGGACAAAAGCTCCGACACACAATTACAAACTAGAAATGTTGGAAATTTATAGCATTGTAAAAGATGTTGAGGATGTGGGTAATATGTTCGGTAGAACATCCAATCATATGTTGTTAGCGCATGGTTCAAGAATGTCGAACCTGGTAGGTATCTTTTCGACAGGGTTACGTATTCCTGGAAGCACGCAAGTAAGTAATGGTTCGATTTTGGGTAGAGGTATATATTTTGCCGATGTGATATCCAAAAGTTTCAACTATTGTAATGCGAGAGATACGAACGATATTGGTTTTGTGTTGCTATGTGAGGTCGCATTAGGTAATAAATGTGATAAACATGAAACTGTGGTACCTTACAATAAGGTTGAATTACCGAAAGGTTATACTTATAGAATGGGGATGGGACAAACCGATGTTACAAATATGATTGAATATGAATACAAGAGCGACGTCGTGGATAAATACTTAGACAATTTATTAGGGAGTAGCACTCCAACAACTTGTGTGAAACAAAAAGTTAACATACCACAAGGAGGGTTGAAAGATAGGAAGGGTTTATCGAGCTCTGCTAGTTTTTTGTACAATGAGTACGTTATATTTAATGAGAGGCAATACCGGTTTAGGTACTTGGTAAAAATTAAAAGTTCATAATTATCTCAACCAATCACCAATATTTTTTGGAACCAAAAAGGTTCCAAAAAATACCGAGACTCTGGAGTAAAATAAGGTCATTATTTAAGTATTTTGACCCCACTTCCAACTCATTTATTTTTCTTTATGCTAATTTAGAAATATTTTAACGCTATTATAATCGTATATTTTAATAACAACATATTTTTAGAATTTCATAATTATAGTTTGAGACTTTTATTTCAAACCTTGGGGTATAAAATATAAACAAAGTAAAAAGTATCCTCGAGCGATGAAAAGTATAAATATGTATAAATTAGTATGACGAAATGGGATCAACAATTCGCAACCCGAACCATTTTTATACCCCCATACGATTTTGGCCCACACACACATTCCAAAAAGTATGTGTGTGTGGGCCAAAAAAAATCCGAGAAATTGGCCTAGGACTTTTGTGAGTTAAAACTCTGTTAATATTAACTACATATTACGCTAATATTTTGACCATGCGTAATTCCCCCAAAAATCATACGAATTTGGTTGCAACTATTTAGTGAAACAGTCACATATTTAGTGAAACCGAAATTTGGTTGCAACTATTTAGTGAAACATTCACATATTTAGTGAAACCAAAACGATCGAATTTTGGTTGCAACTATTTAGTGAAACAGTCACATATTTAGTGAAACCATATAAATATGATTTGTCGTAATTATAATTACGACAAATTATCCGCGATGGGGGAAAATCTTTGTGAGTTTTGTGGTAAATTATTTAGCACTTCGCAAAACTTGAACAACCACATTAAAACTGCAAAGTATTGTTTAGCGTTGAGGAACGATACTCCAGGATATAAATGTGAATATTGTAATCTATCTTTGTCTCGAAAATCATCGTTAACTAGGCACCAATTATCATGTCTGTCTTATAAAGATCATATAATACAAGAACTTAGAGATCAGTTGAAATTACAAAAAGAACCTTGCTTCTGTTTTAGGTAATCTTCTAATCATATCCATCAAAACATTACTATTTTTGCCTGTGATGATTAGTAACGATACTGTTTCGTGTAAAATTTCCCTTTCAATCGAAATTAAAGTTTTGAGTAATAAAAATAACTCTTCTCATGGTACTAAATCGAATATACTTCCTACTAAAATTGTATCTGTATTCATGAATAAGTTCGTTAGTTCTCGTTATTTTAACGAACATACCAATAAATTATTTCATTTTTTATCGCGTCAAGTTCAAAAAAAAATATTAACATGTGATGTAGTAGAAAAGTGAAATAATATAACAGTGGACTTTAAGTACACCAACTTTCCGTTACCACGTATTTACATTTTCACATTTTTACCTCTAAAAATCATGAGAAAAATCGTGTTTATACACAAAGGTGAGCGTATGTCATCCGATGAGTTTTCGGATTATATCGAAGAGCTTAAAAATGATGATAGGAGTGTCAAAAATACCAATAATACCAATAATACCAATAATACCAATAATACCAATAATACCAATAATACCAATAATACCAATAATACCAATAATACCAATAATACCAATAATACCAATAATACCAATAATACCAATAATAATGATAAAACTAACGTAAAAGGTGTAAAAAAGAAAGAAGAAAGAATACTCTGTTACGTAGAAGAACAAGACGTTTATGCGACGTTACAAAGATTAAACAACCCATTTCTACAGAATCTAATTGTAAAAAATTCTGTTATAACTCTTGAAACGATAAAAAGAGCTGATTTTACGGCGATACTTCGTGTTGCATCTCTGAAAGATAAAAAAGGAGAGCATTTATATCCTATGCTGGTATCATCTTTGCAAAAGAATGTAAACTTAAGACCTTTGCCTATCAAATTATTCACCTATAATGCGTTAACGAACGAAAAAACACCTATCACAATGTTCGACCATCAGATTGGAGCTATTGATCATATAAGAAATCGCGAAAAGTTAGTGGATGTATGTGGTAACAATAAGGTAGAATTATACGGTTTGAGAGGTTCGATAGTGAAGTTGGAAATGGGATTGGGTAAAACGCTTACCGCTATCGCTACTAGTTTGATATCACCAAGACCTGCGTACGATACACCACACGGTGAAAATGGATTTCCTACACTTATTGTTGCATCAAAAACGGTAATGATGATGTGGAGACGTGATGGGTTTGAAAAGTTCTTTACATCAGACGTAAAAGTGTTGTACTACCACAGTACTTTTATGTGTGTGAAAGCTATAAACTCTATATGCAGAGAAGATATAGTAAAATATGATTTTGTAGTTACAAGTTACGATATGGTTTGTACAGCTGCAAAAGAGGGTGAACTTTGGAGAGAGGCATGTGAGATTGGTGATGAGAATACATTAATGAAAGGTAAAATCGTGTACATTATGGAAAGAGCAAGACACCAAGCAGATGATGCGGCAACAAAAGGTAAGCATATTTTATTTCATACACCATGGGAGAGAGCCGTATTCGATGAATCACAACGTTTCGCGAATCCAAAGACGTTTATATTCAAAGCTATCATGAGCATATATGCAAAGTATAAACTATGCCTAACAGGTACACCTATGCGTAACTATGATACGGATATATGGGCACAACTTCGTGTATGTGGATATACTGGTATTATGAGAGCTGCGGATTGGAAAAAAAGAGGTACTTCCCTTATGAGATTACATAATTTGAACTCTGCCATATTAAGTGTAGACTATAAGGACACCCTTATTACTTTACCACCAAAAGTGTTTCATGATGTTCCTATTACATTAGAAGGTACTGAGAAAACTGTTTATGAGCTTGTAATTGGTATAACACGTGATGTTTATGGTCAAATGATGGTTGGTAGAGCTATGTTTGCATGCGTACTCGCATTGTTTACACGACTACGACAATTATGTATAGCACCGTATCTTATTACTACCGAATCTAAGAGAGAAAAATTAAGAGGTGCCGCATTAAAAAGTGACGAGCAAGCAATGTTGCAATTGGATAAGTTGGTAAATAGCCCTTATTGGAGTTGGGTGAAGGATAAAGATGGTACTGGTGGTATAAATAGTGCAAAGATGACGGCAATTGGAAATATATTGAAAAGTATACCTAAAGGTAAAAAGATATTAGTATTCTCAATGTTCACGAGTTGTTTGGATTTACTGAAATATAAGATGGATAAAGAAACGAAAGGCGAATACATTATAGCACAGTTAGATGGCGATACAAAAAGTCACGAACGTGATGCGATTATGGGTAGATTCGATACGGACCCTAATCTACAAGCCTTATTCATGACATATAAAGTAGGTTCGGAAGGATTAAATTTCACAGCTGCATGTTATGTTATATGTATAGAACCGTGGTGGACATTCGCTGTACCAAAACAAGCAATAGCAAGAGCTTGGAGACCAGGACAGAAATTCGATGTACATATATACGACGTACATTGTAAAGATTCCGTGGAAGATAGAGTATTGGAAATATGCAATGAGAAGAAAGATATGATAGATACATTCCTAGAAGGAGCAGAACCTGTAAAAAAGACTGGCGGATTGGATAAATTCGTTTTGGGCAGGATTTTAGGTTTTTACAGGTAATATTACGTAAAGATCAACTAATTTTATGCGTGTGCATAAAATATGAATTGAGTTAAAAATAAAATATTAGGTATTTAATCATACTTTCTTAATTATAATAGAAATGGCTAGGATTAGTTTCTTGTGTTAAATGATTTAAATTTTATGTATATGAAATAATCCACAGCCATAAGTAACAAATGGTATAAAATAATTCACCAAGAGTTTATGCATAATTAATATAAAAGTGAAAAATATGTGTAATTTGCACATATTTTATCGACATTTCAATATGAGTAATATGAATGACTTGTACATTATTACGCATTCCGATATAGTTTATAATATATGTAGCCACTTAGATGATAAATCGTGTGTTAGCTTCTTGTTAACGTGTAAAGAATCACCCTTGAACAAAACGATGGTCAAGAACATAATTTGTAGATGTGAAAAATTTTCAAAGATTGCGCGCATATATGAGAGAAGAGTGATAGGATATATGATTTTTAAAGCGTATCGCAAAAGGGTTAGATTCGTGGAAAGATTAATGAGAATAATAAGATTTGATTTATACGATTTTGAAAATGAAGATGGATATGGTTCTTTTGAGCCTTACGATTATTTAACCTTCTATTCTAATTTACACGCCATAAAAATAGGCCCAGATTTTGCCATGTTTCATCACATCGAAAATATTGATAAAGAACTTTCGCATCCAAGATACATACAATATATTTTAGATAACAATCGAGAATCGCGCATAAAAGCTTTTGATGATGAACTAGACGAATATATGGCGGCGCAATAAATTATAATTACTCTTCCGTATGGTCGCCATACGGAAACCTATTTATATACTTTATGAGACATTATATTCGATAGGCCATACATGTAGCTTAAATAATGACCGTATTATTTGTTGTCCAACATTTGTCAGGGGATTGAATGATATGTACTAGAATTGTATGTACAATATAATTTCCGTATGATAATTCATGCGGAATAAACCATATACACTTACTTAAGAAAGGGTCGACCTATTTGATCGCCGTATAAAACATTTGCGCCGCTAAGTTGTTTATATCTCGCAGTTTCTACCGTTGATCTCTTATCAGAACCGAACGTATTACGATGTTTATCACTACCCTTTCCATATTTTTGATCAAAAGCGTAGTAAGTTTGTCTTCCTGGAATGAAAGTAGGTGTATCGTTATATGCAGGCTCGTTCTTTCCCAATCTGTAAATAGCTCTCCCACTATTCTTGCTATCTAAGCCAGTCATATTGCTTTTATCGATTACGGAGCTAATTACCCCGATAATAATACGGTCTTCATCTATATCGTTAATAGTGAATGAATAAAGATAAGTTAGTTTATTAATATCGTTAGTCGGTTCAGAAAACGTTGTATTTGCATATACGCTAAACTTTGTGCCCACATCCACGCCTTGGTTAAAATTGTCGTAATATACGCTTGGACTCATCGCGATATTCCCATTATAAGTAAAGCTATCGAGACTTCTATTTGCTTGTACATACATAGCTACTCTGTTACTCCCACTTTTTGTAATTGTTAAATCCCAAGGTAACATATTATGGACATTGATTGATGATAGGTCGCTACTAGGTGATACATCACGTTTGTATGTTTGAACGTACGATGATACATTAGCTACTAGTATAGTGCCATGTCTTTTAGTGATACTATGCGTAGGACATACATGTCTCAATCCGTCTTTCTCTATTACACTTTCATTATTCTTTCCCGAAGGATTGTAATAAAAACTAACAAGATCAGCGTCTTGAATTTCATTCCACTTTAAAAATGTACTTCCACGAGGTTCTAGATCAAACTGCATAACAAAGTTTAAACCACGTTGAACCACCGCATACACTTTGATAGGTAGTTTATTTACTACTTTTATAGGAGACCCATCCAAATAGTCATCTACAACTTTTGCATATTTATCTGGATATTGCTGTGATATAACATCGTAAGTCCATGTTTTAGTGTCGGAAATATTTTGTGTGTTTTGATTTTGACGATACATTATCTTCTATTTTTATCCCTTCTTTATACATAAGTATATATTAAATTTGGTATGTTCCATATTCGTTTCGCATCACATGAAACGAAAAATAACGCTTACATATCTACGCATATACCATCTCTGCTAATAAACCGCAAACACCTATAATTTTTGAAACCTTCGGTTGTGAAATGATATTTTGAAACCAAAAGTTGCGAAAATTTCTGGCAAATAAACGATCTCGAAATGTACCACGTTATACTTGAAAAAGCAATGTTCAACTTAAAGTAACTTACATAAAGTAGAATCATATTTATCTAAAGGAATGATTTTAAATTCCGCATGCAATGCGGGAACGCATCTATCAGACATATTGATTTCACACGAACAATATAAAAATATACTTCCTTATCCACATATGGTTCAAGATAATTTTTTGGAAGATGAGTTTGCTGGACATCTTCAAACCGAAATTATGAACATTCCACGCGAAGAATGGGATAGATACGAAAACCCATTCGAGCAAAAATTTACCTTGCGTGACAAATTTAATTTCACGAAGCATTTATCAACAGTTTTTGGTGAACTAACCAGTGAAGTGTTTGTTAACAAATTATCGGGCATCGTTGGCCATAAATTATTTTTAGATGAAACGCGTAATTTTTGGGGTGTTCATAAATATAACCATGGTGATAAACTCGATATTCATGTAGATGCTGGATTACATCCAACTATAGGACTTAAAAAACAATTAACACTTGGAATTTATTTGAGTGTTAATTGGAAAGAAGAATATGGATGCGAACTAGAAATATGGAGAGGAGAGAATAGTGCTAGTAACGATGCTAAACTTTTTGAAAAAGCTGCTGGTATATCTCCGCTGTTTAATCGTTTAATAATATTCACTTGTGATGATTATTCGTGGCATGGTAATCCTGAACCAGTAAATTGCCCAATAGATAGCGCACGTATTTTTTTAACGGTATCATATTTGAGTGAAAATATGAAAGACAATAACAAGAGACAGAAGGCTTTTTTTATAGCGAGGCCATGCGACATATTTGATCCGGAAAAAGACAAATTACGTTTATTACGGGCAGATCCAGAAAAATACAAATACGTTTATCGTACATAATTGGTTATCATTTAAATAAAAGATATCATATATTAATACACAATTCACTATTCGATTTTAAGTGATGTTGTTTAAGAAAAAGATGCCAGAAGATTATTATAGTCTTAAAATGGTCAAAGAGTTTGAGGACAATAATGAAATCAAGGTAAATTATGGCAACCCTATTTATCAACGAAATGAACCTAAAAAATATAAGCTTACGTTGAACCACGTGGAATTAATCGAATATTTTGTTAGAATGATAAAGCCTAATAACTTTCTGGAACTAGGAGTTCAGTATGGAGAAGCAACTTTGAGAATTTTACCTCATATCAAGGGAAAATATATTGCTGTAGATATAGAACGTGACGAAAACATTGATTTCTTTGAAGAAAGATATAAAAATTTTGCTTTCGTAAAAACCACCACAGATGATTTTTTTAGAACATTAAACGAGTCTAATACCAACTTAGAAATCGAAATGGCGTTTATTGACGCGTGTCATACGTTTGATGCGTCATATAGGGATTTTTTAAATATAAGAAGACATATGAAAAATGATGGTATTATATTTATGCATGATACATATCCCAAAGATGTTGAATCAACAGGAAACGACTTATCAGGGGATTGCTATAAGACAGCTGAGAGGATAAGGGGAAAACATTCTAATGAATTTGAAATTATTACTATTCCAGTTGAACCTGGTTTATCTATATTGCGTAAAATAGATAGACAACTTGATTGGATCCCATCATCATACGGTTTTATAATCCCATCATACATTGCTGATTATAGCCATGTTTTGGTTTTAGAAAGATGCATAAAAAGTCTTGAATATATGCATCCTCTTCAGAAAAAAATTGTGATTGTTGATTTTAAATCTAATAAAACCCTCATTAATGTGGTTACATCTTTAAATCACAACAAAAACAATATTATTTTTGAATTAAGCGATGAAAATATTACAGCGGAAATGTTATCCTTATATTATTATCGTAAGAATCGGTATTTTGAAAAAGCTATAATCATACAAGATAGCATGAGCTTAAAAGAAAAAATCGACGTATCAAAAGTTGAAGATGTTTTGTATATGATGTATTTTACGAACCATAGAGTGCACTGGCATACAATAAAAGAACCTGAAACAGAATACAATATATCGAATAACATATTAACACACGATGATCTCGTAGTTGATAAGATAAACAAAATATACTCGGAGAAAGAGAAGTATAAATCTTTTAAGGATTATTTTGATTCAATATACTTCACTAAAAGTGAATGGTGCGGTTGTTTTGGAGGGTGCTGCATAATCACTTATGATTTTCTGGAAAAACTAGATAATATTACAGGTATTATAAACTTTGGAAGAAAAATGATTGATAAAAGAGATAGAATGGTATTTGAATCTGTATTTTCTATAGCCTGTCAATATATTACCAAACGTAATATGGAAATTGGGTACGATGGATTGTATTATGATGGTTATGGAATACCTCGATTGGAAGGAGATTTGATAGACAAATTATCTCTCGGAAGATGATAATATAACAAAGTCGCAAAGTTTTCATAACTCAGTGTTATGAAATACATCCAGAGTTGCAAACTCCAACTTTATAAAGTGTTTGCTTTATTTTAATCTTCTATCTAGCACATCAAACTCTTTCATTTTTAGGATTTGTTCACGAATACTATCTTTACTACGTATAATACCTGATAGTTGCATATTTCTATCAATTTCATGTTTTAATGGGATGATTGTGACGTCTACGTTATATATTTCTGCGATAAGTTTCACTAGATCATATTTATTTATCGCGTTACCAGAAGTAATAATCATCTCTTTACCAAAAAACAGGCTATTGTAGATAGGATTTTTTTGTGTACCGTATTTGTGGTCAGGATTTTTAGAAGGTATACGCATTCCATACACTATAATTTTCGCTAGTTCTAAACACGTTATACCGTTCCACATATGATTGGTATAACCATTGATAGTCCCTGTTTCTGTGGAACTATTAATAACCCATTCAACCAAACTTCTACCGTTACTTTCTTCACCTATAATAGAAGTTCTAATAATTGATACCATAGGATATCCACGTATACTATAATCACCTAAACTTTTAGTCATACCGTATAGATCAATGGAATTATGTTGATCTGTGCGACACATCCATCCTTCACTTCCATCAAATACACAATCGGTCGTTATATGTATTAAAAATCCACCATTCTTAGCACAAGTTTGCGCTAATAGTCTAGGTAATACAGCGTTTATTCTGTAGAATTGCAACTCTGCTTCAGGAGAACTACTGTCCCTCTTATTAATCATGCCTATACAATTGACTATCAGATCGTTTGATTGGATTAGATTCAGTAAATAATTGTGTACCACATCTGACGATTGTCCGAAATCAAAATCTGAACGGGTTATAGGAATAATGTTTTGATACATATTAGAAAGAGCGTAAAGTTTGTGAACGTATCTACCCAGCATCCCGTTAGCACCTAGTATAATAACACGAAAGTGATGGCCCGCAGGTGAAAGTTTGTTATTGGCGGATACCGCCAATTCAGTACGTTCGTAATGAGGATATGCGTCGCATACATCAGATGTACAACATGTAATTTCTTGCATTATTGTGCGTTACTTATATTTACAGCTTAAAGTTACGATAAGTCATTTTTAAGTATTTCCTGAACAATCTTTTATTCACATGCAAAACGAACAAATTAACGAAGAACGTTCCGTTTCAAATCCCGGTAAATCTATATTATCTTTATATGGAGGAATGGTGGGACAATGTTTTATTGGCGAAACAATATTGATAACAGGTGGTACCGGTAGTTTTGGGCAAAAGTTTGTCACCGTTCTATTTGAGCATTTTAAACCGAAAGCGGTTATTGTATTTTCAAGAGATGAATTTAAACAACATCATATGCGTACGGTATTAGGATTTAATGAAAAGAAGTATCCAAATCTACATTACGTTATTGGTGACGTTCGAAATAAACAACGTATATATGAAACCCTTAAAGAGTATCGAGTAAATATTGTTGTACATGCGGCAGCGATAAAACATGTGGACATATGCGAGAAAAATCCTACTGAATGTATTGACACAAATATTACGGGAACTATTAACTTGGTGAATGTGTGTAAAGAGGCGGGTGTAAAAAAAGTGCTTGCTCTTAGTACAGATAAATGTGTCGACCCTATTAATATATATGGTGCAAGTAAACTATGCTTGGAAAGGTTAATTATAGCTGCGAATAATTTTTACGCATTGAAGGAAAACAGTGATGCACTAAAAAAATATCATGAAATGCAGAATCAACCATACTCTTCTCATGTAATAGGAGGTATTAGTGTAAGTGTAAGTACTAAACCTAGCGATGAAACGATATTTTCAGTAGTAAGATATGGTAACGTATTGGGATCAAGAGGATCTGTTATTCATGTATTCTCTGAGCAAATTAAAAATGGAGAGATTAAAGTTACAGATGGGGATATGACACGTTTTACAATAATGAAGGAGGAGGCTGTAAATTTTGCGATGAATTGTTTGGCTATGATGATTGGTGGAGAAATATTTGTGCCGGAGTTACCTACGTATAAAATTGGACAATTAATAGAGTTAATAAAACCGCATGCAGATTTCCCTGTTAAAGTAATGGGTGTAAGGCCAGGAGAAAAAATACACGAATGTATGATTAGTAAGCATGAGTCGCATTTAGCTTTTAAAGTGAACGTATATATGAAAGGCAATGTAGGTAATTTTTATGTCATCCGCAACCATTACTACGGTGATTATGTGGATTACAAATCATACTATAATAAATTATTATCATATACCGAAGAATATGTCGAAGAGTGTAAGCCTGGATGGTCTTATACATCTAGTAAAAGCGACGTTATTGATGACCAAAAACTTAAGGGGTTAATAGCGGTCGCTTTGTGGGAATAAAACGACATTACTTATTTCTTGTGTGTAACACACAAGAATGTATTTAAAAAAGCAATACCATCCAAAGGACATAACACTTTAATTATTTAATATGCTCTGATGAGAGACACAGCTTGCATATCTCGTTTCTTGACAGTCTTACGACCAGCAGCATGCGCGATAGCCGATCCCCCTTCACCATATCTTTCTAATTCAGCTTGTGCAATTTTAGAAAATGCATCTAGGGCAGTAGCAGACATTCTGTAATCCTTTCCGAGCTCTTTCTTAATAATTCTACCAACTGAAGCATTAGCAATTTTATTTCTGTGGGCTAATTCTGTGGCCATTTGAGCAGCCTTAAGTACATGAGAGCCGGCACATTGATGTTCAAGAACTTCAATCAAAATTTTGTGTGTTAGCGTTTTCTTTCCGCGCAAAACAAGAGAATGCTTGCAATTTTTCGCAATCTTAACGAGACATTCATCTGTTTTCAAAATAGCAACAGCCGCGCCATTTCGAGACAACCTGTCGCCTGAAGGCAAACTTGCCTTGATAACGTTTTCAGCCGATCCTCTCTTAATTCCACCTTTTGGAACATGAACCTCAGCTTCAGGTTTAGCCTTTTTAGCCACTTTTTTTCCTTTTTTTCCTTTTTCTGGTGCCATATTATTTTTTTAATGCGTGTATGTGTATCGAGTATCGATCTTATCATATGTTTCCATTATTTTAAATCGTTTTTTTTAATAAATCGAGCAGGCCTAAAATTATGCACCTTAGAGAATGAACATAATGCGTACTTAAAATTTTTGAGGCTGGGGGTCTCAAATATATCTTTTCGTAACTGAAGGTTACGAAAATTTATTAAAAGCTTTGCGTTCAATGGTACTCTTTACATCACACTTTGCGTAATATAAAAATTTTTACAACCGAAGGTTGTGAAATGAACCCTTTTCGGTTTCAAAAATTTTTGTAAATGTAGAAGCTCCATAAATATTATGTCGCGCTTTCTCTTATTTCCATTAATATATTTGCTGTGATATCGTTAATTTTGGTACTTCCACCCTCTATAATTAACGGTACACTATTAATTAGCGCATTACGTATCGATATATTTTGTTTAAATTTTGCGCTTACGGCGATACGTAAATGATAATCGAGTTCACTTTCCCAAGTGGATTTAGCTTGCACTCTCACATCTTTATTACCGTATACTTTGCATTTATCTATGGAATCACAATTAGATATATCCCTCGTTGTTATTCTAATTTCACGTTCTCTTGATAACACTCTCACTTGTGCCACTGTACACGCCTTCCTAATAGTATGTTCGTATTGTGTGCCTTCGAATTTTTTTGCTTCAATATAATGCGTTACTGTAGGCCAATATATGTATGTATTACCATCCTTTTCTGTGAACCCATATTTACTATCGTTAGATAAGTACCCGTATACTTTATCAGAAGCTTTCGGTATTACAATAAAATTATGATTATCTTCCATAAAAGTGTATATTTGTGTATATAATAACACTACACACGTTTACTCGATTTATGGCGCAGTAACTTTAAATAGCAAGTATGGGTATATATGAATAGAAAAAATACGATTTATTATGCAGCACTATATTATTACTTTTACAGAGCAATGCCTCAAAACATCTGAGAAGTACTGTTATTTTTCTTTACCTATTGAAAGAGCAAAAGAACTTATACCATTGGGTTTATTAAGTATAGATATACACGAAGATGTAATATACAAGTTTTCCACAAAGATGTTCGATGAAGATACATATACCATACATAAAGTAGTACATAACTTACGGATTAAATGTGAGGTTGATGATTGGTTGAAAGATATTGGTGCGGAATATGTTTCCCATATCAAAAATACGAAAATGAAAAATAAAGATGAGTTATATGTACATGCTATAGGATCGTTCGGTTTGGAGGTTTCAGATACAAATCCAAAATACAGATTCTAAATATAAAAACGAATTAATACAATAATACACATAACGATATATATAGAATATATCGTGATGAATACAGATGATACTGTATTATATGATGTTTTGTGGCAATACTTTGATTATATCGACATTATTAGTATGAGATTAGTCGATAAAAAATGCTACAAACTTTCGGTTCGTAAAGACTTGTGGCGTGATTTGTTTAAAAGAGATTTTACATTCCTTACCTATTCGGACTTTGAATTTTCTATGAAAGATACGCATCTGAAAAAAAAGAAAGGTTATGATTTGATCCGCATGTATATATTCGGATTTGTGTTAGAAATACAAACAGCACTTAGCATTGTGACAGTAGGCACGGCAAATTATGTACACCACAATAAAAAGAAAAAGTATGATTCCAAAACTCCGCATAAACCTCTTATTAAATTCGATTGGTATAAACCTACCACAGCACAACAAAAAGTTTATAATTCTTTAATAGAATGGAGGGAGGAATGTGTAAGCGGTCCAATTTCTGAAGAAATTAGAGAGTTAATAATGTTAGACATATACGACGCGTTAAATTGCCCACGCGGTAATAATAATATGATCCTCGCGCATTATTTTGCTAATTTTGACCGAGATATACAAAACTGGAGAGGAGGATGCGTAACTTTATATTAGGCGTGGATGCTCATTCTTCCATATATAATTTTTCGTAATATTCGATTACGAAAAACATAACCTTTGCTTTCAGTATGTAGAGTTGTATATTTCTAATAATATCATTTAATAACTATCATACGTATTAATAAACTCATTAATGGATAAATACCAATTTGCTATCGTTATCGCCTCATGTTTATCAGCAGTTTTAATCTATTATTACTTGTCAAAAAAATCAATAATTGATCGCGAAACGTGCATTAGTTTAGTATATGACCATAGACAAGGTGTACTTGATACAACAAAAAGTATGATTTCACATTTAATGGATGATAACAAAGACCAAAATAACCCAAAATTGGGTGAAATGTTAAAAGAATTGAATTCTATCTCTGGAATGTTGACTAGATGTGAACAAATGATAAATTTTTACGATACCTATAAAAAAGTGTTATCGCATGTTTCTAATATAATAGAAATAGATAAAAATGGTAGACAAGAAATAAAAAGTACTCTTAAGGATGCTAGTTATTACGCGAATCGCCTAGATAGTATGAAAAGATTACTAATAATCGATTCGACAATACCATATGAATGTAAAATCTAATGAAATATGTAATTTCGCGCATATACGTAAAATAGTGTGTAATTATCAGTATTCTTACAAAATGATACATGTGTAGCATATAAAATGAAATAGAAATTATTGCTAAGAAAAGAACTTAATACTTAACGTGTTATATATAAACTTAAGATGGAATATTGGAAGCATGCTAAGGTTAGTTTCAATGGAGATTATGGGCTTATATACGTACATTATATAGAGATCCCTACTAACTATTTTGATGATGTAGCAACTTTTCGACACAAATGGTATACTGCAAGAGCATATATGCGTATGATGGGGGTCGATAAGTATGATGATTATAAAATCAAATATGGGGAACTATTTGATGCATACCCTAACCATGCAGAACCGGTGTATGAACTATGTCAACACACCAGAAGCGTACAAGAACGATATAACTTATATAAGAAATGTTTATCATGCACTATTGAAGTTGATGATTCGGAAGTGCTAGAGTGGAAAGCGCTATGTGGATTTCTCGTTGAGTGTTATAATTTAGAAAAGTACGATGAGGCATACAATGCGTGGATAAAATTACAAAAAGGTGGTAGTCTTGAAAAAATACACGATAAGTATAGAGATTGGATAACTCATGTTAAGAAATGCGGTATGTTAGTTGCCGAAAAAATAAAGGAAACATCATCGTATGCACAGTTCAGACATGAGTTAAGAGAAATGAAAGTACCCAAATCTGCGCACAATATTCATATAGTATGGGTAAAAGGATATCGTGTGTATTCTATTATTCAGTATTTAGCAGTAAGAGCAGCTTATGAGTTACATATTTCACACGGCGATAATTTCGAGCATAACTTTATATACATATATAACGATATCGAACCAGAAAATAATGAGTGGTGGGAAAAAACAAAAGAGTATGCTACAGTTATACATATAACGCCACCTAAATATATCAATGGGAAGCACATTCCGCATCCTCAACACATCGCAGACATAATGCGTATTTGTATTATACACGAATTTGGCGGTATGTACATAGACGCAGATCTGCTACTTATTAAAAACGTTAGCGAATTGGTCAAACCGCTAGATAAGTATGTGTTCAGTAATATTATTATGTGTAAGGAAACGGATAACAAAATTTGGAACGGTTTGATTATAGCTAAACCCTATAACTCATTCTTGAGAAGATGGATTAGGGAATATGAAACTAAATACGGCAATTCTGAAGGAGGATGTTGGTGGGCAGGGTTGAGCGTAGAAACGCCTATGCGATTATATAAGGAAGATAACACCGATGTAGTATTACTAGATACGCATACATTCTTACCTTTTGGATTTTACGATGATGGAATATATAAAACTGAATGTTCATTAGAAAGCCCTTATCCATTAAGTTACGGTGTGCACCTATGGGAAACCGAAGCTGAAAAAAGAGGCGTGTTACCTAAAAATAAAGAGTGGTTCGAAACACATAAAGATACTATTTTTGCACACCTTTTTGGTAAGTACATTCGATAATAATCCTAAGTGATTTTATACATTTTTGTGTATAAAATAGGGGTGTTTGGTTACATTTATCTAGTTGTTATTTATCTAGTTGTTATATATCCAAACCTAATGTGGTCTTTGATGCAATTAGGAAATGCATAATGTACAAACCCGTCAAGAGAACCTCCAATTTTATCATATATTAATGACCAATCTTTTAAAGGAACTAATGCATAAACACGGTATTCATGGTATTTAATTTTTGGTGGTCCAAGTCCTTCGTATTTACCATCTATAGGGTAATTATATGTTTGAATTTCAAATTTGAGATGTGTACTGTTTAATCCTTTCAAATAAAGAACCATACCCGATTTGTCTATTTCTGTAATATAATTAAGCAAAGTTTCATAAGATACATCAGGAATCACAGGTTGTTCAATTGTATCTGATTTCTTTACCGCCTTTTTTACCTCTTCCTTGTGGGTTTTCTTTTCCATATGTGGTAGTTAGTGTATAACAACTACACTTTATAAATTACCGAAAAATTTATGTCATTTTTGCATGTTACTAACACTTTGTTTTCGCATAAACCCATATCCTTACCTATTGACACAATTATAATGATGCGAATGTATAAGTTTTTCTTACGCTTAGAGCGTAAGAAAATTATGGTGATTTATAAATACGGAACCATTTCTTCTGTCAGTGGATATTTTCCATTAGGTATGGTTGGTTTATACTTGCTGTGTGGATTAATTAATGATCGGATGATCGATACTAATATATCCTCTATATATTTCATTTGTGTTATCAGCCAAAATGTATAAGTGTAATCACGGAAGAAAGCCTCTCTTAATAAGCGATCACAATCGATATCGAGGTCTCCATAAACATCGCGAGTACATATTAGACATTTATTTATGGGTCCGCCACCAACGAGTAATGGCCACCAAAGTGTACGAATATCGTATATCACTTTACGAAATACATTTTGGGATGGGTTATCAATCATCACAAACTCGCATGATTCGTAACCCCAATCATTTTTTGTTACTTGTCCGATCGAATCGATACATTTGCCACATACCATCTTAACATTTAACTTGGACCTTGAATTACACACGACACAATTACCGTTAATTAATGTTTCAAGATTAAGTATAGCCATCGATATTAGTCGATTACTCGTTTTGACCAGCGTCATAATATAATTGCCACGTAGTTGAGAAGGTATACTCTTATTGAATTTTGATACATTCCATTGGAATTGTTCTCCTGCATGTGTTATAGTAATTCGACTCTTAGTTTTCTTCATAAGATAATAGTGCAATGTAGTTAGCGTATAACAATACACCCTATAAATTACCGAAATTTTTATGTCATTTTTGTGACCTTCGGTTACGATAATTTTACATGATTAATATTATTTGATCCTTCAGCATAAACACCAGTGTGTACATTGATAATTTCGTGCATATTTTGTATGTACTCGATTACTACTACATAAGGCACTACATCGGATTTATTTAGTCTTGGGTGTGTATCGTTAACTTCGCATACAATAGCGCTTTCACTTAATACGAAAGAAAATCCTATATATACTCTGCTTGTTTCCGATAAGGCTATGCATATATACTTACCAAAGCAGTCTTTTTCAACTCTATCATCTGCTGCTTTCGCTAATCTTACAAAGTTAGAAACAGCTATAACTTTAGGATCAATGCCACCCAACATTACTACTTATAAAATATTTATTCTTTATATTTATTCTTTGTATTACCACGGTAATATAAAAGCGGTAAAGTAACTATTATAATATCTTAGAATGGAAACGGAACCTGTGATAAACACTGATATTATAATATACGATATTTTATGGAATGTTTTGCGACTATCCAATTATGTTGATATTATGAACGCACGATTTGTTGATAAAAAAACATACGAGCTTACGACACGTATTGATTTATGGTCGGGTTTACTTAGTAGAGATTATATATTTCTTACGGAGTTTGATCTCAGACAAGCAAATAGTGATCCCGAGAAAGGTTATAATATTATTCGTAAGTATATATTTAGGTATGTGCAAAGTATACAAAAACAATTTAAAAATGAAGCCCTTGAGGTTGAAATTATGTCGTCGCAAATGGATATTGCTAAAAGTTTGGTGTCATGTTTTGAGGCGATGGGTATAACACAGTTGGTAGTTGAACTACACACTTGTCTTACTAATGAACTTGGATTAGAAGGTGGTGATATTGTTCAGGTGCAAAATGAAATAAAAACAGCTTTTGATACCAAATCCGAATTGAAAATAGGACAAAATACGCTCCAAAATATATTCGCTTCCTTTAAAAATAAGGATGTGGGAGGAAAATATTCAAATAATATGAATAGCGATAATATTTTAATAGTTTCACGTAAACCGTCTGTTATACAACAATCCATTTATAATTCATTAATAGAGTGGAGAGAGGAGTATATTAGCGCCGGTGGAAGAATTTCACAAGAAATAGGTGAACTAATAATAGAGGATATATTCAGTGTATTAAATGTTCGTTGCAATAAAAATAAGACGGTCAAATTAGCGGATTTGTTAAATCAATTCACCAACGATTTAAACTATGGAATACAGCTACATATACTGTATAATACTAACAGACCTACGCAAATCGGTAATGATTTTGGAACAAAATCATAGCGTTCTTGTAACGCTTTGCGTTGCAAGAACTGTTTCCGAAGCAACTTAAAAATTACAATATCATATTAATAATACAGCAATGTCTAATAATTTAGAAGCTAATTCGTTGATAGGATTGAAAATATCTGACGCTATTCTTTTCGTTCATAGTGGTGCTATAATTTTTAGCAAAGATGATCAAAAACCGATAAAATCTATTCTTGTTCGTGAGCCGGATGTAGTTTACCGCGATTTATACGTTAATGGAAGATTAAACGTTAAAACTCAAGACGGTGGAAATTATTAATATGGGTTAAACAATGTTATACGTATTATTTTACACATGTATGTGTAAAATAAATGCGAACAAGCATCACAAAAATAATATAGCAGCATAACTGCCAGAATCGTACCCAAATATAGTGTACATACTTTCATCCTTTTTGTGCACACTTTTGTGCGTTAATCCTTCTGTAGTATAAACTTCAAACGATGGATTATCTTCTATATATATACCTCCAGGATATTCATTAGGATCATAACCTACATTTGTACCGTTCAACCACTCTTTAGAAACTGCAAGAGCCGAAGGGAAATTACCCGCCCTTGTATTTTGTATAAGCATAACTCTTCCATTTTGTATGTTCATATTTCGATAATAATAAGGCGTTTCCAAATAAGGATTCGGACTCGAGTTTATAACGTTTACTTCAGTAGCAAAATTATTAAAATTATTTGGAGACGTATCAGTCCTATGCGCAAGCCAAGATACTAAGCTACCTTTTCCTATGAATATGAATTGATCATTATTCGGCTCAAAATCGGTTATAGATTTGTAAAATGGTGATTGATTCATAAATCTTTTATACTTGTAATTTCTTTCAAGATTAGAATCGTTCAATGCAGATACTCTAACGTATGATAAAAGTTTAGTTATTGTTTCCTTATCGGGGACGATGATTTTCGATCTATAGTAAAAAGTTTTGTGCTTCACACCTAATTCAAATAGAGCGGTAATATTATCACTAATATCACCACTAATATTATTGCTGGTGTTATTACTTATACCGTATTCTGTTGCATTCCTTCCTTCATATACAATAAAATTACCTTCTCCAAATTTACTAGGATTTTGCGCCCATTCATATAGTGAGTACTCTTTTAACAATTCTGCTACCTTTTCATTATTCCTCGCTTCATTAAGATAAGATTCTCCTTCTACAAAAATAGGATCTATTAGAGTTTCATGTGAAACGTCGATAACTTTAATAGAAGGATGTTCAGGATCATCACCATCAATAGGTATATATCCGAACGCAATGGTAGGTGGTTTATTAGCACTGATATTATTCTGCACCCATAATCCTTTTACTAAGTTTGTTTCTACATCGACATCTTTTTGAGTTAGTTTCAGATTTGCATTGTTAATAAACTCAATAGCATCATTTATGGTTGCGAATAGTGTTTTTGATTTTGGAACCTCTGGAATGTTAAGAGGCGGAAGCGGTGATACAGCAATACTTACGTTGTGAAAATTTAATATGCGACACTTTCCATTAAAATCAATGTATTGTGATTCCGCATTGTTAAAGTATGACATAAGGTATTAAGGATAATTAAGGATATGAGGTATTAAGGATGTAAGGCAATGTGGTGGTTAATGATTTACAATATATGTTATATAACAAATCATACCTTATAATCTAATCTTTTACTACGTTTATGCGTAGTAAACTAAAATAACCTATACAATAGTAATATACTGTAATAAATCGATACCAGAAGTTAACACAGAGTGGTGTTCCATACCACTCCCCGCGGATTGAAGTTTGTTATCACCATCAACTTTATCAAATCTCATTTCAACCTCTATTGATTCATAAGTACTACCCTCTCCGGAGAGAGAATCGTCCGGATCATATGGATTCATAACGTACATCTCGTCTTTGAAAGATTTAGGTATTATAAATTTGCCACCGATAGACATTTCAGGAAAATACATCGTTATATTTTCAGGTGTTGCTTCGTCATTATTGTCACATTCTGAATACGTGTCATCACCCATGCGCAACGTCATGCTCAGGTATTGTTTACCATTTTCGCGCGTAACAATATCATAAGAGTTCGTTTCGTATATACCAAAATCTTCAAGAACATGGCGGTGTAATTGATCCACGCTTAATTCATTATCTATCACTCGATCAGTAAGGATCTCGTAATAAAAAGTTGCATTTTCTAGCATACCTAATACTTCATTGATTGATACGCTAATATATTGAGGTATTTTAGGTTCATAGTTACTATGAAAGTATTTGGATAAATACAACACTTCTTTGAACGTTTTACCGCATGTTATATATGAGAATATTTCATCTATAACCTCTATCGGCATTATGAGGTCAGTTCCGTTAATTAATGTGAAGAGTTCAATATGCGTGATGCGTTTACCTTCATGTACAAATTGGATTCTTCTCATGTCTTTTGGTACTATGAGTAAAGATAACAAACTTTCACCTGCGGCAGCAATATTAATATTGCTGTGTGTTAACTTCTGATAGCAATAGAAACTATTGCTATAATCGGAGCAAAATGTCATTTTTATGATGTAGAAACATTCACCAACTTTTTACCTACAGTGTACCATAAGGCTATCGATATGATCAAACCTGCGATACCACCGAATAACGCACCAATTTCACTAGAAACGTCGATGATTTTATTTGCGAACTTGTATCCTACGAATACAAATGCAACGGTTAACGCACCGTACATAATCATCACAGTAGTTTTATCCATTTTACAAAAGGTAAGTGATGGATACTAATGTTCTATCTTATATTTACAAACATATTATCTCCATGTAAAATATACCTCGGTATCATCGAGATTACATTAGTATATTTTACCTTCTCATATAACACTATTATTTCTATATCTTTTTCCGTAAAATTAACGTAATCTCTTATATCTGGTCTAAATGCGCTCAAATCAAAAAGGATTGAATATACATATTGAGTACTAGGATTAGAAATTTTAGAAATTAACAGCCCGTAAGGTAATTTTATTTTAGCCGTAGGATATTTAGGTATGGCCGATACTTTCTCGGCGAAATACTTATCATATTTACCTTTTGCAGAAGGGGGTATAGTAATATCTTTACTCATAGGTATTCGTTATTATATCAATATAATATAGTATTAAATTCCATGTGTACCCGTATGATTGTACACGAAAACTAAATTCTGTATGTTGGTGTATTTATTGAATGCAATACATTCAATACATTCAATACATTCAATATGATGGTCTGTTCCTAAACCTCTGCTTCAAATATACAGCTCCAAATATACAGATACCTCTTTAAAAATATGTGTCTATTACACGTACAAGACCGTTAATTATTTTGGTTGCATCTGGTGCTGTTTGAAATCCACCTAGTGTCGTCGTATCTTTCATTTTCCATCCACACGATTCGAAATGTGTTTTAATATCTTTCATTATGATGTTGTATTTTACCTCATTTTCCAATATCAGTTCACACGAGTCGAAAAAATTAAATATATATGTGCTCATACCGCTACCAATATTACCCATAAGACCTTGTTGTAAGGAACGTATGATTTCATATAACACATCATCTTGAGATAGTTTTGTAATACGCGGATTATCTACGACATGCGGAATAATACCATCTACCATGTAAGATTGATAAAAATTACGGTCACTCATAAAATTTACCCCCGAGTGCGGCTTCGCGATGGTTACATCATCCTCTCTACGAAGCGTCCTCATCAATTTTTTAGACTGATGTAAAGTAAGAGGTTTATTTTCTTTTCCGTAAGACATAATAACACCTGTAATAGAGTTATAGTGGTTAGAATGTTTTTGTTTTAACTCGATAGGCAATTCTGATAATCTATCTGTCATTTTGCGCAACGAAAGCGCTGTAGTATATTTTGAAAATTCACATATAAATTCTTTGACCAACATATCAAACGTATCTTCTAATGTATTTAATGTATCTGCAGACATATTGGTAGAAGAAGAGCTTGTAGTGGAAGCAGTGGTGCGATCAGTATTAACATTAATAATATTTAGTGAACTTTTAAGAATGATTATTACTTCATTCGCCTTAAAATCATTCAGCCTTTTATTCTCAGTACCGTAACTATTTATAACCGTTTTTAAAGCGTTAACATAATATTCCCGAGGGTTACATTCAGCTTTTGATAATGAATCTACGAGTATTATTAATTTTTGAAGTGATAATATAGAATGGTAATGGTAGTCAAATTTGTCTATTATTCTTGTGATGGCAACATCATACATACCACCAACAGTGACAGAATCTAAATTTAGCGGTTCCATACGTTCGATTAAATTATATACACAAAAGATCGCTTTATTCATTTTTACGTTTTTATTGCGATACGCAATAAAATTCATTCTCATCTATCACAACATCAGATGCAGAACTTACCTCTTATATCCTTCATATAACCCTCAAATTCTACATCCGATATATGGCCTTCTTTCACAAACTCAACATACAACTCTTTTTCTATGCTTTCTATATTATCTAGTATAAATTTTACATACACTTCTCTATCAGATTCGTCCGCATCATCCATCATACCAAAAGTTAGTGTCGCTTGAAGGTCAGCATTTTCACAATTCCTAATTTTCGCGTCGATTCTACCTTTTACATTTGCAGTAATTTGTTCCTTCCAGCTTATTTTGATCGTATCGTCGAAACTGCTGAATACGTTAACAAATCTTCCTGCACCGGAAGAACACGTATCATCCATATCTAACAATTCATCTACCAATCGTTGTTTTAATAAGGCGATGATGTTATTGCCAATATTAGCGGTATTATTATCGTCAAATTCGCATGAATTTATTCTTGACCAAACATGACACATAACCTCAACTGTAGTTATATTATATTTGGTGAATGTAGCGGTATCTATTTTTATACGCGATAATGCGTTATTTATAGCGTGCCTTTTTGATACATATTCATCATTATTAGACGATATAGGCATGATCTCTCTAATGTATTGCGTAACACCCTTCAGCGTTTCATCAAATGTATAGGTCTTATACGATTTAGGTACTTCGACAATCTTTTCTAAATACGCGAGTATACTTTCACTGATAGTTTCATCGTGAATGTTTTGCGAGTTGTTGTAAATGGTTTTAAACGCATCTTTTGATGATTTCTTACCGATACTTGATAACGTCAGCTTAGCTTTAATTTTTTCTTCATCGTTACCTAATCTCAGTATAACATCTAATGCATCCGCTCTTGCATTCTCAGTATTACTTTCGTTAGCACCTATAGAAAACAAAGTATTTACTATATTACGTTTATCATCGTTACTTGTGCTTGTTTTCATTTGTAATAGATGCTGACCACTTAATATTCTGAACCTAGCATCGTTTTTCTCATCGTTAAAGAAAGATTTTTGCAAAACGCTTACAAACTCCTCTTCATAGGGAATCATTAGTTTTTGTATATTCATCATAGTACGTATACCAGTGTTAGGTATGTAAGATCGTATAGCACCATACCTCAAACTACATTCATACTTGTGTTCACCTATAATTTCTAGTAATACTTTCTTTGCTATTTCTCTTTCTTCATCCTCTCCAGATGCAAATAAAAATTTTGTAGATTCAAGGCGATGTTCCAAAGGGAGATGCGTATCCATTGCTAAATCTGTAAAACATGGGTAACATACATGATATTGGCACGCATTATAAAAGTGTACAGCTGTATATATGCGATCAACAACAGGTAATTCTTGGAGTTTTACTACTCTACGTAACAGCGATATCATAGTATCCGCATCTGTATTGAGTAAAAAAAGCAAACTATCGCGCCATCTACATATAAATTCATTGCAAGTATTTCTTAAATTTACAGACCTTACCTCGAGTTCAGGTTCTGGTTCAGGTTTATCACTTAATTTATTTTTCTTTTTATTTTCAATTTCCATATTTTCTTCTAATGCAGCTTGTGCAAGTATCTCCCGTAATGTAGTTATCTTTTCATCTTCGGGATACAAAGGACTAACACATATCTCTGTCGACAGTTTTATAGCTTTGTCCAAAATTTTAATGTTATTTGTTTTACGATAAGTGGAGAATAGAGATAAAACATCTGCGAGTTTAGCTCTTTTCATATAAGAATAGGAGGTGCACGTTATCGAAGTTTAGTAATAAGTTATATACGTTTAACTAGTTCTTGTGTGCAAACATACAAGAACGCATTAAAGTTGCTACATAGTAGCAACTTTATTATGTATACACCGGGTCGTAAAAAAATGAGATATATTAGAGTTATAAATTATAACTTATGATTTCCAATCATGAGTCATAATATAGTGAATAAATTCGCGGTAGGTGACAAAGTTAAATGGCGCAGTAATGCAAAATGCGCTTTACCTATGATGGTTGTTCGATACGATGTAAATGAACATGACATACATATTGTACAAGTGTGGAAATATCGAAGTAGACCCTCTAATTATGTGAGTGCATGGGTAGGTGATTTAGTTCCAGCTTCTTAAATTCAGAATATTCAGCACGCACTCGACGGCGGCGCGCTGTTACGTAATAATCCCTATAAGAGGGATAGTACTACTACTAAGTAGTAGTACTATCCCGAGAGGGGGGGGGGGTAGTTTCTGTATGATTGCATACAGAAACACACCGAAGTTTATAATTTAGAAATCAATTGTAGTTTTATGGTGTAAGTATCGGTATTAATCACATATGTATCGTGTTTTACGTCGCTATCAGAAGTTAGCACAGGCAATACAGATACCGGTATTGTGTTATTGCCACCCACGGGTGAAAGTTTGCTATCAGAAGTTAACACATCTGAAAGTTTGTTAGCAAAACTCTCATTATAATCATCTTCTGCACATAGTGCAGAAGAATTATTATATACAGGTTCTTCATTTTGAGGTGCTGAAGAATATGTATTCTTTATATATTTTATACAGTTTCCACATACGACAATAGGCTCAGGTATAATATCGCGTATATTTTTTTCGCAATGAATGCATGCCACAGGAGTTATATGATTATATTTTACGGGGTAGTAATCATGTGCGGTATCTGTATATTGGATAGACAAAGAATGTGGTAAATTTTGATTATAATTTTGCATCCACGTATCTGTAGTAGTATATCCCTGTTATTGATAATTAATACGCACTCATTTAAACTTACTTTGTCAAAATAAGTTTAAAGCGTTTCACTAAGTATAATATGACTCGTATAGATTCGTTTTATTGCAAATTATGTTTTATTTCTTTTATCTAGATAAAAGAAGTTTATTGAAAGCTTTATAATAATTGACTTACACTAAATCTTTATTCCACGCTGTTTTAGCCTTAAATTCTAATACGCAATCTAATATACAATTGAAGCATAATCCCAGTTCAATATCAGCATATTGGTGTACGATTCCATCGTCATTTTCAGCAACATAACCGTCTTTTATCCATTTAACGCCGTATTTTATAGCTAAGTTACATGCTGTACACCTATGCGGTAAACCTTTCTCATCACATTTTACGTCGGATATTAACGATGCGCCGCCATTTAAATGTAATCCACCTTCTGTAAATTCTGCTTGATTAAGTAATGTGCTATTCTCTCTTTTTGATGCTAAGTTATTTCCAAGAACTGTAGAATTTTTGTGTGTAGCACTTGTAAAACTACCTACAGCTACAGCATTATCGTTTGCAGATACACTGTAATAACCTACAGCCACAGAGTGTTGATCTTGACTTTTACAATTATAACCTATTCCAATAGATTTTGGTTTCGTAAATCCCAAAATGGATGTTTTTTCTAAAAAAGTAGGATCTATTAAATGTTCGTGCATGATTCAATATGTAATACACACCAAATATTTAAATAGTAATCAGTTCTTGCAACGCAATGATTTTGTTCCAAAATCATTTTCTTATTGATTTATTATTGGCCAATACTTAACGCATCTATATGATTTATATCTTTGATTGCGTTTCTAATTTTCATAAGCACTGCTCCTCGATATTTAGATTTTGCATCTGTGACGCCAAAATAAAATGGTCGCAAATTAGTTTGCATTTTTAATAATATATCTTTCGTAGTATCGCGGATACCTAATTTGTCAGCTTTTTCAGTTAACTTATCATCATGTTCTTTTACTTTTGGTGAGAGTTGATCAAGGATTGTGTTTAAAAACCTTGCTCCTGCATCCGACTTCCATTCTTTACCAACAACAAGTCGATGAAATGCGTTTCTAGATCTATCACTAGAAACATAATTTTTCTCAATAGTTCCATCATCCATTTCCAATATGGTAAGACCTTTCATAAATTGAACGACACCTAATTCAGCTTTCAGGTACATTTCGTATGTGTAGTTTTCAAGATTACTTTTAATCAAAGTGATTGTGAGCGGCGCGATGGTAGTTACAGGTAAATCTTTTAATTTTTGGACTATATTATTGGTGATTTGTTTTGGTGGTTTGACATTTTGATAGCCTTCCACATATCCTTTGCTGTACGCCACGGTTTTTTCTAGTTCGGCAATTTTATCTTGCAACTCTTCTATTTTCTCCGAATCTTGTTGGTGATTTTTTTCAAGGTTTCCTATTTTGGTTGCATCATTTTTACTAACAATTCGCATCTTTTTTATGATATTTGTCTGCGCATTATTCTTACTGGTTAATATTCTGTTCTCTTCATCTTTTGTTTTGATGAGATGGTCTTTAAATGTTAGACATGTTTTATAATGTACTTTTAGTGAAGATTTTTGTGTAAGCGCATAATCACAGTATTTGCATTTGAAATTGTTTATAATTTCCCCTCTAGATTTCAAGCAATATTTGGCAGTGTTGGTGTGCACTCTTAAATTATAATCACTCTTAAATGTTTTACCACAAAACTCGCAAATATTATCGGACATATTCGATAATGTAGATATATTCTACGGATGTGGTTATAGTATAGATCCGTAGACTTTAACTACGTACGTAGATATATTCTACAGAAAACTTTTCTGTAGATTTTAACTACGGCCGTAGAATATATCTACGGATGAAAAATTTTTGGCCGAGCCAAAAATTGGGGCCCAAAAATCGGGGAGACACACACACACATCGACATATTTCCGTAGACCACAGTCTACAGAAATAGATACGCTAATATTAGCGTAAAATACGCTATTATGTTGACCATGCGTAAAAATTCTGTAGACTGTGGTCTACGGCTGTAGATATATTATAGATACGTAGATATATTCTACAGTATATAACAAATTCTGTAGAATATATCTACATAATGTGATATGTGCATGAAATTACTAACACTGATTTTCTTATATTTCGCTGCGAGAAAACTGCATTTTTTTAAGATTATCTGCAGCATTTGCAGCATTTGATGCAGAAAAAATCATGACGCTATATTTATCGTAATATACGATATATATTTCTGAATCGATATCGATGGATCTCGGAGTTATATTTTGTGGAGTGTTGAGTTTATTTGGAGAGGTCAATTTTTCGTTATACTTTTTTAGACGAAATTCATATTTTTAGTTTGAGATCCTTTTTCTATATATTAGATTTTAAATTATAAGATAGAAGGTTCTGAAACCAAATCAAAAATTATGAAATTAGTATAAAAAAGTATAAATCATAAATGGTCAAGTGGCGACGACATTTTGTAGGCATGAGTTTACGGAAATAATATGCTAATATTAGCATAAGATACGCTAATATTTTTATTATACACGCGAATTTGTAAACAATATCTACAGCTGTAGAATATATTTACAGTATATAACAAATTCTGTAGATATGTTCTACAGAAATATATATCTATAACCCAATTTATTTATTTAGATAATAATTCCTTATCCATCATCAAATTTTCGCGAATGGATTCTGGCCATTGTTTCTTACATTCTGCATAATCTTCCTTAAATTCATCGGCACAATATTTCATAAAATATGTATCTCCCTTACTTGCTTGATAACAATTATTCCTGGCAATAGAAATAATCTCGACACAATTTTTCCGATTTTCTTTAATATCTATTTTTGATTTACGATTCATTTGGTATATATGATTAATGAGACAGAAGGTTACAAGACCAAACTAAAAAATAGGGATGTAGTATCACTTTTTCCTTATTTTTTTGATTCCTCGTCATATAATTTTTGAAACCGAAGGGTTTCAAAATATCATTTCACAATCGAAGGTTGTGAAATTTTTCATACACCGAGTATGAAAAAAAAACAAGGTAATACTTATACATCTGATAAGTCTAATATTTCGACATCTTTCGGTTTTTTCGCTAACACTTTTTCACATTCTATCGTACCTACCACATAATATCCTTCATTCCATTCACTCACCCACACTCCAAATAGTTCAATATATGAATCAAATCTATTATCGTTCGCTTCAGTATATTGCTCTTCGTCACGGAACATTACGTAAAAACTGATACATTTCTCATCACCCTCATTATTTTCACATTCCGCTATTAATTTTACGTAACATTCTATTGCATCTCGTGTATTTTCTGTATCTTCTTCCTTCAAAATTTCTATAAGTTTATCGTTTATTTTGTTTACGCGCGTTTTGGTATCAGAAGTTAACACATCTGAAAGTTTGTTATCATTAGGAAACTTAGAAACGTTAGTCAAATCTCCTTCGGAATCTTCTGTAGATTCTTCACTTTCGCTGTGAATAACAATTTCTACAGGTTTCCAACATTCTTCGATATAATCAACACTGATAGTTAATCTTTCTCTTAAAATAAACGCACGAATTTCTTCAATCTTGGGTTTTATACTGTAAGGTTTGGTTTGAATAATCGATAGTAACTCTTCTTTGGTTATGGTACTAAATAGCTCTCTGCATCTTTGGTACTTCAAAGGTTCAATATCTTCAATGTAATTTTCACATTCTTCTAGCGTACGATGTTCATCGATCATAGCCAATGCACCAACCCAACCTATACTTTTTGCGTTTTTCGGTAATTTACCAGATTTTGTAGGGGGGTACCCTTTCACTCGTTTATTGTAATCACAACTCAACAATATACACAAATCTTTAAATTCTTCTACGGTATAATTTAATGCATCCAATACGTTTGGTAGAAAAATACCTTTTACTTTCTCATCACTTAGCTTATAATCTTTGAATGCTAACATCCATGGTGTACCATAAGCAAGTACATCTGTGTCTTCACTTAGTACCGCATCCACATACCCATGTATACACAGGTATGCACATAACGCTTCCGCTTCGCCATCCGCTTGAAAAGTTGGTAGGCCCATCATTTTAACGATGTCCCATGCTAACTCCCTTTGCTCATTTGTGATGGGCGCCGTTTGTCTTTCCAACCTATCGATCAACTCTTTTAACGCATCATACACATCCGTAGCCTCAACCCAATCGATGTTACGTTGGTACTTTTGTCTATTGACAAGTACAATACTCTCTTCTAACACATCATCTACTAATTCAGATGTAGTTTTTGCATAGTAACCTAACAGCGATTGACACTGTTCTTGTATAGAATCAGGTAAAGGAATATCTTTAGGTATATAATTGGCTAATAATAGATTTCTCATTGCTATAGCTTTATTCAATCTTTCTGTCGCTTTACGACTTTGCTCCCTTCTAGCCTCTTGTTCTTCCATTTTTTCCGCAGGAAATGAACTGCCATCGAATATAAGAACACATTTTACGTTATGTTTCTTGAGAGTACATAAAAATAAGAAAAAAGAATTCATCCATAACCTATCCCCTGCAGATTTTACGTATTTGTTAAGGAAAATAGAAACGTCAACTGCGATAGATTTTCCTCTCCAATGCGATAAATGAAAATTTTGAATACATTCGGGACATCTATCATTAAGAACTTTAAACAAATCTTGTATACCCATCTTATATGATAATAATTTTGTGTATAGACAATTCTTATATTTAACTTTTATAATATATGGTAATGTAATCGTAACCCTCGCGTATTTTTATTGTGTGGATCCCATTCCGATGCCAAATCTGGGTACAAAAACTCTAAATTATTATGTGGGCATAAATACTGACCTCCATTAATCTGTTTTCCTTCACCGCATGATATTCCATTACAAATATCGAAACATAACATAAATGTCGACCAATAATGTTAAGTAATTATATATCTTATTAGGTTCACTTAAATTGGTATTCCTTATAGTAAACTCATAAGGAATAGAGTAATATATTTTACCTCATTACGCTACCATTTTTGCTTTTATAGTAGGATAACACATGTAATTTTCTAATTCAATATCCTCATATACAAAATCCGTTATGCTCTTAATCTTTCTATTTATTTTTAACTGTGGAAAAGCATAAGGTTCACGTAAAATTTGCCTTATGCATTCACTATAATGCGACTCATATACATGCGCATCACCCAAACTCATAATAAGTGTACCTGGCGTATACCTATTTCCAGTGTATGTTTCGTCATTATTAATAGTCTCGCATAGTATATGCACAAGTAATGCGTAAGACGCAATATTAAAAGGTATACCTAAAAACATATCTGCAGAACGTTGCGTCATCATACATGATAGTGCATAGGTATTATGCAATGTTTTCTTTACATTGAATATGATGCTAATACCATGACATGGATATAAGCACCCTTGTTTAGCTGCACCAGGATTATATGTAGTCATCATAATACGCCTACTGAAAGGATCGGTTTTCAATAGATTAAGGCAATAGTCGATTTGATTAAACCCTTTACCAGTATAGTCTTCGTGCATTCCTAAATATTCCGCATTATAGTGTAATAATTGAAAGCCGTACATACTACCCATACAACCTTCTTGGTAGTGATCTAAACCAACCGAATCTAAAAATTTCCTATTAGTATTTGCGTCCCATATATTAACACTCTTTTCGGATAGATGCTTAGCATTTGTATCTCCTCGAAGAAAGAATAATAACTCTTCGACAACACCTCTGAAAAATACTCTTTTAGTTGTTAGCAATGGAAACCCTTTCGATAAATCGAATGATAGATTCTTTCCAAATACTGACCAAGTCATCGAATTACGTGTTTGTTCAAGAGCCCCAAAGTTAATAATCTCATTTAGTAAGCTTAAGTACACGCGTTCCCCATTATTTTGTGATGTAATAGGTAAATATGCAAATTCTGTATAGTTCATTTCTAACAAACCATACTTGCAAAATGTAACTTCTACGTCCGTATCATCTGATAGATCCTTTACCGTAAAAGTTTTGGAACAATCTTTTGCAACATCTTTGATGAACGATGCTGCTGGAAAAAAGTTATCGCAGTTGTAATTTTTCCTAATCATAGTTAGATAAAAATCATTAATACACAACGTATCAAGCGCCTCTTTGTATATACGAGAACCACCGCATATAAAAATCTCGTTAATATTAACGTTCTCTTCACATAAATCAATAGCTGCTCGTAAAGAATTTACCACAACAGCAGCATCGTATTCTAGTTCGAGTGTACTTGATACAACTATAACTATGCGATCTTTCAAGCCGGTGTTGTTGTTCGTCTGCAGCGATAACCATGTATTTTTTCCCATAATAATAGCATTTTTCTTGGTATTTTTTTCGTTACTACATGTACGTTTAGTAACATCCAAAAAGTGATGCGTATCTTCCGTAATTTTCCATGGAATTTTACCTTGTTTAGATATACCCCACATATCGTCAATAGCAACAATCATGTTAATTTTCTTCATATTATTTTTTTTAGGGCTTTCCATAAGTGTACTGTTGCGTAACAATTTATTTTAAGTAACACCTAAAATAATCACTTTTATATTCAGCATTATGTAAGTACTTACGCAATAGGTTAATATAAATTAATATAAATTAATATAGATTAATAGGAATCATGTTATTCACGCTGACTATATTCGCGATACACAACCTTTTTATGTTAGGTTTATTAATTCACGAAAAACTCGATTATGTTAATCAACATAATGCTCCGTTAGGTAACAATATTAATGCTTTAGTGATTGCTTATAATTTTTCTGAAATACCTATACCTAACTCAAGTAAATACAGTATCAATAAGTTAAGCTTTCTAACCGATATATGTAATACTGTGCAACTACCCGATTTCAATTACATGAAAATTGTACCCGTCTCAGGTTCTTTTTCTAATAGATGTAACCTAACAGCTACATATGGGCTTAATCATTTTGGTAGGAGTCACGTTATTTTTTACATCGCCGTTATTGTGGCAAGTATGGTAATTTTATTTGGTGTATTAATATTCATATTAGCAGAAAAATGCTCATCATTTAAAGTTACGTATAAAGCTGTTTACCCATCTATGATGATACCTTACGTAATATCAATCATATTGATTGTGTTACTCCTATATGATTTAATTACCGATACCCCGGTTGTTGATTATGTAATACCAGGTGCAGATTATTACGATAATGCGCATTATATTTTATTGTGGTGTGGATACATTATATTCAATATACTTGTATTAGGTAAAATGTTATACGAAGCGAAATCAAATTCTATAAAAAATACTGGCCCAAGAATAACAAGCGATACTGAAGGTAGTCAATATTTTTATGATGATTAATTCCTTATGTTACATAGAAACACTTAATTTCGTGCTACACACGAAATTAAAACATATCTTAAGGTTGATTTTATGATTGAGGTATAAAATTACTAGACGTAATTATATATACTCTTTAGTATAAAAAAATGAGCGCTAAATATTATTTTGAAAGCTTTGCAAATAAAAAGAGTGGTACAGAAAATGATGAAGGCATCACTTATTCTGATTACAACTACGTGAGATTACCAAATAACAATGATAGTATGTATCTAACAACATACGGTACACGGACACCTAAAATAAGTACAAAATACGTTTATGATGACCATCGTCCTACATCTAAACACTTTTACCGTAAGTAAGTTTTCTAATCACGTTTTTCAAAGCAAATTTTATATTTATAATTCGTTTGGATCGTATTTGCTGTAGAAAAATAATACCTTTTGAGGTCCGCGACAGGCTTCGGATACATAGTACATTATGGCTATAGAATCAGTATCTCTATCAAAAAGCATAATTGTTTCAACTTCAGGTGTAAGTAACTTCATGTCTTTTATTTTTTTCAGATCTATTGCACGTAATTTAAGTAAATTAAGTAAAATAGGTGCATAATCATCCCATTCCGATAGTAAAACCTCGGACGTTTGATCTTCTATAAGATTATCCATAGTTGTAATATATATAGTTGTAATGTATGCCTCTTATTATTAGCACATAGTGTTTAACTACGTACTTACTTAAATCTCTTCTCAAATGTGTACTTGTATTCGTTTTTCTCAGCACCTGACCATGACCCTTTACCTCTAATAGCTTCGTATCTAGTACCTGTCATTATTTCACTAACAACACTTCTCACCAAACCAGGAACAGGAGCTTTAGCTTTAGAAGTAAACTCGATCTCAAACAAACTTGGTGTTTGTCTAAATTCAATCTTATCCTCAGGTTTGTTTATTAGCTTTATAATTTTAGCTTTGTTACTAGCATCCGTACCCACAGGTATTAAATGATGGAACGGTGTTTTATATTCCGTAATAGTAATTTTATATTTATCCTCTTTTACTTTCTTTTTGGAGAATTGTATATCCTTGAAATTTGGAGGAGGGCACTTTGTACCGGCCGGAGCATCGATAGAGATTGATTTCAATAAATTCTGAAAGTTAGTATTTTGAGCCTCTTTCTCTTTTGTTAATGCATCCAACATTTCATCTGCACTATTCTTTCCTCCCTTCTGATCGTTTTTATCACGTTTTTCTGGTGCAGGTTTAACAATAATGAGATGATATACATCTACATGCTGCTCAGATTTAGGTAAGTGAGTATGAGATCGAAATCGTACGGCTCTTCCAATAATTTGTTCTTCATTCGGTCTATTCCAAGATTTTTCTAGTAATATAACGTTTCTAGTGCCTTTCAAATCTAATCCTTCCCCGCCTGCTTTAGTGATAAACATTACCTTAACTTTATCACTATTGTAAGTCTTTACAGCTTCTTTTCTTTCAGCTATAGACATGCTACCTGTCACTTCAACATACTTGATACCTAGTTCATCAAGCATACTTTGTAACTTTTTCACGCCGTGCGTTAAAAAAGCCGAATATACCAGTGTTTTTTGACCTTCCATAATTTTTCTTATTGCCCATTCACATTTCAAGCATGGGTCTACCGCATTAGTCGCTTGCCTTACAATAGTTAAAAAAGAGAATGGATTTGCGGCACTCCACAAATGTGATTTCTTAAGCTCCACGTTTCTATACTCTTTGTAGAATTCAGGTGTCATAATAACACGTATAGTATGTTCAATCTTATCAGGATATTCGTCAGATGCTGGATTTTCAAAATACATCAATGTATCTTTGAAATAATCGCACAACTCCTTTGATGATTTCTTCTCAAACTCGGCTTTCATTAAAGGATCGGTACCTTTCACCATCGCTGCAAGGTTAATAAGATCATGAGGTTTATTATATAATGGAGTAGCTGTTAGTAATAGCACTTTATCTACAGCTTTAGCACATCGTACAGCCACTTTCGCATTAGCAATCGATTCGCCTTTCTTGTTTGCATCCTTCCTCGACACTTTTGTAGGAGTTTTCTTTGGTGTTTTACCTTTACCCACATCACCTTTGATACTCGTTCGAAGATTATGTACCTCATCAATAATAAGGAATACGTTATGTGGACACCCTTTCGCATATGTTGTAGCGAAATTTCTTATGGTGTAAAATTTATAACGTGAATCGTTCGGATCACCACCGTACGCTTCTAATTCCTTTTTAAAGTTTTCTTGCAACGATTTTGGCGTTACGATGATAACTTTGTTATTAGGATTTTCATCTAAATAACATTGAGATGCGGCTACCGCTGTAAGTGTCTTGCCCGAACCTACCTCAAATGCAGCAATAATACCTCTATGTGTTTTCAGGTGCTCCACTAATTTAATTTGATGCGGTTTAAGTTTCATCTTACTGCGTTCGATACAATCACCTTTTTCGCCATCCTTTTTAGATAATGTTTTAACCTTCTTAGGAGTGGTCTTAGAAGTTTTCTTTGTGGATTTTTTTGGAGTCTTTTTAGCTTTTGATAAAGGGGTCGTAGATTTGGGCTTTTTAACCTTTTGTATTTTAACAACCTTTTTACTTTCTTCCTTCTTATTTTCTTTCTTATTGGTAGTAGATTTTGTTTCTTTCTTCTTGGTAATACTCTTTTTAACAGCATTCTTCTTATCAACTTTCTTTTTATCTTCTATGGTTTTTGTTGATGTTTTAGGAACTTTGACGTTTGCATTATTGAGTAATGCACATAGTTGTTGCTTAGTGTGGTTACTTGCATTCTTTAATGATAGATACTTCACAGCAAGTTTAACAAGCTCGCCTTTGGTAAACGCATTAGGATGCGCTTTAGATTTTTGGACGTTGCATTCTCGATAGCCCCAATTATTAATTTCTAAGACATCACTAGCTTTAGTTTTAGTTATTTTACCTTTTGTAGATATGCTTTTACCAATCCATTCAATATTAAGTAAGGAGCAAAGATTAGATTTAGTAAGTTTGTTAACTAATTTGGAGTCGTGACCATCTGCTATAGCTTTAACACGTAATTGCTTAACAGTATACACATTTGGGTGTGCCTTACTTTTACGTGTAGCGCAAACAGTATCAGCCATTTACACTTTTACAACATATATATATAATTTTTCTTACACAAAGTGTAAGAAACCGCACTTCCGCATACAATTCTTATTTTCTGGGGATGAAGGTTTTTAAACTATTGTATAGGTCTTGGTCATTGCAAATCGCATTCAATAATTCGCCTAAAGTAATTACGCATCCTTCTATACTATTACCCGTAACGTACATAGGTATTTAAGTATAAACATAATGAACCTTCAGTATGCCCTAGCATACTGAAAATATAAGTAACTTACTTTAAAATTCAACTACTTTTATACATAGCAATACTTGTATTGTGTTATTGATTTTATCTTAGTTATCTTAGTTATCTTAGTTATCTATCTTAGTTATCTATCTTAGTTATCTATCTTAGTTATCTATCTTAGTTATGAAGTTTTGTATTAATGTTATTGCGTATAATGAAGCAGAAAATATAGTTAAAATGGCAGAAAGTGCGAAGGAATACATGGATGCGGGTGGTAAAATTTACCTATTCGATACTGGTAGTACAGATGACACAGTAAATGTAGCAACACAATTAGGTTTTCATGTTACAAAGTCAAAGGTAAAGTTCAACAAAACGCTTACTAAGTCTATACTTAACAAGTGGAGAACAGCGTTCAAAGTTACGTGTACACCTTTAGAGACTCCAGTAACATTTTTTTGTTTCAATGATGCGCGTAATGCAGCATCGGCTATACCTAAAGAAGATATTATGTTTTTTGCCGATGGTTGTGATCATTTTATCAATCTTAATTTTGTTACGATCAACAAACTAATTGGTGAAGGGTATCAACATTTCATAACAATGCAAAAGTATGGTGGTAGTAAAGGTGCAATATCCCGTTTTTACGATAGAAAATTAGGAGAATGGTCAGGTTATGTTCATGAACACTTGATAACTACTAAAGGTAAATGGCATACATTACCCGAAGAAGTGTTTTGTATTGAGCACAAAGTTATACAAAAAGACAGAGGTGATAAATATATGGCAGGACTTATATGCATGCAATTGGACGTTCTTTTGAAGTTTGATGTATACACAAAGTTAAAAATACCGATATCTATCGCTCGGTGGCACTATTATGTAGCAAGAGAGTTATGGATACGAGAAAAATATACAGATTCGAGGAGAATATTTCAGTACCGATATAATTGTTTAGAGTATCCTGAAGAAAGAGCAGCAGCTATGTGTTGGTCAGCGAAATGTAAGAAAAAAGAAGGAGGGACAGATGACGAAGTATACGAATTCTATAAGAAAGCTTACGATTTGGATACAACTTTACGTGAAGCATGTTTCGAATATTGCCAGTATCACTTCGTTAAGAAAAATTGGAAAGAAGTACTCGAGGGCGCTAACAAATGTACATCATTAATTAACGATAATTCACTCTCATTTTTCGAAGATTCTCGATTTAATGAAGATCATAATTTGAGTTGGTATTTATTCCATGGTAATTGGAATGCAGGATCAAAAGATCTCGCATTATATCATTGGAGAAAATTTGTGGAATCAAGAGGTATTATTGAAGAGAAGCACCACTATTGGAAGACTTATGAATTATCAAAGTACAAATACTTTCCAAAGATTCCATTTGAAATTAAGGAGTTTGAATGTGTCAATGAGATTTACAAATGCATCGGTACTATTGAAAGTGATGTGAATACATTAAGCGCGGGTGGTAATAGCGAAGCCGATTTAGTTATTAATTTTGCTAGAAAGTTTATTCCACCATGTTCTAGTGTTATCGATGCGACGGCAGGAAAAGGATATTTTTCTATAAGTATGTCCAAACTCGTATATCCTGCAATAATACACGCATTTGAGTGTATCGATTATAAGGAATTAGTGACCAATTCCTTCCTAAATTCAAGAGAAAATATGAAAACACATGAGCAGTATTTATCCAACACATCGGGTAGAACCGATATATCGAAAATGTGTAACACAAAACCAAAATCTAAGAAAAATCATCATCCTTCGGATGTAAAAAGAATAGTAAATTATACGCAACTTGATGATTTATTTATTACCAACAGTGTAATACCCATTCCCGGAAGGGACAACAAACTTTCACCCGTGGGTGGCAATATGATATTGCCTGTGTTAACTTCCGATATCCCTCTTACTCTTATTAAAATTGATGAAGGAGGAACCAGCTTATCAAAATCAATCGATATTATTAAAGGTGCTATCAATATGATACAATATTCTGAACCTACTATTATTATATCTAAAAAATGTGATGGGCATGATAACGATAATAATGATGTGTTAATATTATTACAAAACCTTGGTTATATTAATATGAAAATGAAAACTATGGACCTGTATATTCCGCCTAAAATTATGAATAGGAAACGTGTAGCTATTGTATGTTTTTCTTCATCCGATATGAAATGGGACGGATCGCATTTTGAGGGCAAGTATATTGAGTTAGGAGAATCTGAATATGCAGTGGTAAATCTAGCTACCGCATTATCTAATAGCGGTATGCTTGTCGACGTATGGTGTAATGTAGCAAAAGAATATAAAGAGTATGCATACGGTGAAAATCCTAGGTATCTAGATTATCGATATTTTCACGGTTATTTTGATTCATCGCAATACTATAATGCGGTTATATATTGGAGATACGACTATGAGATTAGAACAAAACATAAATGTACAAAGAATATACTATGGATACAGGAACATAATTATCCCGAGGTGAGAGAAAGTAAGGATAGTAAGGAAAGTAAGGATAGTAAGGAAAACAAAGAATATGGGATAAAACCACCGAGCATCAACTCTCTACCGCCAATAGATGAAATTGTTGTGTTATCAGAGAATCATAAGCGATCTTTCTTTGATAACTATAAATCTAACCCTGAACTTACAGAAAAATTCAAAGATAAGGTCCACGTTATACCGAATAGTATAAACACAACATTTTCCATGATCGAAGGTCGTGAATCCGTATGCGAGAAACACACATCATCTACAAGAATTAGATATAGATGCGTATACCTTAATTGTCGATCTCATGGGCTAGATATATTATTGAACGATTGGGATATCATAAAAGAAAAATTTCCTACCGCAACATTACACATTATATACGGTCCACAAACATGGGGTATCAATACGCGTGAACAGGAAAAAGAGATGAATGAAAGAATAAAATCAATGAAAGATAAGGATGTATATGCACAACATAGTATGACGCAATCGCATCTTCAGTTATTTTTAGAAACATGCGATTTTTGGTTATATCCTGGCATATTTGAAGAGGTTTATAATATTCAAGGCGTACAAGCTGTAACTGCCGGTGTTATTCCGGTTGTTAGTGATCAAGCCTTCCTTAGAACATTAGCATATCCAAAATGGACAATATATCCTCTGGATAACGGTCATTTCGGTAAAATGTGTATCGAAGTTATGTCTCTGAATGATGAAGATACAAAAACTATGCGGGAAACTACGACAAAATTAGGGCAAATCGCGTTCTGCGACTTAAAAAGACAGGCATCGTTGTTTGAAAGTATTATTACTTAAAACCACCGCAATGTATCTGTTTTAAAGCGTTTTCGTATGCTTGCATACGAAAACTGAAAGTATTATGAGTAATTTTCACCATGGGTGGCAATATAATATGTGTAAGTATTATGGTAAGTATTATGGTAAGTATTATGGTAAGTATCATGGAGTTCGCAAAATTGAAATAATTTTCACGTTAATTGTGAAAATATTAACGAAAATACTCATCATATTTACACCATTTTATTTACATGAACACACTAAATATGCTACCACTAGAACTATTTGAGCATGTCATTGCATCGTTACCTTCAGATGTAAGAAGTAAAGTGTGTAGTGTTTCTAAACTATTTGGAAATATGTGTGTTTTAGTTTCAAAAGAATTATCACCAACACCTCGCCTTTATGACATATCAAAAAATGATACAGATATTATACTAACATTCGACAATATTAGGCAAATATTGCTACGAGGTGATTATCACCTGATTGTTAGATTAAAAAACAAAAAGTTAATTAACTTAGAACTAGCATGTGTTGGCGGCCATTTAAATATTATTGAATTAATGATTGAAAAAGGAACGAATAATTGGAATATTGGACTTTATGGTGCATGTTCTGGCGGTCACTTAAATATTGTTAAACTGATGATTGAAAAAGGAGCGAACGATTGGAATATTGGACTTTATGGTGCATGTTCTGGTGGCCACTTAAGTATTGTTGAATTAATGATTGAAAAAGGAGCGAATAATTGGGATTATGGACTTAGAAACGCATGTTCTGGTGGCCATTTAAATATTGTTGAATTGATGATTGAAAAAGGAGCGAACGATTGGAATTATGCATTTTATAATGCATGTTCTGGTGGCCACTTAAGTATTGTTGAATTAATGATTGAAAAAGGAGCGAATAATTGGGATTATGGACTTAGAAACGCATGTTCTGGTGGCCATTTAAATATTGTTGAATTGATGATTGAAAAAGGAGCGAATAAATGGGATAATGGACTTTATCGCGCATGTTCTGGTGGTTACTTAAGTATTGTTGAATTGATGATTAAAAAAGGTGCGAATGATTGGAATTGGGGACTTGAAGGTGCATGTTTTGGTGGTAATTTAAGTATTGTTGAATTAATGATTGAAAAAGGAGCGAATAATTGGAATTGGGGACTTGAAGGTGCATGTTCTGGTGGTCACTTAAGTTTTGTTGAATTGATGATTGAAAAAGGAGCGAATAATTGGAATACTGGACTTTACAGTGCATGTTCTGGTGGTCACTTAAGTTTTGTTGAATTAATGATTGAAAAAGGAGCTAATAAATGTAATTGTGGGAAACCCGTCAAGGATCATATTTAATGAGGTAAATTTTTCTTGCATTCCGCAAGAAAAATTCGCAACCAAAGGTTGCGAACCCAAAAGTTTAAAAAAAATGAAGTGCTGGTACAAAATATCAAAACAATATGCACAAAAGTATTATGGACATAGAAGAGAATACTATACCTCCACCACCTTTATGTTTTTCGTGTGGTAACGAATTACCCGAATCCGATTACGATCTATTCCATAAGTTGATGCGAGAACATGTGTATAATGGAGTAGAAGAGAATGCTGCAGAAAAGATTATACTTGATGGAGTAGTGTTAGAGCAGAAGGGCGTCAGTTTTAGTAACGAACCGCGGAAATTATCAAAAATTTATCAGCGTACATGTTGTAGATTAATGTTTCAAGGAGATGCATACGAGTATAGGAAGTATATGGGAATGTATGAAAAAGAGTACCCAACTGGTATATAGTAATCAGTATCCGCCTATATGATTTTTCTTATACATATGTATAAGAAAACAACATTAAATTTCATATTACACGTGAAAATGTGTCACTATTATTCGTTATATTGAGGTAAAAATCCATTCCGGTCATGATGTTCTTGTGCACAAGACATAAGAAGCCATGCTGCTTGTAAAAAATTTGGATTCAAATGTACACCATGATCATCTATAAAATCATTCATTGCGTCTATAATTACAGGAATATCACATATTTTACAAGATTTTAAGGAGACTGTATATGAATGTAACGCATCATCTAAATGTGCCATTTGAAATGATATTACTAATGGTAATTCAATAACACTAACATTATTGAATGTGAAGCTTTCAATATTGTTTCACTTTTACACATAAACATACAAAAATAAATATGTAAGAATTATTACTATATTATAAAATGTATGCGTTAGATAGCGATGGGAACAATACTTTACGTTCAGATATCCGGCTACAGTACTTCCACACGAACTTGAACATTTCCGTAGAAAACAATCACACGATGGTTCGGCTCATGATGTTACTAGGGTAGCATTATGGGAAGGTGATATTGCTACAGAAAGAACATACGACCAATCTTGTAACGATGTATTTTCCAAAGTGATCAGCGAAGGATTTTACGATGAATTATTAAAAAGATATAAGGCCGCTAAGTTAATAGGTTAACATACTATAAAAATTCACAACCTTTGGTTGCGAATTGATATTTAGAAACCTTCGGTTTCTAAAAAAATGGAATAGGAATACAAATATATGTACTATGTATAGTACATATTGCACATCATTTTTCGTCGTCTTTTATGGATCCTGAAGTGTTGCGTAAATATTCTTTGTCTTATGAGAATATGTTAAAAACTGTAAAGTATCGAGGATACGAGTTTGGAACATATCAATTACTATCAGAAGTTAACACAGAGCAATGTGGAACATTACTCCCCGCAGGTGAAAGTTTGTTAACAAAAGAAGAATTTAATAGTAAATATGTAAAGTTTGAAAGCACGGATGATATTAAAGAGGACATTGGGGATTCAGTATTTGAGAATACGAAAAACGAAAAACTGTTATTAAGGTGGGTGAAGGATAAAAAGTTTGGAGCATCGATCAGAGATGTATCTAATACGATGAGAGAAAATAATATAACTAGAGCGTTAATAGTCGCAGATGATGGTATTAATCCTACTTCTAAAGAAACATTAAAAAATTTGAAGGTTTGCTATGGTCTAATCATAGATGTATGGTCCCTACAAGAATCGATGATTTTTCCTCCTGAACACGTATATACACCTAAACATAGAATATGTACTGTTAAAGAAAAAAAAGAATTATACAGAACTTATGGTCTGAAAGACAGGGACCTTCCTAGAATAAAACCGGATGATGTTATGGTGAAATATTTAGGCGCTACACGTAAACAGGTAATACAAATTACACGAAGATCGGATACTAATCCTCAGTTGTATATTTTATATTATAGGATTGTGTTGTGATGTATTCATGAATAATTCATGAATTATTCATGAATTATAAATTCAATATACTTTTGTATATTGAACTAATACAATATGGAAGGTAATATAAACGCGTTCATATGAGCACATTTTGTAAGTACAAAGATGTTTTTGGCGAACCTGGCGAAGGTGTACACTCTTACCGAATTTTTAATATTGCTGTTGTTGACGTGATTGTTACTATTGTGGTAGCTGCATTAGTAAATTATTTCTTAGATTACGGGTTTTTACCGACACTAGCCTTCCTATTTACACTAGGTATTATATTGCATAGTATATTTTGTGTAAAAACAACAATAAATATGTGGTTATTTTCACGATAGACGTTATTTGACTGTTTTGTAGTTACAAAACATTACTAGTATAAGAATATTAAGAATACTTGCGCCATGTACAAAAGTGATAATATATTATGATTACACATAGATACTATGTACTACAATAGTATGGAACATGAAAATAATGAAGACTTACTTATACATATACCCTACGGCGAAGTAGAGAGTAACTTACATGGCATTCAGATAATTGCATATGTTGTAAAATGCACGCAATACGATGAAAGTAACCACACATCAATAGTCACACATAAACCAGGTACAGTTAAATTATGCAAAACCCGTGACGGTAAAAAATGTATCGCTATGTACTGTGTCGTAATGCTGCAAAAAGGGAAGTATGAAGAATACGTTGATGATAAGCTAACTTTAAAATATTATAAGATGTGCCTTGATAAAATAAGTAGAGCTAAGAATTTGAAGAGTATTGTTTTTTCGGGAGGTATAAACGATAAGTACGTTGTCGTTTTACAAGAATTTTCTGAGAGAGTTGAAGCGCTTGTATATGTGTATAAAAATACTAGTACAAAAAATGTGAAAGATGTAAAAGATGTGAAATGCGTAAAAAATACTGGAAGTGACGCTGCCACTAGTGACGTTTTGTACCAAAACATCACAAATGTTTCCTGCAAGGCAGGAATTAGTTGCAACACAATACATAAGAGTTTTGGTGATTTATTAGGGCAAATTAAGCTATGGAAAAAAGAAAAAACAGGATGGGATACGTTTTTCCAAGCGAGAATACACGATAAAACTATTGCAACACTTAACGCTTTCCTTCAAAAAGAGGCCGAACAATATAATGTGTATCCTCAACCGGAAGAAATATTCAATGCGATGATATCGACTAGGGTAGGGGATATTAAGGTTATAGTAATCGGACAAGATGTTTATTACACCCCTGGAGCAGCTATGGGTCTTGCTTTTAGTCATAAAGACGATTACGGTAAGTTACAACCTTCATTGAGGAATATATACACAGAATTGAAAGATTGTGGTTATAAAGTAAATAAATCGTCCGGTAATTTGTTAAAATGGGCACACCAAGGCGTATTTTTAATCAACACCGCATTAACAGTAAGAGAAGGGCAAGCGGGTTCGCATATGAAAAAATGGAAATCATTTACGGAGCACTTATTTACTTTTCTAAACAAAGAAATAGAACATGCCGTTATTATTATGTGGGGCGCGCCTGCACAAACATACTCGAAATATTTTGACGATAAGAAACACAAGAAAATTATATCTAGCCACCCTTGCCCTATGAGTGCTCGTATCAGTTTCTTTGGGAGCAAACCGTTTGTCAAGTGCAATCAATATCTCAAAGAATGGGGAATTAAAGAGATAGATTGGAATTTAGTTTAATATAATAATTATTCTGTATACAATGTATACAGAAACGTAAAGTTGTTAATTTACTGGTCTACTGATTGACTATTTGATAATACGTTAAACCATATGATTGATTACGTTTACAAATACCTATTGTTGACATCCCGTTAATACGATATACGGTTCCATTTTCAATATCATCATAGTCGTTAATTGGAAAACGTACTACATCTTCCCCGATAATAAATACTAATACTGCGGGAAGTTCCACCAAAGAAGGTAAAGGCATGGAAGGTGTTAAGTTTATCGCCATTCCATCATTACACAATATTCCTCCATCTGTTTTATGTTTAAGATTCTTTTTTGGAATAATAGGTGTTTTCCTGAATTTTCCAAAAGGATTATCATTATTGTGATTTTGCACAGTATCATCAACTTTGTCAGGATCACAACAATAAATTGCCATCATTTTTGCCCCACACACATGTTTGTGAGTTATCCAATCCGATTTTTGACATTCCTTTGAACAATACTTTTTGGTTTTGCATCGTGAGCATGCAAATCCAGAATCATTGTTACATACGCTGCATTTTTGCATTTTTTATTAGTAAAACAGTTAATACCTTACAATTTAGGTAAGAGACATAAATATAATATGTCATTTTTTGTCATTTTTGGGAACTTAACACAGCAATGTTCACATTTTCCCTGTAGGTGAAAGTTTGTATACCGTTACATACAGAAAAGTATAAATTATATTTTACATCGTGCAGAGCACGATGTAAAAGTATTGAATGCAAAGTGTTCAATAATATTTAAGTGGATTCAAGTGCAAATGTTATCCTTTTCATAGATGGTAGTATGCCTGTTTCATACTTTACGCATTTGGATACGCCAACAATATTATTTCTTCTTTTACCATAATTAAATATGTGCAAAAATTCGTTTTTAATAACGTGAAAGTTCATATCATAATAATGTAATGATTCGTCGTCATCGAAACCGTGACAATATGGTAAAATGATACCAACAACGTTTTTATCTATTTGGAATATCGGTTGGTTATGTAGTTTGGAAAGTTCACTAATTAAATTTTTATCAGGAAAGGGGTAGAACCCGCTGAATATCCATTTTTTGGATGGACTATTATTAGGAATAGAATCTACTTCAACTTTCATTTATATATTAATGTATGAATAATAGTGTGCATTATCATTTTTCATCACAAGTGGAAGTTAGTGTTGGAAAGTGGAAGTGGTTAGTTTTTCGTTATACTTTTTTTTCAAATGTTTTGTCTTGTAACTTCTGTTTTATATTTCAAAATTCGAAATATAAATAAAGGTATTACATTCCCAAGAAACGAAAACCTAAAATTCCGATACCAATTCCACATCATATTTTCTCACCAGAAATCCGCCACCCATATTCATACTTTTTATCCGACATTTTTCTAAGTAAGAAAAACGAACGGATGTTAGTTATTATCAAATTTCATTACGGTATACGTAATGAAAATTATCACACACTACCTCTATGAGTGGCACGATAAGCAATCGATAGTACACTCACTCACTTCTTTACTTTTCCTAGAAGTAACCTTCAAATTATCAACACTAAAATTTAATGGATCCGAACCTGCTGTTTGGCGAAGATAATACATACCGGTTTTCGCTCCACCTCTCCACATATAGAAATGATATGCGCTCACACTTGTTGCCGTAGGGTTCTTCATAAACAAATTATTCGAGGATGATTGGCATTGGTATCTTGCTCTATCTAAATACAGATCTGCTGTTATTTTTTGGCTCAATTCGAAAGCTGTTCGATATTTTTTCTTGAGGTATTGCATTCGGTTCTTAACAGACTCTTCAAGATCTTCGATAGGAAAATTTTGAATAGAACCTTGATGAGCAAAGAGGTGTCTAAGGATTTCATTATTCCACATACCAATAGCTTCCAAATCTCGAACTAGATGCGGTACACATATAACAAATTGACCACTAAGTACAGTTCTTGAAAATAGTAGCTGCGTATATGGTTCAACAGATTCATTGTTACCACGTATATGAGCACTACTTGCAGTAGGCATTTGTGCAAATAACAAACTAAAATATAATCCGTGGTGCATCATTCGTTCACGTAGTGAAGCAAATCGATGATCTTTGTGATCACGTAACAAGAAATAATGTTTATCATCAAAATTAAATATCGGAGTATTAGCAGTCTTAACTCTTTTCTCAGCCTCCTCTATATCCCACAAATCGAATTGAAATAAACCTTGAGATGCAGGTGAATCAGGAAAAGTTTCGTGTGCACCGTATTCTTCTGCCATTTTTACATTTTCATCCATACCGTGATAATACATTGTTCTCGCAATACCTTCATTCAACTCTTTCGCTTCATCAGAATCCCAACATATATCTAATAAAGCGAAACACCCTGCCAAGTCTTGAATACCGATGCCTATAGGTCTATTCCTAAAATTTGTATACTTAATCTCTGGAATATCTTCAGGGTAATAGTTTCGGTTTATAACCTGACCCAAGTTGCGTATAGTTCTTCTGGTTACTTCACCTAATTCTTCAAAGTCAAAGTATTTTATACCAGTCTTATCATTATTCTTTACAAAAGCAGATACAGGGATACTAGACAAATTACAACTTGCTATATTGTCTTTATCGACGTATTCCATAATTTCACAACAAAGGTTGGATAATCTAAGCGTTCCTAGATGGCGCTGATTACTCTTTCTATTAACAGCATCTTTATAAATGATATAAGGCATACCGGTAGTAATTTGGGACTTGATTATATGTTTCCATAAATCTCTTGCACGTACCTGCTTGAATGTATGCGGAAAATCACCGTTTAACCCCCTTTTTTCTAATTCCAAGTACTGCTTTTCGAATATTTTACCGTAAGTTTTCTCTAAATTATTTGATTTCGCAGGACAAAAAGTGCTCCATACTCCATCTTCGGCGACACGTTGCATAAATAGATCGGATACCATCACACCGTAAAATAAATCTCTTGCACGTAACTCTTCTTTTCCAATAGGGCTCTTCAAATCAACAAACTCAAAAATATCGCGATGCCAATCTGTAAGATACATCGCTCCTGAACCTTTTCTTTTACCCTTTTGATTAACAGTACATAAGATTTCATTAATAATTTTAGCCCACGGCGTTATTCCCTGTGACCATCCATGATTTCCAATTTCTGAATGTCTTACAGAATCTAAACATGTACCGATACCCCCACTATTTTGAGATATAATTGCAGAATCGTGCCAATTCTTACTCAACGATTGCATCGAATCTTCTACGCTTAGTAGAAAACACGATGCTAATTGTGGTCTTTTCATTCCCGCATTAAATTGTAAAGGTGATGGCGGGCTAATTCTTCCGGTAGATAAATCCATATAACATTGCTTAATTTTTTGGAGACATTCATCATTTAAGTTTTCAATATCATTTTCCGGATACCATAAGAACGTAGCTATTCTCAAGTATAAAAATTGCGGAGTTTCTGCTAAATAACTTACACTTTTCTCATTTTTAATACGTGATAAGTAACTCCTTGCCAACGTTTCTGCTGCAAAAATATCGAAAATCCAATCTAATCCCATACTCGGATCGATTATTGTATTGAGTGTATGGCGATGCAACATGCAAAAATTATAGTAATTCGGAGATAATACCGGTTTCAATAACTCACACGATTCACTAAAAGTTTTAGGTGCAATCCTTTTGATGCGCAGCATTTTAATTCTTCCGGATAACAATCCCCACTCTGGATGTGCGTAAGTTTTATCTCGACACAAAATAGATAGCTCTGTAAAGAATGTATCTTCATCACCTACGGTACCATCTATAATAGGAAAGTTTTTAGAAATCAATGTAATATCTATAGCCGTAAGGTCTGCAGATAACGTTTCTATAATAGTTTTTGCTGATAAAGTGTCGAATCCTAATGATCTATCAGAAGTTAACACAGAGTGGTATTCCATATCACTCCCCGTGGGTGAAAGTTTGTTATTAACAAGAGACTCAAAATTTAAGAAAATGGAATCGTTCATATGCGAGTATGCGAACAATTATGTAAGAGGCATTATTATCTTTATCATTTTTTACATTATGCTTCAAAGCATTCAATATTTTATAAGCTGTGCTTATGAAATTATTTACGTATCTTATGTTTTATTAGCAGGAATTAAACGCTTCATATTGCTCTTTTGATAGCTCCGAATAACTTATTACATATGCTCCTTTTCCATCTTCCCCACAATCTTTAAGGACCGCACGAATGATATCTTTTTCAGTAGGGTAGTGATCCATTTCAAACGTTCCACTCATGAAATCAGTTTTACATCCATCTACATTATCGTAATAATCATATATAGATCTTTCATATTTTACAGACGCAAAAAAATATCTGGTTATACTCATAGACGGTTTATGCGATGATGTCTTATTAACCATATGGCTCAATATTTAAACTCTGAGAGAAAGTTAACATCATAACATTTTACCGTGTATATCTGTTTTCGCATAACATTTTGTTGTAGTATGATTACTTCTTCCACACCTTCCACATGAACTCAAAAAATCTCCGCTAGTAATACCAACATTATGTGTAGCATTATTGGTATCACATAGAATATCATTTTCCATTCCGTTTTCTATGTTATTATGAACAATACCAGTTGGCGATAGATACCTAACGTGAGGAAATTTTAGTTCATTATTATTTACGTATGGGACATTATTATTAACGACCTCAAACTTGAGAGTATCATTTTTGTGAGTACTGCACATATCAGCAAAGTGATCCGATTCTCCACATGTCATGCACAAATTATTAGCATTACGTAATGCTCGTGTAATATTATTAAATTGTTCGGTTGTTAATATACAATTAGAATATGATCCTCCACGTACGTTATCTACACCGACTTTATTCATGTATTCCAATGTATATTTATCTTCGTCAAATAAACTGGTACATTCGTATATTTCTATAATTTTGCAGTTATTGTGATACCCGTGTTGTTTTGTCCATGCACTACCCTTTTGAGATTTGTGGTCATTAAATCTTTTAGCGATATCTTTTGTTTTACCGACGTAATAAACATGCAGAGAATTTGGCATATTTTCTGCGAAGCAGGAAACATTATTACCACCATTAAGTTCCAGTATATAAATATACTCTTTGATTGGAGAATTCATAGTAAATGTTGACCTGTCATACACTATCTTATTTACTTTTATACAACTGAAGATTATGGCCTCCCACAAAAATCATGAGGCAATAGTTGGAATTTTACCTCTGCTTGAATATGTTTATTTTTCGCAACAGTAATTTATGCTAGTTTTAACGCTATTATAATCGTATATTATAATAACAGCAAAAAGTTTAGATTTTCATGATTATAGTTTGGAACTTCCATTTCTATATCTCAAAGTTTAAAATATAAATAAAGTAAAAAGTATTCCGGAGCAATGAAAAAATAAGGGTCAAGTGACCAACATCATCCGGGATGACCAGGTACACTTGACAAATTTCCCCAAAATAATTTTCCTTGGGGCTCATATACCCCGACCCACACACATACTTTATGTGTGTGTGGGTCGCCCTACTTTTGGGATTTTATTTTTTGGTTTTGGAGAAAAAATTTACAGTAATTTAGCGTATCGTACGCTAAATTTTTGACCATGCGGGAACTTTTTATGAACAATTTTGCAGAATTCTGATTAATTATGAACAAATCTGATTAATTCTGATTAATTCTGATTAACTATTATAAAGGGTTGATAAGTTACTAATAAGGACTCGTGATTATGGCCGATAATATATGTGAATTTTGTGGTAAATCTTTTAGTACTGATTATAATTTGAAAGTTCACATGAAAAGTGCGAAGTATTGTTTGGCACAAAGAAATGAAGAGCCATCCATAATATTTTCGTGTAAATATTGTGACTTCCAGTTTACAAAAAAATCAAACCTGAATACCCACCTTAAATCTTGTGCATCTTTTAAGAAAAAATCAACCAATAAAAAATATAATGTTCTTTATGAGGAAAATGAAAAATTAAAAAGGAGAGTATTACAACAAAAAACTATAATTAAGGATCTACGGTCTAAAATTATTGAATTAGAAAAAGAAGTTTCGTATGGAAAGGGTGTGGTGGTAGGAATAGAAACAGGAATAGATAAGGCCCCAAAACCTCAAATGATCATGAACAACACAAATAGTAATGGTGGTAATAAAATTATAAACAAGAAATTAGCGTTGATTCCTATCACACATATTCAACCTCTCACAGATGAATATGTTAAAAGTAGAGTTGAAGAATACGATTATGATAAGTACAAAAAAGGTAGGAAAGGTGTTACTCAGTTTATTGAAAATTTGATACTGCTAGATATGGACGATGGTACAACGCAGAAAAATATGGTATGTACAGATCGTTCACGTAACGCATTTCATCGATTGGTTCAGAATAAAGAGTGGAAATCCGATGCAGGGGCAACTTATCTTAATACTATATTAAATAGCATAACCGATCAAGTGTTAATCCATGATCAAACTTTACGACGTGAAATGGATTTAAATAGAGATGAAATAAAATTAAATAGAGATAATAGCAATGATAAGAAAAGAACAGAATTATCAAACCTCAATAGTAGTTTAGTGCCTATATACAGAGGTATTATGATTCCTAAAAGTAAAGATCGCACAGATTTGTTTGAAAGTATAAGGAATGATATCAGAGATAAATGTGCAATAACACCTGACGGGTAGACAAAAATGTGCGCAGTAACCTACGTATAAAAATGAAGTAAATTTTTGGTAATAAATGTTGTAAAGTATACTCGCATTGTTTCATTGTTATAGTCTCATTGCTTTATGACTTCCGAAGTACGTTATCCTGATGTTGAAATTACAGTAACAAGTAACCTGAATTGGACAGTATATTGCAAAGAGTATATCGATCCGTATAATGGTCAATCACGACTTGAATGTAAACTAAATCCTGGAGAAACCGTTAAATTAAAAACCAGTAACACGTTAAGACCATATGGTTCAACATCATGGATAAAGAAACAAATTGAAACATTTCCTGTATATTACGGGTTCAGATATAACAATTCTCCGTATGAATCTTCGATAGATATGATTGAAGAAAATAATGGGAAGAGTTATGTGTTGTGTCTGGATTCAACAGATCATGTGTCTATCGTGGGGTGCTGATACATGAAAATCAGTTCTTGTGACGCTTCGTGTCACAAGAACGCAATGATTTTGGGACAAAATCATTTCATACACTATATGTATGAAAATATACTTAATTTGAGTTAATGAATTGCCTTCATATGTTCATAAGGTAAATACATCATATCGCCTGTTAATGCAAACACGAATTCGCGAGTCTTAGGTTTAAGATTTGTTTTGAATTGTTTCTTGCGGAGCTCAGATTTGCATTTATCTTTCACGGTTTGCTTAAATCTTTTGTGGGTGCACATCTTATAACCTTCTTCGGTCATATAATCAAGCATCTCAATAAATACCGATAGTCGTTCATCCATAGATTCTATACTCTCTATAGTGTCAATAAACGATTTGATTTTAGTTGTGATAGTCTTGCGTTGCTCGGATGTCACACACTTTACTTTGAACTTATCTTGCCACATCTTTTTTGCGATTTTGGTTGCTTTCTTTTTTGCGATACCTTCGCCATAGTATTCTTCTAGATATTCGATAAGTATTTCTTTTCTTTCTTTAGTAATTGAATCACCGTATATATTATCGGCTTGATGGTCAAGTACATACTCGGCAAGATCTCGACTAACAGGTAATTTCATATATCTGTTCGCAAGTAAAACACGATCTTGTCCTATTAGATTTGCAAGAAGATCGCAAAATTTATCGTCATTGTAAGTTCCCATATTGTCCCAATAAGTTAAAACTTCCGACATCAACGTTTGTGCAACTTTTGCTTCTTCGTTTTCAAATTTAACCATCCTCGCACATTCACTACCTGCCCAATAAGGCGATGTATTACATGCAACATATCCTCTCTTATCGTAAAACCCCATGCTCTCATCGACCGCCATAAGGTTAATGGGACATGAAGAATAACTAGAAGAATAACTTGTGTGCCCAATTTTTCCCTGCTCAAATAACCACCTTTCTAATTCTTGAAGAATAAGCGTACCGCATCCTTTTTTAAGGGAAGCCATACCTTCCACCCATAATCTACGGGTCGATTGATTTTCTATATAACAATTCTGAGTACTACCATTTTCACATGGCGGAGGAGCTCCATAATATGCTTTACATTTGACACAATCACATTCTTCATCTCCATCTTCGTAATAATTTTGGTTAGTTAAAAAGTGCGTCGCACAACCAAATGCAATGACCTTGTTTTTCTCAACGATATAAGCAACAAAAGTTGTTTGAGATGCGGTTCTCTCTTCAATGGTGTCGAATCGTTCAAACACTTTTAGACTTGACCTTGGAGTTTTAAGTATGCTGGTCATATCACCATGCGCATTAATAACATTCCATCCATCAAACACATGTGAAATTACGGTGTAAGTTTGCATATAGATATCGTTGAAATAATCGATAAAAATAATAACGAAATCGTTAATATTTTTCACTTTTGTGGCAGTGAAAAAATGAGTAGTTTCCGTATGCTTGCGCATACGGAAACATCCTTTTTTGCGTTTATAAATTAAATATTATTGAACCCGTTTACTTAGCAGAGACTTTTTTGGCTTTTGGTCTACCCGCAGCCTTTTTCTTAGGAGCAGCTTTCTTTTTCGCTTCACCTTCAGCTTTAGTGACAGCCTTTTTCTTCGGTGCTGCTTTCTTCTTTGGAGCTTCACCTTCAGCCTTTTTAGCCTTAACGGTTTTTGGTTTAGCGGCAGCCTTTTTCTTAGGAGCGGAGGCTTTCTTTGCCTTTGGTTTTTCTTCAACAGCGGTCTCAATCGCATCTACCAATTCTTTGGCGGCCTTTTTGACTTTTGGTTTAGAAGCAACTTCACCGGTCTTCTTAGCTTTTGGCTTTGCAGCTTTTGGCTTATCTGCCTTTGGTTTTGCTTCTTTCTTTTTCTTTGGTGGTTTTTCTTTGTTGACACAACGCACAATAGGAATTTTAACTCCAAGCCCCTTATTGTATTCAACTAAATTAAGAGCCGTCCATTCATTTGTCATCACGGACATAGTTTGGCCAGTTTTGGAGTCTTCTCCAGCTAATCTGTAGATTTCTCGAGATGCCCCGCGAGTACCATCCTTCTTTTCTCGTCCTCGCACTTTGTGAATGCAAACTTGGCCAACGTTCATCGGTTTTAACATCTTTTCCTTAACATTGTAACCCATAATAGGTGAATCGTCACCATGCAGAGATACTGTACCGCCAGTTTTTGGACTTTTTTTCTTAGCGGCAGCAGCTTTAGGCTTTACATCAGCCTTAGGTTTTTTAGCAACTTCTTTTTTTGGAGGCATAAAAAGTGATATGTACTATTGTGTGTACGAAGATGGTTATATAGAGTAAATATTTTATAGAGTGAAAAATTTCAACCTATATTTACATGCGCATTAAAAACATAACATCTATATGTAAGTATCGTTACGTAAATATGAATAACTTACCTTCAGAAGAATCATTAAAATTGCTCCTAACCAATAAGTTTTATAAAGAATGCGTGACATTAGCTACTTTTGGTATAAATCAGCTATTATCTATGTATGCTGGAAGAGGAGGAGCGTTTAATGTTAACAGATGCTTACCTCAAGTAAAATCTTTATTCGGTAACTATCTTGATGCTTTATATTGGTCGCATAGGATGTTACTGAATACGTATAATTCACATAACACGCATGGTGATGGCGCGTATTGTATTGCTATGTGTGAATTTATAGGTATGCACTTACTAAAAGTTGGATATTATGAACCTTTAGTATTTGAAAAAGCACATTCAAAGGTTAGATCGATCATGAATCACCCGAATATTCACCTTGCACACGTATATCATGTACATATGTCATGTATGTGGACAAACACACATACACTATACAAAGACTGGTCACACTTATTCGAGAATTATGCAAGATTTTTAGGTTATACGTGCGAAACTAATAAAATAACGTTTATGTTAACTGAAGATAAAGAGAAAGCTGATTATTTTGTTATTGTATGGGGTTCCCGTGAATCTTATACCGAAGAACAATTATCTAGAGCAATATTTTTTAGAACAGAACCTACTTTTCCAGAAAAGATATTACTCGGAACCGAAATCAAAGCTGAACCGTTAAAGTTTTTAAAGTATTACGATTATCACGACTTGAGATTTCCTAATTGTATTGAATATTGGTTAAATAAGAAACCATCGGTATTATTATCGGAATCTCCTATTGAAAAACCGGAAGGGTTTAAGTGTTGTTTATCGACTGTAGTAAGTAACAAGTATGTTGACCCTGGGCACATATACCGTATAGATTTATTGCGTCATATTGTATCTAATATACATCACTTAAATTCCGCGTGTAATGCGGAACCAAAATCCCTTTCAGGGGATTTGTATATCACGAACGATGTAAAAAACGTTCTTCACATATATGGATTCGATAATACTCTAGGATTTCCAGATAAGTATTATTATGGCGCATTACCCGAACGTGATAAGTCTGTGTTGATGAAGTATAGATATACACTAATAGCGGAGAATCATTCTATTCCAGGGTATATGACAGAAAAGATTGCAGACGGGGTGCTATCAGAATGTCTTGTATTTTATTGGGGGTGCCCTAATATACAAACATACTTCCCGCCTGTTGATGGTATACTACCGTACGTAGTGTTACCTATGGATGATAAAATCGCAAGTTATGAATTTATTAAAACTGCTATACGTGAAGATTGGTGGTCACAACGTATACTCGCTATACGTGCTACTAAAAAATTAATACTTACAAAGTTTATGATGCGTCATCGCATTGTACAAGTTATACGTGAAGATGTGGATAGAAAATTATTGGGTGATGATGCGATGAATACATTAAGATTAGCTATGGCAGTCGAACCTACCGCTGAACACAAGGGAGTGAATGTAATTAAAAATATACTGTATACGGGTGCTCGATATGAGGAACTAAAAGAATTAGTATTAAGGCGTACTGAAAATCGAGTAAAATTTGAATATTTTGATGGATTGAGTGAGGACATACCAAACGAATCTGGTACCATACTGATACAAGAGTTTTCTAATAAGCCATCGTTTGTCAAAACTGATAAGGACGATCTTTTTCTTTTGAATAATGAACAAAAACTTGAAGTACCGGTATACCATTATACAATTGGATTCACAAGATTTAGCATACGTAATCATCATTTCGCTAATACTTTACCTAAAACATTCGTTGTTAATTTGGATCGCAGACCTGATAGGTTACTAAAATTTGGTCAAAGATTTCCTCGAGTAGGAGAATGGACATACGAAATATTTTCTGCAATTGATGGTAATAAATTAAAGATCAACGGAGAATTCCCTGAAAGCATACAACATTTATTTCGTAATAACGATTTTTGCTCTAAAAATTCAGTAATCGGATGTGCAATGTCACATATTAAAATTTGGCAACAACTCGTGAATGATAAAGACAGTAATTCATATATAATATATGAAGACGATGTAGAATTTGTGGAAAATTATGCATGGAAGTTATATAGTTTACTACAAAACATAACATTTGATTGGGATATATTATTTTTAGGGCATCTTATGTGTTATGAATTGCAAACTACTCATCGTTTAGAGTCTGATGAATTGTCAAAATGGGAATCTATGGTAAAATATATTTTACCCACTAGATCCAGTTATGTGGGCACTGCCAGTTACATAATTAGTAAGCGTGGTGCGAGTAAATTACTTGAATATATTGAGAAAAACGGTGTTCAACATGGCATTGATTATATGATGCAGCTTCTGTTTCCAAAACTACTGAGAGCTTATGGTGTCAATCCAATGATTAACTATGCCGATTATTCCTCATGTTTATGTCCACGTACTAAGGTAGATAGTGATATACAAAAATAAGCTTATACGCATTTTTTGCACATAATTTTCATACTCAAATGAGTATGAAAATGAGTATGAAAATATAAATATTACATAGTTATTTTTCTAGATCTACTATCCGTAATAAAAGGGTATTAACTATCGCTTTTAATTCAGCTATTTCGCGAATATGTTTTTGTGTTTGTTTGAGATTCAAAATAGGTAAATGTTGGTACATAACAGTGTGCGGGTTCCCATTTCCGTCGTCTGCAATAATATCTGGTTCTACTTTTTCAACTTCGTCAACGATCAAACCGTATGTACGTCGTTTTGTAGCATCGGATTTGAAATGAAATCTACGAGTAATAAGGTTCTTGACAACTTTTTCATTATAATCCTCGTCTATATCCTCGATTCCATCCTTAAGTGATCGAAGAGAACTTACAGTACCAAGTTGATTATTTGAATCAATAAGTACAGCAATCGCATTGGCAACACTTGTGGTCACGCCACGAATAGCCATTATTTGGCAAGTCGTTTGTGTGCCAGCTGTACCGATAATAATTGCGTTAGATTGTGAAGCAACTCCAGCTTGTCCTATGTAAATATTATTATTTCCCGATAGCGCCGTTCCAGCACCACTACCTATCATAATATTACCTGCTCCTGTAGTAATTCCATTACCAGCTTGATAACCAATAAATGTATTATCTGAGCCAGATCCGGTGGCATCACCAGCAGATGTTCCAACAAATGTGTTATGTTGGCCCGCTACGAGTATAGCTCCCGACCGATAACCAATCGCAACATTTCCTACACCTGTAGCCGTATTAGTTCCAATTGCGCCAAATCCGATCGCTATACATTGCGTTGCGGTTGTTGCAGTAGCCAACGCATTATAACCGACTGCAACATTATTAATACCGGTTATTAATTTTTGCGCATTAAAACCTATGGCTACAGACTGCACAGCCTGCGTCGTAACGGCAGCTAGAGCTGAAGTTCCAATAGCGACATTACTAGCAGAGGTTGTTGCAGCGATTAATGCTCCTATGCCAATAGATACATTGTCAGCTCCACTAGTTAAAGCTCTAGCAGCTGTGTGTCCGATAGATATATTATTCGATCCGGTTGTGACTCCAGTATCCATGCAAGATGAGCCAATAGCTACACATTGTGTTGCTGATGTAGATAAAAGCATTGCATTATTACCTACTGCTGTATTTGATCCTGCTGTTGTAGCATTAAGCGCATTCGTACCTATTGCAGTATTTGATCCAACACCGGTAGCTGCAGTAGCCGACATAGCTTGATAACCTATTGCCGTAACATTACCAGAAGTTGTAATCAGTAATCCCGCTTGATAACCAACGGCAACATTTTTGGTGCCAGTAGTCAGTGCTTTTAATGCTTGATAACCAACCGCTGTCATCAGCACATCTGTGGATGTCACTGCAGCTCCAGCGCTATCACCTATTGCAACACTTCCAACGCAATTAGTTGCTAAAGTAAGTGCAGTATTACCGATCGCAATTGCGCTGCCAATAGTTGTAGTTCCTGTAGTGAGTGCAGACAATCCAATCGCTACAAAATTTGAACTTGTTGTTGCAGCAGCTCCGGCGCTAGTTCCGATGCTTGTCGTACCACTGCCACTAGTTAAAGCTCGAGATGATTGATAACCGATAGCTATATTATTCGCGCCAGTTGTAGTTCCAGTATCCATACAATTAGTCCCAATTGCTACACATTGTGCAGCAGTAGTTGACAAAGTCATAGCTTTATAACCAACAGCCGTATTACTATTCGCAGTACTATTTGTTTTACTTGCTTGATAACCAACTGCGGTATTTTGGGTTCCTGTTGTTAAAGTACTTAATGTTTGATAACCAACCGCTGTCATGAACACATCTGTAGATGTAACAGCGGCACCAGTACTATCGCCTATTGCAACACTACCCACACAATTTGTAGCGAGTGTAAGCGCAGTATTACCAATCGCAATCGCACTACCAATAGTTGTAGTTCCCGTAGTGAGTGCTGACAATCCGATTGCTATAAAATTTGAACTTGTTGTTGCAGCAGCTCCGGCGCTAGTTCCGATACTTATTGTCCCAGCCCCACTAGTCAAAGCTCGAGAAGACTGATAACCTATTCCTATATTATTTGCTCCAGTCGTGACTCCAGTATCCATACAAGTGGCTCCAATAGCTACACATTGTGCAGCAGTAGTTGACAAAGTCATCGCATTATAACCGACCGCAGTATTATTACCCGCAGTGCTGTTTGTTTTAAGAGATTGATAACCAATTGCTGTGTTTTGTATTCCAGTAGTTAGAGTGCTCAACGCTAAATAACCACATGCGGTCATTAATACATCGGTAGATGTAACTGCGGCTCCGGTAGATGCCCCTATAGCAACCGATCCTACGCAATTTGTAGCAAGGGTTAAAGCATTTAATCCAATGGCAATCGCGCTTCCAATAGTAGTCGTTCCAGTTGTTAATGCAGCACTACCTATTGCGACAAATGATGAACTTGTTGTTGCAGATGCAGCCGCGCCTTTACCAACTGCAACAATTCCTGCTCCTGTACTTAATGCTGCTCCAGCAGACGAACCGAATGCGGTATTGTTTGAACCGGTTGCAAGAGTAAGTGTGAGATAACCTTCAGCAGTATTGTCATTTCCAGTACTATTTGTTTTAATTGCTTGATAACCGACTGCAGTATTTCGTAATCCAGTCGTTAGAGTTGATAATGTTTGATAACCAACTGCTGTTATTAAAGTATCAGTAGAAGTAATTGCAGCACCTGATGACGTTCCGATAGCGACTGAACCTACACAATTTGTAGCGAGAGTTAAAGTACTATCACCGATTGCAATCGCGCTTCCAATAGTAGTTGTTCCAGTTGTTAATGCGGCATTACCTATTGCAACAAATGATGAACTTGTTGTTGCAGCTGCAGCTGCTCCTTTACCAACTGCAACAATGTTTGTACCTGTTGATAAGGCTGCTCCAGCAGATGAACCAAATGCAGTATTGTTTGAACCAGTTGCAAGAGTAAGTGTGAGATAACCTTCAGCAGTATTGTCATTTCCAGTACTATTTGTTTTAATTGCTTGATAACCGACTGCAGTATTTCGTAATCCGGTTGTTAGAGTTGATAATGTTTGATAACCAACCGCGGTCATTAATACATCAGTAGATGTAACTGCAGCTCCTGTAGATGCCCCTATAGCAACCGAACCTACGCAATTTGTAGCGAGAGTTAAAGCACTATCACCGATTGCTATTGCACTTCCAATAGTTGTTGTTCCAGTTGTTAATGCAGCATTACCTATCGCAACAAATGACGAACTTGTAGTTGCAGCTGCAGCTGCTCCTTTACCAATTGAAATGGTGTTCGTTCCAGTTGATAATGCAGCCCCGGCAGATGAACCGAATGCGGTATTGTTTGAACCTGTTGCAAGAGTAAGTGTAAGATAACCCCCAGCAGTATTGTCATTTCCAGTACTATTTGTTTTAATTGCTTGATAACCGACTGCAGTATTTCGTAATCCAGTTGTTAGAGTAGATAATGTTTGATAACCAACCGCTGTTATTAATGTATCAGTAGAAGTAACTGCAGCTCCTGATGACGTTCCGATAGCGACTGATCCTACACAATTAGTTGCTAAAGTGAGTGCATTTAATCCGATAGCAACTGCGCTTCCAATAGTAGTTGTTCCAGAAGCCAATGCACCACCCCCAATCGCAACAAAATTGCTACTTGTTGATGCTAATGTTGCTGCACTTTTTCCGATAATTACATTGTTAGTACCTGTTGATAATGCGGCTCCGGCACTGCTTCCAACTGCGGTATTGTTGATTCCAGTAGCCAACGTAAGTGCATGATAACCCAATGCGGTATTATCATTTCCAGAAATTGCTGTATATAATGCTTGATATCCCATAGATGTACAATTATCACCACCTCCATTATACATTGCCTCAAAACCAACGGCGGTTCCGCCAGTTTGCGTACCAGCGAGTGTCATGGCGCGGGCGCCAACCGCGGTGGCACCAAATGCCACCATGTATTGGAGAAGAGCCTGATCTCCAATCGCTACGGAATCGAGAAGCGTGAATGCTCCTCCAGGTCCACTCAATGCGCGATAGCCAATCGCGATACAATTATTAGCGGTTGGGGGAGTCCAGAGAGCATTTTCTCCAATTGCCACATTATGCTGACCTGTTGTCATATTGGAAGCACTATCAAATCCGATTGCAACGTTGGAAGTATCATTCACACGATTAAGTGCTATTGTACCGATTGCAATATTACGGTTTCCAGTGGTTAATGTTTGGATAGCTGCATTTCCGATACCGATATTATCTCTACCTGTAGTTAATCCGTACATCGCTCCATCACCAATTGCAACATTTTCTGCTCCAGTCGTGCAAGTAATCATTGCACTATCACCAATCGCTACGTTTCCATTACCACTCGTTAGGACATTGAGAGCGCTAAAACCAATACCAATATTACTTGCACCAGATGTAGCAGCAGCACCAGATTGCATCACATTAGTTCCGATACCAATATTTTTTGCACCTGTGATACCGTTAGTATTATCAAGGGATTGATAACCGATAGCTATACAATTGGCAGAATTTGTACTAGAAGATAATGCGGATGAACCTATAGCAATAATATTCGTCGCTGCACTTATATTTTGTGCTGCATTATGACCAATCACAGTACAATCGGATGATGTAAATACCCCAGAGCCTTTTCCTGCATTAAAACCAATAGCAACGTTATTTGCTCCCAGAATATTTCTCAGGGCAAACGCGCCAACTGCAGTACATTCGTTACCCAAATACTTATATAAACATTCTGTTCCTATGGCGACATTATTTACTCCACTCACACTACTAAAAAGCGACGACGTTCCCATAACAGTAACATTAGAACCGTTTACATTTGAGAAACTCGCATTATATCCTACAACAGCAATACCTGTCGCATTACCTATAACAAAATTAAACCCAGCACCTTCTCCTACAAAAGTTGTTTTACCTGTATTTTTTGTTTCTATTTGTCCCTGTTGTCTAAATCTTGTTCCTGTGGTGACAGAAACACCGGTCACATTTGTTGCTATCCAAACAGGAACATCATCCTTTGTACCTAAAAAATTAGTACCTTCTACCGTACCTCCATTTCCTAATAATTGCCAGTCAATACCTGTGGGGTAAAGACCAGTTGCGCCTTGTATTCCAGTCGATCCTTGAATTCCTGTAGCACCTAACCCTGTCATTCCTGTAGCACCTAGGCCAGTTTGGCCTGTCATTCCTGTGCTTCCTTGTTGCCCTGTGTTACCGGTAGCACCCAATCCCGTCATTCCTGTGCTTCCAGTACTACCTCCAATTCCTGTAGACCCTGTATTGGTAGCTGATCCTGGTTGTCCCGTCATGCCTGTACTCCCCGTTTGGCCAGTCATGCCTGTATTTCCTGTTGTACCAATAACACCTAATCCGGTAGGACCTGTTTGTCCTTGTATTCCTGTAGAGCCCGTATTTACAGCTGATCCGGGTACACCATCTTTTCCCGTTTGCCCTGTATTTCCTGTTTGCCCCGTACTTCCTTGTTGCCCTGTATTTCCCGTATCGCCTAGACCGGTTTGTCCCGTACTTCCTTGTTGCCCTGTATTTCCCGTTGCTCCCATTCCTGTCATTCCTGTATTTCCAGTAGCACCTAAACCAGTCATCCCTGTATTTCCAGTCGCGCCCAATCCTGTCATACCCGTATTTCCAGTAGCTCCTAAACCGGTCATTCCAGTGTTCCCTTGTTGTCCCGTCATTCCGGTAGCTCCCAATCCCGTCATCCCTGTATTTCCAGTCGCGCCCAATCCTGTCATACCCGTATTTCCAGTAGCTCCTAAACCGGTCATTCCAGTGTTCCCTTGTTGTCCCGTCATTCCGGTAGCTCCCAATCCCGTCATCCCTGTATTTCCAGTCGTACCTAGGCCTGTCATCCCTGTATTTCCAGTCGTACCTAGGCCTGTCATCCCTGTATTTCCAGTCGTACCTAGGCCTGTCATCCCTGTATTTCCAGTCGTACCTAGGCCTGTCATTCCTGTATTACCTGTAGTACCTAGGCCTGTCATCCCTGTATTTCCAGTTGCGCCTATACCATCTGTTCCAGTCATTCCTGTATTTCCTTGAATACCAGTATTTCCGGTAGCACCAAGACCTGTCATTCCTAATCCAGTAGACCCCGTTTGACCAGATCTTCCTGTATTCCCAATACCTCCAGAACCCATTGGTACCCATTCATCAGTAAGACCAAAATACATTGACTCTGTGACATTATCGTATGCAATGGCTCCTAAACTTGGAGCTAGTGTTCTTATTGAAGTATCTAATAAATTCTCACCTATGGGACAGTTTAATTTATTTGTAGCTCCTATTGTATGCATTGTTGAACTGGAATAGCCTCCAGATTGCGACATTCTAAACTATACGATCAACTATAATGAATACCGAATATGTTTTTGCGCGATCCCAACACGCTTTAGTATAGTAATACAAAAAAATTTTTATATTGCGTAAGGCTCAATATAAAATACACTTTTGAACACATAAAATTTTCATATTGTGCAGTATGAAAGATTATCGAATGCTTCGCATTAATAAAAATGAAACGAAAAATTATGTATTGATATGTAATTTTAACTATACGCGTCCATGAGAAAAATGGTATTTAAACACGACGGAAATCTTTTTACGGAAAAAGAGTGGTATTCTTATATTGAAAAAGAATGTAACGCTCTACCGCGTGGCGATGTAGAGTTTGATTACGATAAATCACAAAAATACATTACCACATCGACTTCTTTGAAGGAAACACTAACTAAATACGGTGTAGCTATTATACCTAACATACTAAACGATGAAGAATGTAGTGAAATGGAAGCAGGTATGTGGGACTATATTGAACACATTACTAAAGAATGGTCTGGCGACGATAAACCTGTGAGTAGAAACGATAAAAGTACATGGAGAGAGTTTTATAAACTATTACCGCTACACTCTTTTCTTATGCAACATTTTGGCGTGGGACATGCACAAGTATCTTGGAATCTTCGAGAAAATCCAAAGATTGTTAACGTTTTTGCAGAGTTGTGGAATGTTAAACCCGAAGAGTTACTAGTATCGTTTGATGGAATGAGTTTTGGCATGCCACCGGAAGATACGAATAGAGGCTATTTCAGACCTAAGAAATCAAACGAATTAATTGGTACCACTTTAGAAAAAACCGGAAAATCGTGGTTACATACCGATCAATCGTATACTAATAACGAATACACATGTGTTCAATCTTGGGTAACATGCTTTGACGTTAATGAAGGGGATTCTACTTTATTTGCACTAGAATCTAGTCACAAATATCATAAAGAATGCGGTAAACACTTTGATATTACAGATAAGTCAGATTGGTATCCACTAAATGATGTAGAAACTAAATTTTATTTGGATAAAGGATGTGAACCTATTCGAATAACATGTAAAAAAGGAGACATGGTATTTTGGGATTCGAGAACAATCCATTGTGGTTGCGAATCAATAAAAGGAAGAAATAATCCGAATTTTAGAGGTGTGGTATACTTGTGTTATATGCCTAGAAAAGGAGCTACAGACGGCAGACTAAAAGCAAAATGTAAAGCTTTTGAAGAATTACGCACAACGAAACATAACCCACAAAAGAGTTTACTTTTTAATAAGAATCCGTACGATCATGGAACACCACCACCCGAAACTATACCTATAGATAAACCAGTGATTGGTAAGTTAGGTAAAAAATTGGCAGGATATTAAAATATTAGTACTCCAAAACATCATTTCACAACCAAGAATTGTGAAAAAAACCGTTATATACTTACACCTAACATCTTTCTCCAATACCTACACATCCATGTTGACGTTGGCACCATACTTTCCCTTGTAAAGTACAAAAATCTACACATTTACCTTTCGGTACGCATGTATGCACAAAATCGCACCATTGATGGTCTTGCGGGCAATATCTAGGCATAGGTTTTAAATGATACATTTCCGCATTATTGTTTTTACATTTATATAATACATATGCGGAAACACCTAAGGCAACGCATACTAAAAGTAACGTTTGATTATCCATATTATGTAATGTGTAAGACGATCTTAATTATATGCTACATTTTAGTGGAAAATTTATGTTCAATTCATACGACATAAAAATGAAACCAATGTAACCATACAGAAATTACATACCTTCTACGTAAATATACTCTGTATTATCCTTATACTCGGCAGTTTGATATCCCGCCATAAACATATTTAATTTCTTCTCTTCAGATATATTAGATTCGAACATATTTGCGGCGTACTTTATTTTTATGAGTGTTACATTCGCTCCGCATGATTTTATTCTTAGTTCATTATTAACTTTCATAGGAAGGAACATTAATTTATAAAAGTATTGTATAAACTCATCGTCAGAGTTGTCTTCATTATCTTCATAATATGTAGTTATGGCTAATATTTTTTTTACCCCATCATCTACATATTTTGTTGGAAAATTGTCGGTTAATCCACCATCAGATATATAATCTTCGTTATACTTCATTCTGTGAAAAATAATAGGTAAACAACACGACAATTCTGTGCTTAATAATGCAGACATATATGGGTGTGTATCATATTTGTAATACTCTGCTCGTATTTTACTAACATTTGAAGCAGTTGCTATCAATACCTTATTTGTTAAGGAATATAATTCTAATAATGTAGGCACATATCCTATCTTGTTAATTACCAATTCTTTTATCTTATCAGAAAATGATTTAATAGATAGCACACCCATATTTTTTGTAATGTCAAAAATGCTAATGTTATTAGTGTTATTAGTGTTATTAGTGTTATTTGGTTGCATTGAAAATAGGTCACGTGTATTACGTACTTCCATAAATATATCCATTGGAGAGTAACCACATAGTAATAATAAACTTATAGCTGTACCAACTGACGTACCCGAATAAGCGTGTACATCATTGTTATTATACGTACCTTTCTCGTAATAATAATGTAAAGCGCCCAATGTAAGTATGCCTTTAGTACCACCTCCACTTAGTACAACACCCTCAAAGTGTGAATTATTCATAATTTAGTTAGAATTAGCATCACATTTATATGGTATTTTTACAACCAAACGGTTGTAAAATTCTTATACATTTTTCTCACATTTTATGCTCCTTTATTGTTTTCCCACAATTACACTTATTCGCTCCTTTTTCAATTAATAACTTAACAATACTTAAATGGCCACCATAACATGCATTACAAAGTCCAAAATTCCAATCAATATTACTTTTAGCTCCTTTTTCGATCATCAATTCAACAATATTTAAGTGACCACCAGAACATGCACGATTAAGTCCACTATCCCAATTATTCGCTCCTTTTTCAATCATTAACTCAACAATATTTAAGTGATTACCATAACATGCACAATAAAGTCCCCAATTCCAATTATTTGCTCCTTTTTCAATCATTAATTCAACAATATTTAAATGACCACCAAGACATGCACCAGAAAGTCCCATATTCCAATTATATGCTCCTTTTTTAATCATCAATTCAATAATACTTAAGTTTCCACATTTACATGCTAATTCCAGATTAATTAACCTTCTTGTTTTTAATCTAACAATCAGGTGATAATCGCCTCGTAGCAATATTTGCTTAATATTGTCGGATGTTAATGTGTGTACGCATTTCTCATAAAGAAAAGGCATTGGTGATAACTCTTTAGAAACTAAAACGCATATACTTTCAAATAGTTTGGAAACAGTACACAATTTACTTCTTATATCGGAAGATAGTAACTCAATAATGTACTTGTATAATTCGTATGGTAGCATATTCATATGTGTGAATAAAATAAGAATAAGTAAAAATATTCACTAAAAATTACAGTAAAATATGAAAACTATTCATTTTTATACCACAAAAGTTAAATATGATTTGTGTTAATACGAACTACATATAGCACTAGTATACAAAAGTACACGGGATGACAACAAAAGCACTATATGAACATATATTGGAAGCGAAAAAATACACAAAAGATGAACATTGGGTCGATATTTTAGATAGTTGTGCGCGCAATAGGTTCCCTAAAGGTGCAAAATACAATCATAATAAGAATATATTATATGTAAGAACAGATGCGACCGGAAGATTAAAAACAGAGACTTTAACTCTTCCACAAGATCCCAAGAATTGTTATGAAACATTGATGCACGTATTTAAGAATTTATTGGGACTCAAATCTGACAACGATATTAAAAAAAGTAAGCAACAACTAGAGGATGCCAGACAGAAAAATTACATCGAGTTAAATTGCGAATGGAAGAAACTAAAACCAAGAACGGTTAAAAATCATATATTAATGAACTTTGTAATGGAGAAAATAGAAGAGCATGAATTACACGAGAAGAACGTAACGAAATTGTATAAATTGATACAACTCGGTATTCAGTTCAAGCAATTATCATCGGATGATTTCGAATATGAAGATGGAATTATTTATTCTATCAAAGGATTAGAATATGATGAAGACATTAATTTTTTTACGCTTACAAATAAGCAAGGCGCATTATCTCATGTATCTTTGAATAAAAATGCAAATAATCACTTGGAAAAATCGGTAGATAGATGGATAAAAGACTACAATACATACACTAACATAAAAGTATAAAAGTAATGCTGACATTTGTTTTCTTCGATGTTTTTCACCCATAAGTGAAAAAATATACAGAAACTATCCCCATGAGGGGATAGTACTACTAGTAGTTCTTGCAACACTTTGTGTTGCAAGAACATACACAATTGGGTCTTATATTTTACGCTATTTTTACCAAGCTCAACGTTCTGTTAGCTCCAGCTTCTCCACCCAAAGGAACGCTAGTAACTGTTACTGTATCTGTCACTGTATTAGTTCTATTGTGAAGTGTTACTGAATCGGCGGCAGCTAACTGTATTAACCCATGCCCAATAACGGTTAATTTATCTGTAGCCGTAGCGGTCGTACTACTTCTAAACTCAAACTTCGTTGCTAAAGCAGGCGCCGCTCCGTTTACATATAAAGTAAATTCGAGAGGGACGTTGGTTGATGGTAAACCCGATACATAAAAATCAAACATATAAACACCAGCACTCGCAATGACAAAAGCAGTACTCGCATTAGGTACAGATGTAAATCCTGCAGTTGGTGATGTATTTGTATTTAAATCAAATACAACGTCTGCATCTGCACCAATAACAGCATCACTTTGACCAACCGCATAACCGTATACGGATAAACTAGTTCCTCCTCCGGAAATTCCGGTTGCACCCGTTCTTCCAGTGGTACCTGTAGGTCCTAAACCTGTAGCTCCTGTATTTCCCGTATTTCCTAAGCCTGTAGCACCCGTATTTCCTAACCCTGTAGCTCCTGTATTTCCTAACCCTGTAGCTCCTAACCCTGTATTTCCAGTTGAAGCGAATCCGGTGGCTCCTGTTGAACTTGCTAATCCAGCCGTGCCAGTCGCGCCAACAACATACCATGTATCAATGGAACCATAATATAATTTATTTACACCAGAATCGTATGCTACTGCACCCATAGATGGAGCCAACGTTCTCGCTGTTGCATTCTCTAGATTTTGACCCGTAGGAGAACTTAACCTTTTTGATGCACTGATAACCTCTCCCCCAAAGCTCGATATATTTCCTTGAGACATGAAATGCTAGAAAATGTTAGAAAAATGTTAGGAACTATTATTATAATACAATAGAATATCAGTATGATAACACTTAATATTTCGCAACAATAAATAATATATATTTCTTATGTGGTACAGTATCGCATTCTTGTGCGAGAAAACTTGAAGTTAAAACTTAACAATATATTAAGTAACACTTACTTAATATTGATGGATTTACTTAAGGATCTACCCGTAGATGAAAAAGGTATGTTATCCCCTGAACAAAAATCTATATTAAACAAATATATTGGAGGAACTGCTCCAAATGATAGCAATAGCAGTGATAATAAGTCAAATTCTTCCACACCTAAATGGAAAACTACTTTATATGTAGCGGCTGTATTTTTAGCTTTAGTTAATCCCGTGGTACAAGGATTACTATCGAAAGTTCCGGTTGTTGGGGATAATTACGTATATATGTTAACATTAACCACTCTAATATTTACACTATGCGTAGGTGCTGTTATGTATCTTATGTAATCATATGTAATCATATGTAATCATATGTAATCATATGTAATCATATGTAATCATATGTAATCATATGTAATCATATGTAATCATATGTAATCATATGTAATCATATATGTATACTTAATGATTTTTTGAATGCTTTGCATTCAAAAAAAGTCCTATCTACTTTTATTGCTGGCTTTATTGCTGCTCGTATAAAATTTTCATTGTGTCAAGGTGGGTTTTTCGATCAGTAATAGCAACGTATGTTATTGAAGTGAGGCATCGCACATATCGTTTTACTGTTTCCAAATCCATATGTCTCGTATTTACGATAGGCGGTAAATTGCACATACGGCACATTTCATATACTATATATTTATTTTTCATAATAGGACACATATACACGAACATCACGTTATTATCGGATGTTGACACATGTAGGTAAGGATAGTTTCCGTGTTTATCGGGTTTCTTATCCAATGCAAGTATCGCATCAACAACGATATGTTTTATACTCGATAGTTGCACAAGTTTTTCTACGTCCATTTTAATGCGGATGCAAACTGTGTAAATGCGTATATTAAGGTACCTTTAAAATGAGGTAAAATTACTAAAATAAGATATCGTTTTTATATCTGAATATACAGGCATTATAAATGAGGTCTTATGAGGGATACCTATATGAACTCAACACAATAGATACTGAACTGAAACGTATTAATGAACATGCGAAAAATTTACGATTGCAACGTACACGTGTGTTAGGTGCATTGTATAGGTATATGTGTTCGAATAATCTTGATAAAGTATCTTACGGTAAAAAAGATATAACACTAAAACAATGCACACCTAGAGAAAAAAGAGGACCTACTATATCTAAAAAAGAAAAAAAGAAGAATGCTTTGGAATTATACAGAGAGGTAGGTATACCTGATCCAGAACGTTTCTATAAAGATTTCGAAAATACGCAAAAAGCTCAAAGAATGACGAACACTAATGAATCTTCATCAACAAATAATAATAACGGCATGGATGATATATTTGGGCCATCTAATGCAAGAAATAAAGAAAAGAAAGGGAAAAGCACAAAAAGTGCATACGATGCGAGTCTTGGATTTTAGTATTGTTTATATTTTGATATACGAGTGTATATCAAATACTAAGAAGCGTAATTAAGTAAAGTAGAAATGTAACGAACCGCCAACTTTTTCGCGGTTATCGAATTTTTTGTCTGATTTTAATTTAATATTTCTTCTGTCAAAATATTCAATTTTACCGATCGGATCGATACGTTGTTGGCTATACGCATATCCCGCCTCCCAATTTAATTTTCTATTTACATCGATTTGATGCGTACGAAAATCATTCGTTAGTATCATAATAACACGTTGATTCATTTTTGGTATATTCTCCCTTCGATTTTCTAGTACACGTTGCATAATGCGAATAATAGCATCTCTACTGATAACGATTGTTTGATAGTACTCTCTGTGCAACACTTCGGCTACTTTTTCTTGTATAAATGTGATGTTATCATTATCGAAAAATCCTTCATTAAGAGTTGCACCAGGTATAATTGTGTGTATTACATTTTCCGCCATAGTATATTTTGTATTATGTTGTTATTACTTATTCATATTTTAAGTGTAATATATAAGAAGATTACACTAATATTATATGAGTGACGCAATAAATACATCGGAATGGATTGTGGGTATACCTATCGCGATATTGATTCCTTTCTTTTTCACAAAATTGGTTAACAAAGTTAGTGGATACGACGATAAATGGAGTGAATGCCACGATCTTAAATATGGTACACCAGAAAGAAAACAATGCGATGATGAATTAGATGCTATAGAATACAAAAAACAATTTGCTTTGTTAGGAATTGCTATGGCTACAATAGTCGGTTCTACTTTTATACAATCGAGAGCCACTAAAATGGGTGTTGGATTCGGAGGTATTCTTACCTTAATTACAACATTGACTTTACATTGGAATAAATACGGTGAAACAGAGAAACTTGTTATATTAGGCGTATGTTTGGCGGCAACTATTGTATTATCTATGAAAATTTATAATGGAAAGGATATGTCAGATATATTCAACTTTTGAACTGAAATTTCTTAGTGATTACCGAACGTTCGGATGTGGTAATAAAAATGGAAGATATGAATAAAATATACGTATAAATAATGTGATCTACATAACTATCCGTAATCCCGATATGTCACATACGCATACTACATTCCTTATGTCACATATGTGCGGTTTTCTGGAATATAATGAAGGTTATTTGAATTTTTGGGCTGTCGCTTTATTTAGAACTCTCACGAAAGATCAAAAAGAATTGTTTTTTGAAGGATACTATCCAAATACTGTAGAAGAGCTTTCCCAAGATCAAAAACTAATATTTCTCAAAAAGTATCTAGAATCCAACGAACAAGACCGTAAATAAGTATATAATTATTATTTTCATAAGCTTTGCTTATGAAAAATCAGAAGGTAAGTACACTATGAGCAATGCGAAAAACATTTTTGGTAACTCCGAATATATCATTACCGTAAAACATATATATATATATCGCCATCTGAAAGTTCGTTATCAAATGTGTGTATTTTATACTATTTTGATAACCTAACTACATTCTTTTTTTACCGCCCAATTATATGATAACGCAAAACCTATAGAAAACCCTATAGAAAAACACGTAATAGCTATAATAGGTTTCATACTAACGCTTTGTAATTACACTCATATAAAATGTTACATCTAAAATATCGACATTATATATTGGTATATACAAATAACGTGTAAACGTTAGATAAAATATATTTTGTTATGGGTTCGAGTGTATCGACATCTTCTTCGGAACAAAGTGCGCAAGCATTCATTGCGCAACAATTTTCAGGTTCATGTAATATTACGTGTACCAATATAGCACAAGGTATCAATATAGATCTTATTAATACGGTGGTAGGTGGAAGTTTAGAGTTAACACAATCATGTTCAGTAGACGCTAATTGTTTAATATCGGGTACTTCGGACGCCACGTCGGATGTACTATTCAAAGCAACAAATTCTACTAATGCCAAAAATGCTGGTAATGTATTTTCAGGCGATTTATTTAATTTTGATTACGCATCATCAGCTAGTAGGCAAGATATTAAGCAACGTATAGTACAATCCACAACACAAACATGTAAAATGGCATCTCTCAATCAACTCGATAATTTAAGTATACTCGCAGTTAATTCGCAGATAGGTGGTAATATAGCTATTGGGCAAACCGGTTCTACAAGTGGGCAATGCCAACTCACGAATAATCTATCTGCTGCAGCAAGTGCAACAGCTATGGCATCTAATACAGCTACATCAGGTAAAGATAAGAAAGGATCGAAGAAAGGTGGCTCTGGTGTAATTATAGGAATATTTGCTATATTAGGATTAGCTGTAGTGACTTATATCGTCGCTAAATTATACACAAGTTCGCGTGATACTGCAGCGACTAACAAACGTAATAATGCTATAAATATAGAAAAAGCAAAAGCTGGTTGCTTGGGCGGAGGTAAAGCTGTACTCGATACTAAGACAGGTTTGCCTTTACTCGATGAATTTGGAAAAGCGATATGTCCGCCACCTAATCTATCTGCTGCACAAAAACTCGAAATAAGCTTAACAGGAGGTGAAGGTAACATAATGAAAGAAGCTTTACAGAAATAGATCGATGAAAGATGCGCAATTTGATATACAGAGTATATCAAATATATGATTTATCATATTCCTACTATTCCTACTTAACCTATTTACTCTACTTAACCTACTTTTGATAAGTGTAAGCCAAATACCACGATCCACTAACAATAGCAGCCGCTAATACCATAAGAAAGATTCCTCTCATTTTGTAATCCTCTTTAGCAATATCCGAACCCGATGGAGCATAATCTTCGTATCCACGCTTGAAGATAACAACACCAACTATACTCGACACAATAGCGACGATATACCCATAATCTTTTTCAACAGCAATAAGTGAATCCATATGTAAAATTAGTATATTACGTACGCTTTGTAATATACCTATAAAATAAAAATAAAAAATTAGCGTAAGCGTATTTAATTTCGCATCATAAATAACACCTCGCACTTTCTTGTGTGTATACAAATAAGGAATAGTAATATTATATTACCATGGCAAACAGTAGCAATAGAGTTCCTCAAACATACGAAAACGGAGGCCCTCTCCCTAAAAACTTTAATTTCAGCCCGGTGTGTCCAACAAACGAACAAGCAGCGTTACTACCTGCAAGATCACAGTACGGTGCTGTAGAATGGCAAACTGTACCCATGTCACCCGGCAATTTACGTCATCAATATTCAGAAAAACCATTCGATTATGAGGATATGTATATGAGTGTACCGAAAGGCACATTATATGATCATGATTTTTCGATGAATGGCCCTACTGGTCAAGGTCAGAAAAAAGTTATGGTTGGTCACTTCAAAGCTTGGCCATTAACCAATAGACATGTGTTTGAAGCAAAGGATTATAACTCTGGATATTTTAAGAAACCTGGGTTTATATCATCTAACGAATACGATTATGGTGTTGTATCCCAACCTAATCATCTACGTACACATTGGACAGGAACAGGTATATAATTTTATTATTATGTTCAATATACGTTTGTATATTGAGAGTGAAAGTATCGATGATTAAGTACACCATTGAATTCGATAAGTAGTTTATCCGTACGAAATTTTGCAGTGGGTGGAATTATCTGTACAAGAAATGTCATTTTTAAGACGACTTACTTTGTCCTCTCGAACGAAATGTCTGCATACGGTGCAAACCTATTCGCATCCCATTTTAATCCTTTACTTGTGCATTCATTAAAGTAAAAATTTTTAAATAAATCATACCTATATAACAATTGCGTGTCGATAGTAACTGCAGTGCGACCGATTCTAGACGCTTCAATGATTTTATCATATATAATTATTTTGAATGAATCGATTTTATCCTGTTCTGAACTCTCAATAAAGCTATCAACGTTTTTGTTTAATAATTTTTGGAATTCTGTGGCATCTAACATCTCACCGGGCAAATTTGTCTCATTATCTTTTGTGTGTAAAAGACCCACAAAGAAGTTATTATTTTCACTCATCGTAATGTAACGAACTGAATATTACTTACTCTTATTTTACCTCTTCACTTTTCACTTTTTATCTAAATACGAATAAAAGTGAAAAGTTGTATATATTAGAGTCGGATTTAATTCCGACTTTTAATAGAGTCTAAGGATTCTACATAGGATTTCATTAATCCCTACTCAGGTTTGTTTTGTACCAAAACGTTACGAATTTTTTCTGCTCCACAAGAAATATTTATGTCGATGTATGACACAGAAATTAGAGAAAAAATTATATATGTTGCCACATCTATTGCGTCTAGTATGGGGTTAGATCGCAACTTATTTGAAGAGCAATTTACGTTAGAATTATCGAAACTTCCTTTATTAAATTCCAGTGGCGTTAAAATTAGACACACTTACACATTAGAATTTTTAAGAGCTTTAACAGAGAAACCTGTAGAAGGGGAAGCATCGATGGTCGATATTCCTAAGGTTGGAACAGAAAATCCTAGGTATAATCCATCAACATATCCATCTTCGCACAATGCGCATGCTATGCATAATACGCATAGTATGCACAGTCCACATAACCCGCATGTTACATACCCACACAATACAAAAGGTAAATATAAACCTCGCGGGATAGATGTTGAGGGTACGAAAGAATATACAAAAGAGAATGGGACGATATCTCGTGATATAGTGAGATCGCAAAATGTAACCGCACCTACTCCCCATTCTACAACGGTAGTTCCTAGAGGTGAAAATGCATGGGTACCTACTAAGTCTAAAAAAGAAGAAACGGATCCAACAAAAATCAAACTCAATAAGATTAGGAGTGATTTGAATAAAATTTCACCGGATAACGAAGATATCATATCCGATCGTATATGTGAAGAGTTAGTTGAAGAATGCATCACGGAACTTATTCCCACATTCTTTGATAAAGGTGTATGGGAACAAAAATATAGAGAGATTTATGCGAGACTTTGTGTTAAATTAAACGCGAAATACCCTACTGTATTTATACCTGCCTTACTGAAACATTGTCAACATGAGTTTGAAATTAAGGTATCTGAGGATGACGAAGATGATATCGTATTACAAGTGATGAAAAGAAGGATAGGTGCTGCTCACTTTATTGTTGAAATGCTAAAAGTAAAACTACTCAAACCGGACATTATATTATTATGCATCGATAAAATATTGAAAGTATCGGAGAATAGCGAAAAGTGCGAACAAGATGTGTGTCACGTATCTGAGCTTATAATTATTGCCACACCTATTATAAAAAATAAAGGGGTGCTAATTAAACTGCGTCCAACGATCGATATTATTAAAAACTTACACGAACATCAGTTCCTATCGCAGCGATCAAAGTTCAAAATCGAGGATGCGGTAAAAGTGTATAATACGCATAGTAAGTAATTGAAATATTTTGTTTCAATTACTTTTTTACAACCAAAGGTTGTAAAAATAGCAAATAGTCATATAAATAACGCATTATTTCACACATCATATGTGAAATAATAATAACAGTTTAGATAATCCGACGGTGAGCTTATGGCCGATGTCCTCATGAATTATCATTTTCATCCCGTTCTTTTTCTGATGGTATTTCTTGCGTTTCTTGCGGTAATTCATGAACTATATTATGCGGTGTTTCTTCGCCATTTACACAATTTTCCAATAATGGTTTTTCCTGTTTTTCTTGTATTTCCTGTTTTTCCTGCAAAGTTTCGATCTTACGCTGAATATACCATATTGCCTTCTGTAAGTCTTGAATTTCATTACCTTTATACTCGGCGCGCGCAATATATTTGATGGCATTGCCGGTACAAAAATCCATATGTTCAACGAAATCAATAACTTCAATACCACGTGGATGTTTGTTATAATGCGCGGGATGGTTCACCATATCAGATCGTGGATTTTGCTGTTCAGACATTCTATTATGTATTATATAGTGTGTACTTAAAATTGAAATACGAAAATAAATAAATAATACAATTTTATACACTTGAAGTAATACGTCTCATTATGGCCTTACGTTTATATTTGGTTAGTACTATGAATGATTTAGGTTATGATACATATGATTCTTATCGTGTGCTGCGAGAATGAAGATGAGGCTAGAAGAATACATCCGCGTATAGGTTTGCCGTCATCATTTGATGAGAATGAGATGTGTTGGATCAGTAAAAGTGGAATTAAATATGGCAAATATGAAGAAAAAGAATGTGATTATGGTTATTTGGATGAATGGGTGTATGGTAAAGATATACACACATCATTAAAAGTGGAATTATTAGGTACGGCTAAGAAAGGTTCCAAAAAAGACATTGTACTTGCATCTTATAATGCGGGGTAAACTATTTGTAATAAGATTTTTCCACATGATATGTGGAAAACAGTTAAACTTATGAACTATGTTCTAGTATCTTCTAATTTAATCATGCACCACATTATAACTGTCACGAAAAACACGATAATCGATAATAATATCATTAATCCATATAACCATGAAATTTGTTCGTTTAGACTTAGTATATCATGTAATTCTGGATTATCACGCACATAATACTCATTGTATGAGCATCCTATTGTTTTTAAGTCGCAAAAACTGCTATCTGGCACGTGTAATACCTCGCTGTTTGAATATTGGTAATTAAATATTAATGTGCTATAACTCACCGATACAATATAACGTACTGGATCTCGTGTTATACCCATACTTTTACATGAATCGATATTACATGTCACCATACGATTATGATTATTGTAGTCAATATTCGCATACGAAAAATATCCAATACCGACTAACGATAAAATGATGGGAATAAGAAATAGCATCCGTAGGTTAAATGTAACCATAATAATGCTGATATGCTTTGTAAGTTACACAACTTACAAAATGGGTTCACTTTTTTTAAACATAACTACAAATATACCTATCATCGTTATAGCCTTCAGGTTCATTATCCGTCCACTTTAAATTATCTTTTCTATTATCTAGAATATCACCATTAATATGCTCAATATACTGATAATTATTAGGATTCGGAATATGTTGTTGAGCTACCATTTCATGTAACCATATTCTTTCCTTAGGAATTTTTATAGCAGATAATGGTACCATCACTTTAAATTCTGTGCAGATACAACCTTTATGCGCACATTTCTTCGGAACATCGATTGTCACTCCATTTTTTGGACAATCTAAAAATACGCATACGTATGTTTTTCGTGTCGCTGAAAGTTCAACACACCATTCCCCTTTGTGGAACATTAATGTAGGTACCAATACTTTATCGAACACAAATTTACCGTGTTTTTTATGTAATTGTTGGCAGTTAATTTCCATAGTAGTTACTCTTTATTGAATAAATTATTAATATAACCTCTAATTCTGCTCTAAATCTAATAAGAAGTGAAAGGACTGTAGCTATCATTTAAATTCGTGGTTAGATTCATCATGATATTGCCATTTATAACCTTCGCAAATAATTCCTCGTTTACATGCGCGATCAATTCTGTTACGTGTACAATTCATATTGACCGATGCACGTGTTACACCATCATGTGTAGCAATTATTTCCATAGTATTTAAATCTAATTGATCAACTAGCCTTATACTTTTATTTTTGAAAGATAACGTATTTTCTTCGTTTGCGTATGTCCACTTGTAACCACCGACCTTGCACATCTTTTTGTTACAAACTTCATAAATATTTTGATGTAGAACTCCAACATCTTTAGCTGCTTCTGTGACGCTATCATACACGCATATTTTTTCCCCTTTCAACGAAAATTTTGTTACGGGTCTTTTAGTAGCTTTTGATAACCCCATATTGTATGCATGTTGGCAATTTTGTTGCGTTGTGCACCATTCTAAATTATCTGCATTATTATTTAGCTTATTACCATCTATGTGATTAACTACGTTATAATTGTTTGGATTAGGTACAAACGCCGATGCTATGTGTCTGTGAGTTCTTATAGTGCAAACTTTTTGCTCGTAGGATATGCATTGTGAATAATATCCGTTGGATACGTTTTGTGTAAGAAATCTTTTGCGTTTTTCTGACCATATTTCACCATTTCTAGAAATAAAATAACCACTAATCATATTTCCTTTAATAGTAAGAGGTACATACATCTTTGGATCAGATATATGAGGAGCAATATTTTGTTCTGCTTTAATTTCTGGCGCATATTCCCATATAAATCCTTTTGAAACAAAATTTGACGTTTTACAACACTTAGCCATCCAACTAGGCGCCATATTTATATATTCGGCGGCTTCTTTTGCACTTTCGAATGAATCAACAATTTGTTTCGTTACAGGATCTATCTGGTTCACTTTTCTACAATGCGCATAAGGCTTGATAATAAGTTTATCCTCTTTATAAGTCCATCTAAATCCTTCAGCCATATTTCGCGTGCCTCTACAAACGTTGCATATAGATTTACTGGCTACTCCTGTTTTTAATGATGCTTCAATAATACTCTCATATGCAGCAACTTTTTTACCTTCTTGAGTATATTGTATAACCGATCTTTTATACACCCCTTGCAATCCCGTATCATGTGCGTGCTGTGAATTTTCTTTAGTAGAACACCATTCTAAATTATTTTCATGGTTATTGTGAATATTTCCGTCTTTATGATTTACTAAAGGCAAGTTATCAGGATTTGGAATAAAAGTAGACGCTACAATTCTATGTATGCGAAACGTTTTTCTTCCAGTCACGCTATTTGAGAGAACAACTTCTTGGTAGCGATCTTTATTTTTACCACAACTTAGATACTTATTTCTGTGTAGCGATCGTATTTTACCATCCCTCGATACCATATGATTATCGTACATTTGCCCATTTATTACCACTGTTAACTCGCTTGGATAGTTGATGAACATTGTCGTGTACTAAACCTTACAATGAAAACTTTGTATGTTTAACTCAGTTATTGAAATTTCAATAACTGATTGTTTTACATGATTTTACGTATATACTAGAAATTGCAAAGCAAATGTTATTAATACGATGTAAAAGGCGAGAAAGTATCGTTAAGATTGTGGCGAAAGCGTCTATCGAGGGATTTCTTATGAATCCTAGTCATATTTTCTCTGAAAGCCATCGTATGTTTAGTAAATGAACTATTAGCAAATTCTCTCGCATTCTTTGCTCCACCTGTTGGATTCATATGTATAAGGTATTCATCGGACGGCATCAAATTTGTTCGCGTTAGATATTGTCCATAAGGATAAGATTGTGGTCTCATAGGAGCTTCGAATGGTATATCTGTAAAGTCGACATCCGATTCCATTTCATATGCTGGCGGTGGAATCCTAACCTCTTCAGCAAAAATAGGAGCAACGACCGTTTCATGAAAGTCGTCGTTTATACGCGTAGGTACAATAGAAAATCCTTCCTTACTTTTCTTTTTATCTTTAGCTTTTTCTGCATACTCTACAACTACCAAAAATAACACGGATCCTAGCAAGAATGTTGACCAATGCTTATATTCTGCTATATACATACCAACAGATATAGTGATGGCTAATCTTGTTAACGCATTAAGCTTTTGCTCGCGCGTCATACCTGCAGTTGGAAAAAATACAAGATCGGAAAAAAGTGTGCATGGGTCTTCTATCCAAAATTTTGTAGGCTCGGCAATATGCGTACTTGAAACTTCGGCCATCTTGTAAAAAAGCAATATGAAATATTGCTATTATTTATTATGTGTCAACTTAGTTCATACGTAAATAAATTATAAAGATATGGTATGTTAGGTATAAAGATATGGTATGTTAGGTATAAAGATATGGTATGTTAGGTATAAAGATCACATAGATGAATATAGATGAATATGGATGGGTATGGTAGACTTCCAACTGACATACTAAAACACGTTAGTTTATTAGGAGCAACCCCAAAAATAACATTCGATAGTCCAAACCTAATTATATCGTCACCTTTTATGACATATAAATTGAAACTATTTACTATCCCATCAATAAACCATGACTCTAAATGTGAAGATGAAAAATATACCAAGACAATGATTGAAGATATTATTTCGTTTAGTAAAGAATTAAAAGATAGATGCAACTTATATATAGATGGATATTGGGATCCTGATATGAATTTTATAACCACATTCGTTAATATCCAACTTTGTGACAACAAAATATATCTTAACAGCGAAGAAAACGAACTTATATTGCCAATATCGCTCCTTTCATCATTAAATAAAGTATTAACAGAATATATTGATTTTATACAAGATCAATCATATTATATGTTAATAAATGCTGATCCAATTAAAACATGACAATTGCTATATTCGTTATGTTTCCTTCGTGCAACAAAGGAACCTTCCATATTTAATTATGATCCTTGTTGCATGTAGCAGAATAAGAACCGTAAAAATATCCGTACCACTTATAAGTACTTATGTTAATATCAATATACCATTACATTAATATACATTTTTGTATATATATAATGTGTTAATTAAATATATTTAGGTATACTACTAGTATACCTTATGTGTATGTAAAAAAGTTATATACGAAGTACGTACACGGAGTATAATTTTTACATGGGAGCCATGTAAAAAAATGACATTATTTTTGTTTTTGTTATAATTTTAACGAATACGTTCACTATTTTATTTACACATGAATACACTACCAATAGAACTGTTAAAGTATATTATTGCGTTATTGCCTTCCGATACGAGAAGTAAATTATGTACTGTTTCCAAACTATTTGAAAGTATGTGCGTTTCAGTTTCTAAAGAATCATCACCAATACCTTTTCTTTATGAAGAATGCGTACACACATTAACATCCGACAATATTAAGCAAATATTGCTACAAAGCGATTATCACCTGATTGTTAGATTAAAAACAAGAAGGTTAATTAATCTGGAATTAGCATGTAAAGGTGGCCACTTAAGTATTGTTGAATTGATGATTAAAAAAGGAGCGAATAATTGGAATAATGGACTTAGAAATGCATGTTTTGGTGGTCACTTAAGTATTATTGAATTGATGATTGAAAAAGGAGCGAATAATTGGAATAATGGACTTAGAAATGCATGTTTTGGTGGTCATCAATCTATTATTGAATTGATGATTGAAAAAGGAGCGAATAATTGGAATAATGGACTTTATGGTGCATGTTCTGGTGGCCACTTAAGTATCGTTGAATTGATGATTAAAAAAGGAGCGAATGATTGGAATGATGGACTTTATAATGCATGTTATGGTGGTCATAAATCTATTGTTGAGTTAATGATTAAAAAAGGAGCGAATAATTGGAATAACGGACTTTATGGTGCATGTTATGGTGGTCACTTAAATATTGTTGAATTGATGATTGAAAAAGGAGCTAATAATTGGAATTTTGGACTTGAAGGTGCGTGTTCCGGTGGTCACTTAAGTATCGTTGAATTGATGATTGAAAAAGGATCGAATAATTGGAATTATGGACTTAGAGGTGCATGTTCTGGTGGTCACTTAAATATTGTTGAATTGATGATTGAAAAAGGAGCGAATGGTTGGAATGAAGGACTTTACAGTGCATGTTCTGGTGGTCATTTAAATATTGTTGAATTGATGATTGAAAAAGGAGCGAATAATTGGAATAATGGACTTAGAAATGCATGTTTTGGTGGTCATCAATCTATTATTGAATTGATGATTAAAAAAGGAGCAAATAAGTGCAATTGTGTAAAAACGAT